GGGGGAGGAGGCGGTGGTTGTGGTTTCGTTGTTACTGGTGGTTTTGTCTCAATCGGTTTTGGTTTCTCGATGTTGCTTCCACTAATACCATTGCCATTGCCTTCATATGGATTATGAATTTTAGCATTATTAAGCTGATTTACTTTATCAATCGCTTTGTCGATAGTGAAAATTAGATTCTCAGAAATCGACTTACTAAATTCCTCCAAATTGTTTCTTGCTTCCTCAGAGAACTCACCGATTTTAATCGAGATATCTCCGAATTTCCCTTCCATAACTTCGTTCATTGTATCGTTCATTTTTTCTAATTCTTTACGAATTGTTTCAAAATTCCCTTTGATGAACTCGTCACGAAGGTCAGCCCAGTACTTTTCGTTATCTAGAATTTTGTTATAGTGTTTCTCAATCTCTTCTGCTTCCAAATCAAGTTTTTCAATCTTGTCATTGTAAGCGTCATCTTCTTGTTGTTTTCTGTCTTCTAGAGCTTGGATTTCCGCATCTCTTTGGTCTTCCAATGCTTTCTGTGCTAATTCTCTCTCACGCTCTCGTACCATGTTGTTAATTTCTGTTTCTTTTTCAGCCAATTCTCGTAGTAATTGTTCTTTTTTCTTTCTAGCATCTAATGAATCGTCGAGAGACAGTAGAGAAATATGTTTTAACATTTCTGAACGTTCTTTTTGTAATGCACCAAGACTAGAGTTGAAGTCTTCCTCTTCTTTATCTCCTGTCATTAGTTTCAATTTGTCATCGTATAATTTTGTTATTTTAGCGATTTCTTCATCGTAGTTTTTCAATTTTTGATTATGAGCTTTTTCAAGAGCTTTCTTCTCTTCTTCAATTGCTTTAAAGGCAATCTCTTTAGCTTTCTCATAATACTTACGCATCTCTTCAATTGCTTGGTCAGCTACGCTTGCACGAATATCCTTAATCTCTTTTTGAGTTTGAAGGATACTGATTGTAACATCACGCCAAGCTTTTTCATTTGTCATGATTTGCTCGTTTAGCTTTTCAACAATTTCCGCATTGCCTTCGTTTAATTTTAGTTGTTTTTGTAACTCATCGTTTAGATTTTCGTAATGTCCTTTAATTGTTTCTAACCAGTTCATCTTGTCAACATTTAAGTTAACAATCTCACCGATTTTGTCTTCATCTGTTAAATTGATAATCTCTTTTTGGAAATCTAGTTTCCCTGTTTTGTAGTGTTCGATTTTCTTAACAACTTCTTCATACTTATTGATAATCTCATCTAAGTAATTCGTAATTGATTCGTTCATCTTTTCACTTACAGAGTTCTTTAGATTCTCAATTTCAACTCTCAACGATTGAATTTGTTTGATGTTTCCGTCTAAATCTTGAGCTAATTTGTTATATCTTTCACGTTGTTGTTCTGTATGAGAACTAATATTTTGAAGTGTAGATAATTCATATTGAAGTTGACTATTTTTATTGATAAGTGTTTGTAATTGTTTCTCTGATTCTTTGCGTTTCTTCTCTTCGATTCCTGCAATTTGAATTAAAAGCGTTCTGTATTCAGCCGATAATTCTTTAACACGATTCATATGGGCTTCAAGAATACCTGCTTGAGTAGATAAATCACCCATTAATCTATCGAATAAATCAGGCTGAAATGCCTCTTGCATAGATTCGCTAGTTCGACTGTAAGCTAACATTGGAGGTGTTTCATATTCACCATAGAGCGTTTGTGAATCTTTCCAGTCATCATATGAATGGTCAACATCGAAGCTTGAACGTACTGATACTGGTTGCACTGCTGAGACAGACATTGGAGCCATTGGAGGCATTGCATAGAACTTAGGCATTATCTCCATACCACTTAGGCTCGTTGGAGCTGAGGCGAATGAATAGTATACAGGGGAATCCACACTAGCCATTCTAGGAGCAGGAGCAGATTGCATTTCATTCTTCTTACCTGTCCAGTCTTTCCACTTCTCTACAGCACTGTTATAGATACCTTTGAAGACTCCTGAGAAAGTTTCCCATGCTCTCTGAGCCATAGATGCACCCTCTTGACCTTCTTGACCAGCTTTCTTCATTGCTTCTCCTGCGTTTTTCGCACCATCTTGAACACCTTTACTTCCAGTCTCGGCATCCTTTTTCATGTTATCCATAACTTCTTTTGTTTTGTCACCAAGTTCTTTTTCACTCTCTTGGTTCTTCTTGTTGGCGTCAACTCGTTGCTTTACACCTTCACCATGTTTTTGTGTATATTCACTACTTTTAATAACCATACCGTTTGATGTAATCGTTACTGTATCAAGCATTTCTTTATCTTTGTCGATATTCGCTTGAACTTGGTCTGCTTGTAACTTACCATCTACAATACAATCACCGTATGCATCTCCTAAGATGTTAATTGCATCTTCAAGTGCCTCTGTTTCCGATTTATCTAGCTGTTTACCCGAAACAAGTTTTGCGTTTGCATCTTCAAATGTTGCTAATGCATCACGCCTCTTACCAATTTCCTCATCAGTTTTTCTGATATAAGCATCTTGTTGAAGGACTTCTTCCCTTGAAGCATTGTTTTTATTGAAAATCGCTTCAATTTCTCTCATTCTTGCTTTTTCACTCTCGGATAAATCAGCAATATTCTTTTCATATAAACCTGCGTATTCTTTTTGCAAACCTTGTTCTTCTCTAATTGCATCCATGTTCAATTCAACTGCGCCAGTCTGCTCATTGTAACCTGTTACAAGGTCAGGGAATTGTTTTGCTAACTCTTCACGTACTTGTTTATATTGTCTTTCTTGTTTTTCATTTCGTGAAGTCATTTGTCCTAATCTATCAGAAGAGGCAATTAATTCTTCGGTTGATTTTACTTGGTCTGCACTCATACCAGTGATAGATTCTAGTGTACCTGCTAAATCTGAACTCTTTTTATCAACATCCTCAATACTATCCGCTAGAGCTTTGTTGTCTCCTGCTCCGATTTTAGCTTCTTTAGCTTCTTTAGCAACTGCATCAGCCAAGTTCTGAACCATAGCTTTTGCTTTATTAGAACTGATACCTTGCCCTTCTAGTTGTTTTGTTAATTCTTTTGCTTTGTCACTATTCATGCTGAATTTTTTACCACTGTCTACTAATCCACCAACATAGTCTTTCAATTCTCTTTGAACACCTCTCGTAGCCTCGGCTTGTTTATCAAAGCCTTTTGAAGCTGTTTGAGATGCGGAGAATGAATTTCTTAAAACAGGTGGAAGCTTTGTTAAAGCTTGTCCATACGAAGTTGCTTCTTTAGTGACTTTCTCTGTATGTTTCTCTAAATCAAATCCTTTTTTACTCCAATCAGCAGATGCGTTTTTGGCTTGAATCATTTTTTGAATTAGCTTTTCGTCTTCTGCTGTTAAATCACGAATTGAGTTTGTTTGGTCTTTGTTTTTCTTTTTAGCTCTATCTCTTTCATTTGTTAGTTTAACTTGTTCTTTTGCTACACCTAAGATAGCTGTACCGCTTTGTTTAAATGCTTCTTTAACTTTTTTCTCAGATTCGTACAATTTCATGTTAGCTTCGGCAATCTCTAGAGTGTCTTTTTTAACTGTAGCTCCCATTCCCGAACCAATTACTTTTCCTTCTTTTTTGTAATCATAATCTTTCTTTTTCTTATTGTAGTCATCTAAGACATCTGAAAGTTTTTCGTTTGATTTCTTTTGCTTTTGTTGCGCTCTTTCTAGAGAGATTTTCTTTTCTTCTTTGGCAAGGGCTTTTGCAAGTTCTAACTCTTCCTTAACAGCTTCAACACTTTTCAGTCGAGCATTACCCTGTGCATCAATTTCTTTTGTAGCAGTAGGTAATAATTTGTTGATTTTATTTTGAACTTCTTCTAATTTTTTTGCATCTTTTGGACTCAAAGCTTCTTTTCGACTTCTAGAAAGTAAATCATAATCTTCTACAAGGTCTTCTAATTCAGAACCATGATTTCCAATTGCATCACTTGCTTCTTCTACACGTTTGTTGAACTCTTCTTGTTCTTTTTTCATTTTAGCGAAGTAGTTTATTGTTTTCTCAATAGCGACTCCCAACGCCATAAAAGCAATAGTCGGAAGAATTGCTGTACTCATAAAGCCTACTAGCCCCATGAATCCTGCTTTCATTAATCCAATACCTTTTGTTGCGATATTCGTTGCCATTGCTACACCGTTGATTTTAGCTGTAGTTGTAGCTAAAGCCATGTTAGCCATGTTCATCTTTGCAACATCTAGCATTCCTGCTTTACCGTTCTCTACTTTTGCTTGTTTTACTTTTTGAATCGCATCATGATATTTCATCATCTGCTGTGCGCTTTGTTCGTAGTATCTATCAAGCTTTTTAGTTGCCTGTGCATTGATTGCTTGTCCTAATTTTGTTTGAGCATCCGCAAGTTGAACAGTTGCCTGTCTTGCTCTTCCTTGAGTAGCTTCAAGACGTTCCATTCTTGTAGTTGCCTGCTCAATTGCTCTATAGTTGAACCCTGTGAATTTATTATCAAGCTTTGGAATACCATGAATAGCTTTTGCCATTCTTCCAAACATACCAACAGCCTTTTCCCCACGTTGAACCAATTGTGAAGTAGCTTGGTCTCCATAGTTAGCTTTCATTTTGTATGCTACTAAACCTGCACCAACAAGACCTAGTACAGTACCTAATACACCGAAGTTCTGAGCAAGAGCTGATACACCTTTCATCAGACCTTGTGTCAAGTCTAAAGCCAACATGAATCCACCATTTAAGAATGCATCACCGAATGCTAATGCCATCTCAGATAATGAGTTCTTTAGTCGGTTAATTCGTGCTTCTAAAGATTTTTGATACTCAGCATTCTCACGCATTGCTGAACCTTGAGAGTTTAATGAGTCATTTGTCGCTTTAACAGCTAAATCCCAGTTATTCATTAAGGCTAAGAAACGAGTTAAATGGTTACGTCCTGCTACTTTAACGGCAATATTTTGTCGTTCCATATCAGTCATGTATTTCCATTTACCTGCTAAATCACTAAATACATTCTCTACTTTACGTGCATCTCCACCTGCTGTACGAATAGAAACACCTACACCTTTCAGTGCTGTCTCTACATCGGGAAGTGTTGTTACACGAGAGTAAATTGTTTTTAAGGAGTTACCAATTTGTTTACCTGATTCCATCGTTGTCGCACCAATCGCTGTTACGTGTCCAAGTAAACTATCAATATCTACTCCAAACGTCTTAGCTGTTGCTGACGCTTTCATCATTGCCTCTGATAATTGTTGAGTCGAAATCGAGTTATTGTTATCGACTTCGTTCATTTTATCTACTAGGTCAATAGATTTTTCTACTTCGAAGTTGTAACCGTTCAGCGTTGCGATTAATGATTTCATCGCATCATCTGCTTTTAAGTCAGATACGTTCGAAGCTATCGTCGCTGTACGAGCTAATGAAATTTGTTGCTGTTCAGATAATTGGTCATAAGAACGACTAATCTCTGAGATTGTGTTTAATACATCTTTCGCACTGTTACCAAGCTCAGATGCCATCTTAATACCACCCTCGAACAGAGCGTTAGTATCTACGTCGTCACTAGCAACACGACGTAAGTCTGTCATGGCTTTATCTAATTCTACGATTTCTTTCGTTAAAGTTTTGATACCTTGAACAGAACCATAGAATAATGTTGTACTAGCAAACCAAACTGGCACACGTTCTAAAGCGATTTTTAACTGCTCTAAAACACCTAAGTTTTTGTTTGCATTGTTTCTAAGTTCGCTACCCATACGAGTAAGCTCTCTAGATGCATGGTTTAATACATAAGCAAACTCTTGAACACTCTTTTTACCATCGTCGATACGAACTTTAAACTTAGACATTTGCTGTCCATCTCGACCGATTTCGTTGCTCATACTAACAATATTAGCTTTAGCTCCGTGCATTGTTCTTGATAGATTTTGAACGTCTCTCTCGAAGGATTGAACGTTATTTTTAAAACTACCAAAATTAATCTTATCTCCAACGTTGATTGTTTCTCCTGCTTTTAACGATTTAACAGCACTATTAACCTTCTGTTCTAGTCGTCCCAGTTCACTTTCTAATCGTTTAAGATTCTCAACACTTCTATCTGTCTTCATTGAGTTCGAGATAGAATGAGACATACGAGTAAATTCTTGGTCTACATTTTTCAACTTAGGAGCTAGCGCCTCTAAACGTCTACTTAATGTTTCGAATTTATTCGTTTGCCCAATAGAAGTATTCACTGTTTGTAGTGATTTACTTACTTTTAGTAATTCTCTATCTAACTTATCAAGCTCTTGAACTTGCTTAGAAGTTGTAATACCTTGTAATCTAGATAGATGTTGCAAGTACTTATCTGTGCTGTAGCTCTCAGTAGAGGCTTTAGCTCTCAATTGTTGAACTTGTTGCTCTAACTGAATCTTACGACGTAAGAACGCTTCTTCTTTCTTTTGCTCAGCAATAGAAGCAGTGCGCTGTCTATTAAGTTCACGTTGCAATTCAATTTCTCTTTGAATCTCTTGGTTGATTCGTGTTAAGGATTTTAGCTTTTTATCATTGTTATCTAATCCACCGATTGATTGTAATCTCTTAGTGAACTCTAATTCTTTCTCACGAGATAGTGTACCTTTCTCTTGAGCGATGTTAAGCTTTTGCTGTAGTCCAAGCATCTTATTTTGAACAGCATACATTTGGTCAAGCTTTTGACGACTCTCTTGATATAATGCTTGCTTATTCTTTAGTGTTTGTAGAGTATCCTTATCTAGTTTTCCTAGTTGCTGTAATCTCTCTACTTCTTTAATAAGACCTGTATCACCACTTGCTCTTAATTGACGTTTAAATTCAATTACAGACTGTTCTAGTCTCTTTAGAGCTTTCTCAGACTTATCTACATCCTTATCATTGATTAATGACACTGTATGACGTAGTTGGTCTTCACCTTTTAATTTCTTGTAGAAGCTATCAACTGCGAACGTTAATTTCTTCATTGTTCCGTCAGCTTTTTCACCTGCTACAGTAATTCTTTTTAGATTTCCTTCTGCATCTTTATCGAATGTATATCCAACTTTTGCATTTTTAAAGAAATCACGGTCAACCATACGACTAAGGTTTTGAGCCTTTTTCTTCCACTGGTCTTCACCGAAATCTGCATCTTTGAATGTTCTGCTCAGAGAACTTTTAACAGACTTATTTACCTCTTCACCGATTGTCTTACCTGCATTCTTCCCAACTTTTTCAGCCTGTGCTTTGTCTGATTCAACTTTGACTTTTACAGATTTATTAGCGATTGAATCAGAAAGTCTTTTGAAAGAGTCTTGGTCTAGCTTTGTTTTTACTGCTAATGTAACGTGCTTCTTCTCAATACTGCTTTTGAATGTATTCCAAGATTCACCATCAAGCTTTAACTTCGCTTTAATGGAGACCATTTTCTTCTCTAAGCTACTCTTAAAATTCTTCCATGCTTCGTTATCTAACTTCAACTTAGAAATCTCAGCATTTAGCCCCTTATGACCATTAAGCTTGCTCTGTAAGTCTTTAGTGTCCAAGGTAGCTTTAACCTTAATATTTAAATCTCCTGCCATTCTTTCTCACGCTCCTTTGTAGTAGATTGCAGGTTTAAAAAATTTGCAAATTCTTTAACTGTCCTAATTAGTTTTTGGCAATAAAAAAGCACTTTGTACAAAGTGTCTTAAAACGGTAATATATGCATATATTGATTGTTATTCCTTAGAAAATATCGTCTAAATCTTCGCTGTCGTCACGTACAACATAGATTTCTGTCGTCTCACTACTAGCGTGACCTAATAGCTTCTGAGCCGATTTAATATCTTTTCCATCTACTGCAACGATATGTGTTGCTCGTGTAGAACGGATTAAATGGGGATGAACACGAACTCCTAAAATATCTGAGAACAATGCGCTACACCAGTGATTGAACATGTTAGCTGAAATTTGTCTGTAGCCTTCTTTGCTACGTGCTACGAATAAGTAAGGACAATCATCTTCTCCTCTTAATTCAAGCCAACGTTTCATAGCTGTCATAGCTCGTTCATCGAATGTGAATTTACGAACTTTACCTTCTTTCCCTCTACCTTTCGCACGAATAGAATGCGTAATGTAGAACGGTTTATCATTTCCTTCTTTGTCTTTTGCTTTCGAATAATCAACTACTTCTTTTAGTAATTGACGACTCTCCTCTCTTCGACAACCTGTCGCATATGTATAAAGTAAATACGCAACTTCTTGATATCTTTCACGCTTCTCTAATTCTTTAACTAGAGTTTCAAACTGTTCTTTTGTTAATGGGACTTTCTCATGTTTCTTTACATTTGGTGGGTTGGGAATGTTTTTGTTGTAGATATTGCGGAATGTTTCATATTCATCAAGGTAGTAGATTTCTAGATATCCACATAGACTCGATACAGCAGAACGTTTGAATTTAATTGCAGAAGATGATAATCCTTCTTGAATTAAGTAGTTCTGATATCTAAGTGCATCCCTTGGTTTCAATTTGTGTAGTGGTTTGTTCATACAATTGTTTTTCACCCACATGAAGAATTGCATCAATGCAGAGCGATATTGTTTTAATGTTTGCGGAGATAAATGACCTTGAGTCAAGAACTCCTCTGTAAGTTGTCTATTAAATGGGTCGATTTCATTCTCCCATACGTCTTTGGTTACTTCGGGCAATCTTTTAGCCACGAGTACTCACCTCCTAAGTTACTGTGATTCCTTTATTTCTTAATCCTTTTTTGAGAGCATCAACATGTCGTTTTGATGTCTGTAATTTAATAGCAGTTGGCATTGTAAATTTCCTTGCTACTGGGTCTCCCATGTGTTCTTTTCTGTAATACTCAGAAGTTGTCCATGTGTAACCTTTACCTGTTTCAACTATGTTTGCTACATTCTTAAATGACATCGTACTTGCTCTTGTATCGTTCTTTAGGTTAATTGCGACCGAATTAGAGCCTCTTGATACTTTGTACGGCATGTTCTTGTAATCTAATAAACCGCCTTGTTCTTTACGTCTCGTATAACGTGAACTAGGCGGAAAACTATATACATGAGCTACAATGCTCTCTCGCATGGTATCTCGCACTTCTTTAACTACTTGAGATTCCATTGTTTTTTGTAGCTCACCCATAAGATACTTTTCCAATTCAGCGATACTGTTGAAATCCATAATTATCACTCAGCTTTTTTTGGTGTAACTAGCTTTCGAACTTCTTCATTTTTGATATCCATTTCATCTAGCTCATTATCAAGAGCATCTAGATTTTTCTTCATTTCATCTAAAGTTTTATCAAGTGTTTGATAGAATTTCTCCAATTCACCTTGAGGTAGATTGTCCATGATTTCACCAACAAGCTCTAAATCTAATAGGACTTTTAAAGTATCAATCTTGCCATCAATGTCGTCAGGAACATTTAGAGATGTGAATTTCTTGATGATGATTACAAGCATGTATGTCGCCAATACTTCATCAATAGATTTACCTGCTTTGAAAGCTTTGTCTCTGTCAGAAAGAAACTCAAATACAGCCTCGGAAATAGCACTAGCTTTGAAATGCTTATTCACTTTTAATGAGTACTCGCCAACAGTTACGTCAATCATCTCGTCAAGATGTTTTACATCTTTTTTGATGTTCGTAATATTTAAGGCTTTTGGTTTAGTAGCCTTAGGCTTAGTCTCTACTGGTTTAGTAGCCTTAGCTCCCTTAGTAGTTTTAGTGATTTCTTTTTTAATAGTCTCTTTTGTCATAAAAATTAACTCCTTTTCTCTCATTCATTTAGTACTCTTGTAGAGTAAAATGTGACTTTTATTCAATTTGAGGGTATGAAGAAAATGAGAGATAGAACTATCCTACCTCTCACTAAATTCATTATTTATTACACTTGTAGTGCGACTTAGTACTTGATGTACTCTACCATGTCACCGTTTTCGTTAGGGAATACCTCTAAGTCAAGGTTGAACACAGATGGTTCACCGTCAGCTTTGAACTCTAAGTTGATATCAGATTTCATTTTAGCTTTGTGGATTACGATTTGGAACGCTTCATCTTGTCCAGTGTCAGCGTTACGTAATACAGTGTCACCAACAACTTTGTAGTAACCTGCGAACTTGTTAGCACTTACTACGATTTTCTCAGCACCAGTAGCTTTTGCGAACTGATAGAACACACGAGCTTTAACTGTTGAAGCAGGAGCTTGTACACCTTCTCCTTTTTGAGCAGGCGCTTTAAGAGCAATCTCTTTACCTGTTACAGTAAGTTCAAGTTGATTACCTTCTTCATCTAACGCAACTACTGTGTCAGCAATTGGCGTTTCGGCTAGAGAAGCTTTTGTAGTTCCTAACACCATTGTCTCTGTTTTGAAGATGTTTGTAGCACCAGTAACAACGCCAGTACCGTTAAGCATAGCTAATGTTTTCATTGATACTAAAGCATCTTGCATTTTCATATTTGCTTCCTTACTGTGAGACCAAGTTAACAGCTTTGAGTTACCTTTTCCACCTTTTGCAGAAGATTCCCCTGCTTTCGTCTCAACGCCACTTGTTTTAAGTGTGTCTAGGAAAATTTCTGGTTTTCCTGCATTTGCTCCACCGATTGCGAAGAATGTAACGTCACATACTTCTTTAGCACCGTATTTGTTTAACATAAATTATTTCCTCCTAAAATTTCATTATTTATTACTCTTCAACCACGCTTGACCAATGCTGTAAATTCTTAATCTCAGCACCTTGAGTCATTGCTAGAATTGAAGTGTCATAACCATCAATAAGTTGTAATCTCTCATACTCGTCATATAGTTGTACAAGAGTTAAATCCCAAATATTAAACTTTGAGATTGTGTTAGATTTTGTGCTTACTGCACTTACGATTGAATAGAAATCAATATTCTGTGACGATTGATTTTCTTTTCTTTTGACTTCCTCTACCTTTTTCTTCCCTTTGTTAAGCTTCTCTAAAATCTTTCTTGTCTTCTCATCGACAGGATTCTCATTAGTCTGTTTGACAGTTTCATCTTGAATCATATTCTGTTGTTTTAATATCAGGATAGATTCATTGAATGCGCTTTTATCAATGAGCAAGCCTTCTTCAAAAGCAATAGTATGAGTCTCTAAGTCGATAGCCATGTATGAAGCATTGAAAAAGTACTCTAAAGCTTCTATGTATGTAGCTTGAAACTCGTTCTCTTCCTGTGAACCAAGGATAATCTCATAGATTGTAAAATCTTTAAATTCATGCAAAGCTTCACTTTCTATCAAATCCTCTTTAGTAATCAGCAATGTTCTCAATAAAGACATATGGTTCAAATACCCTCTTCGCACTATTTCTCTAAGAGTTTTAGGCTTGAGGAGAGCGTTTCCTACATAAAATCCATCACCCATAAGGCGTCTTAACTTATCATCAAATGGATTCCTAGATTTCGTTTGCAACAAAGTCTGTTACCTCAGCAAATAATCTGATTCCCGAAAATTTCTCATTAACCATTAGATGGGCAAATTCTATGAAGTGAAGTCTACCTACACCAGTAATACTTTTATCTCTGAAATGCTTCATAATCTCATCAGCGATGTCATACGGTCTCAATGATGGTTTCCCATCATTAATCAGCCATAGCGATTTAGCGATGATGATATCAAATACCACCAACGAATCACGTACAACTGTGTCTGTATTCATTTCACCACTGTAGTAGAAGACACGGACTTGAGAACCTTCTTGAAGAGTAGAATCTACATCAAAAGGAAAAGGGAATACTTTCGTCATAATAAGTTTCGTGCAATCGTACTTTTCACTGTCAACAAAGCTTTTACAAGTCAAAGGGTTGGAAACGTTGTTCTCTAGGTATTTCGCTAGTGTCTTGTTATCTCTAACTAGACCGTCAATGATTCCAATTAGGTTCGTAGATAATCTGTTTTTCATCAATTCCACCAACCTCCTTTATTTTCATCTTGCTCTTTGTTTTCTGTCTCTTTATCGGGTGCATTAACAACAATGTCTAAAGTATACTTACAAAGCCCGACACCCTCGATTGTATGGGTAATGTTATCCATACCCGAAATCTCGTATCTCTGACCTTGGATGACGAATGTATCGTCAATCTGTAATGTTTTTGTATCGTCATTAATTTGCATATAAGCGAACATACCACCCTTTGGTACGTCCATATCCATTTTGGTTTTTGCTTCGATATCATACATATCGAGCGTGTAGTACACTTGTACTTTTGCAGGTTGCTTGTACTTAATACCATTCTTTTCCCATTCGAGGTCATAGTTAGCTCTCTTCAATAATGCTTTAGGTAGGATACCAACCTTTTGCGTATTGAAGATAAGCCAAGTAGAATTATCATTAAGTTCAACGACACCACCAAGAGGTAGTTTCGTATTAGGGAGAAACAGTGCTTCCAAATCTTCAATCCTATTACCTTTGGCTACACGAGCTTGATACTCTTCGCCATCAATATGTATCATTTGAGCATTTGAACTCTCCATCAACTTCCTATAATAGAAGTCATCGGCATTTGTTCTTAATCTTCTACCGAATGGTTCACCTGCACGTCTTTTGTATCTCTCAAAGTAATCGCTCATTTTTACTCACCGCTTTGCATTGCGACTTCACGTATTTTCTTAATAAGACCAATACATTTGAATACTTCACGTTTGATTTCACGGTGAGAAATAACATCCTCTTTGATATAAATCTCTAGAGCTTTTAAAGTAGAAACTAACGTAACGTACTCTGCACTCATGCGAAGTTTATCAATCACACGATGTAAACCAAATACCTCAATAACTAGTGATTCGATGTTAGATGTTAGTCCGACATTTTTCTCTTCATATAGAGGGAGTATTTTATAAGTCTTATCAATCAACGATTCGCAATACGAGATGAATACTGGGTCTTTAACATCAATCATTTCGCCTTGTCCTCCGTATTTCTGATAGCGTAACTGTTCATAGCAGTCTGCACACGTCTTTCGATTTGCTTAGATAATTCCATAACTAGTTTTAAATGATTCGCTTGTGACGTCATTCGGATGTCTTTATCGGTCAAGGCTTGGATGATAAGCTCATCTGTAGCCATTTTTGGCTTTAGAAATTCGAGTACCATCAACGTTGCCAAGATATCTTTTTCTTTCATCGTTAACTTCTCATTGAATCCTTCATCTGTCATGTCTTCTAAGTCTTTTGTGCATACTATAAAATTGCTAATCGCTAAATCTAAGTAGTCTTTTAAATCTTCCTCTAATTCTTCTTTTGTCAGCTTCGCAAAATCATAGCTATCAATTTTACCTAAAAATAGTTTGTAAATCTCTGAGAATGGGGTTGCCATATGTGTTCACCCCTTACTGAATTGTGTCGATGTCAATCGTGATACCTAAAGTGTCTTGAATCGCTTTAATCTTATAGATATCCTTTAATTCACCGCTTTCAAACTTTCGTGTTGACATGCCTGCGATTAATTGCGCCATACCAAGTGGAGCTTTCTTCATAATCTCAACCATTTCTTTAACATCTAGCTCAAAGAACTCTTCTAATTGCTTTTCATTTAAAACATGCTTGTACAACTCTGAATATCCTAAGTAGTCAACAACTTCATCGTCTAACATAATGAACCAGTTATCTCGTAAATATCGTGGGAATTGGTTCTTAATTGTGATTAATTCTCCGACACTCATCTCATTGGTTTGTCCATAATCAGTGAACGCCCAAGTCTCACCAGTTTTAGAAGATGTATATTCAACGTGTCCCATAGTTCCATTCATGATAGTAATCATGCGTTCACGGTCAATCTGTCGCTTCTTCGGAGTTGAACCTCTCTTAATATCTCTTTCGATTTCTGCCATCTCTGCTTGTGATTCTTGGATAGCCTTAATTAATTTTGGTATTGTGAGAGATTTAACATCTGATTCTTCATAACCAAACTCATCAACCATAAACTGTACGAGTTCAGCTTTTTTCATAGTTTTTAACTCTGTAAGTTCTTTCATAAATCCTTTCCCCTTTTGCCTCATAAGTCTGTAAAATAAAACTACGCCCAACTATTAGCTGAGCGTAGCGTGCCAATCTTTAGATTAAGCTAGACGGTAGATACCGTAGTGTGTAGAACTCATTACTGAGATACCTTGCTTCATGATGAAGTCGTACTCAGCAGTTTGGTCAGCATTTTTACCTGCTTCTGTTTCCATGATGATTGCTTCACCTTCGTTAACGATTTTAACGAACTTGTCAATGCTTGTAGGAACAATCATTAAGAAGTTGTCATCAATCGCAAACTCGTGAGTACCGATTTTGTGAGATTGTGGAATTTCACGTAATTCGATACCTGCGATACGACCGAAGAAGCCAGTTGCATTGAACTCATCTTTCATGCGGTCAGATAGTAAAGCAGGAGAAATCTTGCTTAATGCTTTCTTAGTACCTAATACAATAGCTTGAGAGTCAGTAGCAGTTTCAACGTGAGAAACGATGTCTGTTAATGTATCTAACTCGAAGCTACCGCTACGTTGGTAAGGTGCTTTTAATTGGTCGTAAGAGTTGTAAACAGCCTCATACACATCGTTACGTAATTTAACTACGAATGATTTAGAGATTGAGTTAACTAATTCGCTCCAATCTACACGTCCTGCTAAGAAACGGTGAAGTTCTTCGTACACTTTAACTTGGTAAGTTACTGGTGTAACTGTGAACTCGCTGTCGTCAATTAAGCGTTGACGTCTGTGGTTGCCGTGACCGTCAGCAGTTGTACTAATTTTGAACATGTGGTTAGAAGGCACTTTGAATACGTTAGTATCTCCCATTTTTAAGTTACGGATTTCAGCGAAACCTGAGAATTGCTCTTCTAATCCTTCACTTACTAGTACTTCTAAAGTTTCTTCGATTAATTCGAAAAGGTCATTCTTGTTTTTACGGAATTTCTTATAGCTAAATTTGCCATCTTCACATCCGATTTTCTCAAGCATTTCCTTTCGTAATACTTCTTGTGCTTCTGTTGCCGTGTAGTTAGACACACGGTTATGGTATAAATCAATACCTAATTTTACAATTGCATTCATTATTATTTTTTCCTCCTAATAATTAATTTACATTATTTTTTACACTTGTAGTGCTAGTGATTAAGCACGTTTTACTTTTAGTACTAAAGCCTCTCCGTCGATTACATCTAAGCTATCTTCTTCGATTACTTCAAATACTAGAGTTGACTTAGCTTCTTTACCTGCTTTTGTTAACTTCATAGAACCATCTACAGCAGGGATTACTTCGTCGCCTACTTTAACAGCACCAACGAATAAGTCTTTAGTTAATGTGATTACATCACCTTTAGACATGCGGTAAGCTCGTGCAGGTTGGTTTGCAGGAATGCGGAAATCACGTAGACGATATTTACGCTCGTCGTACATCACCTCAGGTGCGTGGATTAATAGAACATCCTCTGTTGCGATATTTTCAGCAGTTGGAACTACAACTTCATGTACCTCACGGCTGTCAGCAACTTTCTTTCCTAATACTGTGAATAAACCATTTGTCATTTCTTTAGTGTGAACAACAGACTCTAAGTTACCGTTGTAACCACTAAGTACCTTATCTTTTCTTACAATTGCCATGTAATTTTTCCTCCTATTATTTTCATTATTTATTACATCTGTAATTATTTAGATAAATGCTTATCGAACAATCCACCATAAGCAGATTTTGATTCGTTAGCATCTTCTTCTTTGCTAAACTCTAAAGTCACAATCGACTTATCTTTACGAGTCTTATTTTGTAATGAGAATTTGGCTAATTTCTTACCAACTCGCTCATACAGCTTAGATTGAATTTGTTCTAGAGAATACTCATGAACACTATCAATTAAGTCTTGAATATCACCTTGCTCTAAACTAGCGAACTCTTCATTTTTAATTAGTTCTTTAACACTAGCCTCGTGCTTTTCTCGTAATACATTCGCTTTGAAAGTCTCTAATTCAGTATTAGAAGTTAGTAAATTGTCACGCTCTGTGGTAACTCGCTCTAATTCGGCTTGTGCTTCTGTGTAGAGAGCTTGGTAATCTACTTCTTGAACTTCCTCAACAACTTCTCCTGTAACAACTTCCTCTGCTACAGGCTCAACAGTTTCTTCAATAGTTTCTTGTACTTCAACTACTGTTTCTTCTGCTTCAACCTCAGCAACTTCCTCAGTTTCAGTTTCAGCTTCTTGAGTTTCTTCAACTACTTCTTCTTGTACTTCTTCAACGACTTCAACTGCTTCAACAGTCTCCTCAGTAACTTCTTCTGTAGTTACTTCCTCAACAACCGTTTCCTCAGCAGTTTCGCAAATGCATTCTACTTGAGTGCATTTTTCACACTTCACTTCTGACACCTCCGTTTCCTCAGACTCAGGTTTCAATGAGAACTTTAACTCGCCTAACATTTCAGCTAGCTCGTCCTTAAATCTATCTCGGTCTAAGCTGTAAGCTTTAATATCAGCAGATTCGAAGCATGGTCGAACATCATCACCAAGGATGCATAATGCTTGGAAGTTGAAATTAGTGATGTCATACATATCTTTTTCAGATACATAGTTTCCATCTTTAATATCAATCTCCATTGATTGACCTTTTCCTTCATCTACTACTTTCTTTGCTTCGGGATAACGTCCCGTCCATAGATAGATACCTTCGATACATAAGTAATCGTTCTTCTTACCGTTCTTTTCCTCTACTTCTTCCCAGTAAACCTTTGCTGATTCGGGAACAACACCATAAGGAACAGTCGTCTGAACCATTCTGTAATCATCTTCTGTAATCTCGATTTTTCCTCCATGACCTTTGAAATCTTCTTTCTCAGTGGAGAACTCACCAACTACAGGAATGTTATAAATGGAAGGTAGTGCTTTCTCTACGGCATCTTTATTGATAATAGTTTTGTTAAAATTATCACCCGTGTACATTACACGACATTTTGCTCTAGAGAACTGTGGGTTGACTTCTTCAACCTCGTAGAATTTTGCGTTAAATTCCATACGTTTAATCGTCTTTGTCATCCATTCACCTCCTTTCAAGTGATTGAGTAAAATATGAATTTTATTCTATTTCTTGAACTCGTTCGCTTCTCGCTCTTTGCTCTTCTCTGCTGACTCAGTTAGGTCACTACCTTCTTTCTCAGGTCGTCCACCTTTATCTGAGGCGTCATTTGCAGATTGAGTATGGCTACTAATTAACGGAACAAGTTTTTCATCAAGATTTAGGACTTCATTCTCTAACCATGCCATTGTTAATAATGAACTTGGATTTAGTCCTAATGTACTTGCGATAACATTTCTTAGTGGCATACCATATTGTCCACCCATTAATGCTTTATCAAATACATCGTCTTTGTTGTAATGAGTGATATCTAATAGAGTGATTTTCATATTCTTAGCTCTGTTTTTGAGCTTCCTATTAATCCATCTCTCTACTTGTCTTAGGAAGGCAAATGCAATCATTTCATCCGTCTTAACCGACTTATCCAACGCACCCGATGTCATCTTATCTGCACCGAATAACGTCTGTGGAACACCACTTGTATTCCAAAAGCCTGTTTCTGTTTTAGAAACCTTGTCGATATCCATCTTCTCATTGTCAAACTTAAATTCATCTACTTCCATCGGAGTAGTGATTACTCCAACCTGCTCAGGAACAACCTGTGAAATCTGATTGTGGAACAGCATCATTGTGTCGTAATCAATAGCGAAGTCATTGTTTAACTCACTATCTTTTCGGATAGGAAGTTTCTGTACTAAGATTTTGTAGTTTCCTAGTTCATCCTTCGTATCACGAAGTTTCTTAGCAACATCAATGTCGTAAACGCTTTCAAAAGTAGAAGCGAATGGAGGCATAACAAACTCCAAATCTTCGTTAGCCTTAATACAAATCGTTTGATATGTATCTAACTTTTGCCATCGTAGATTCTTCTTATCTTTCGTATAAGCAACATACTTCTCACGGAACTCATTCGGATATAATCGAATAACCTTCTTTCTACTATCAAAGTAAGAGAAGTCGAAAGCGAATGAATAACATCCGTCTTCAATAGCAATAATCTTGCAATACTTCGGATTCAACTTTTGAATGTAATAAGAGTCGCCTATTTCGTGTTCGTATCCATAGAATACGTCCTCTCTGAAACACGTCTTGGCAATCTTAGCCATCTCATGTCGGATATTCATATTAGAAAGGATTCTAAGAGCTTTATTGTAGTTCTTCATAATCTTGTCTTTCTGTGAATCAAGCTTGTCCACATCAATGCCATATGGCTCTACAACATATGTCCATAGTGGTAACTGTGAGAAGTAATCAATTAATCTCTTATACGGTGAACTAAACGTGTATAAGTAACGTGATACCTCAATTAACTTGTCTTCATTCTTATCAGGGTTTTCAATCCATCTACGAATATCATCCTTAGTAAAGTTAAGTGATTTAGTTCTAGAACTCTCATTAATATCAATGTATTGTTCTACTAACTTAGCAAAGTTAATAGATTTCGTATCCATTGCACTAAATCTCTGATTCTTTTCATTTAAGTTGGGACTCTTTCTTTTCACACATCCACCTCCTATCTATGCAATTTGTATTTTGGTGCTTTGAACGCAAACATCTTCGAAATGTCAGTGATTGTCTCTCTTTGTCTCGATTTATTTTTACGTTCCAATAAGTGAATGTAGAATAATCCATATTCCATCGCTGAGAATTTATCCTTGTTGATTTTCTTTGAAATCTGCTTAACAATCGTGTTATTACCCGACTGTGAATACTCAAGGTTCATAATTTCATCAGCTAATCTGTCTGTCATAACGAATGGTAGTAATTGTTTAGCTACCTGCACTGAATCGCTCTTCTTATGAATATCTAATCGAGCTTGTGATTCAGTGTGTGGAATTTTAATATCATGGTTCGCAATAGAGTTCATGAATACGTTGTGAATGTCACTCGACTTTGTATCTTTGTTTGTAGATTTCAAAGCAAACACCATTGGAATACTGTTCTGACGCTTAAATCGGTCATAACGTTCATCGTTAACAACTGAATAAGGTGGGTTTTCATCAATCTCCAATACTAATTGGTCAATTAAACCAGTACCTAAACCGTTGGCATCGACTACTACCATTGATGCTTTGTATTCATTTACTTTCTTCTTGAGGAACAATGCTTGCTCTAAGAAGTGCGTTCCTTCCATGCTAAATACGTTTACTAAGTGTTTGATATATGTACCATCACCACGAGGGGTTATTTTAAATACACATAATGCAGATGTTGCATTGGCATTACCCTCAGAACGGGCAACGTCATAGCTCAGAATGTACTCTGCTGACCTATCCATATTGCGGTACTCTGCTTTAGTTAACGTTCTACATTTTTGTAAATCTTCAATTGTAACTAGTGAGTTATCACTAGTACCTGTCCATATAGATTCGTATTCTCGTGCGAATGACATAGGATTGAATGTAGGCTGTAGTTTTAAGCTCTGAATGAACTCTTCATCTAACTGACCATATAAGCAACCTAATCTGTATCCTGCACCAAGTACGAATGATTTTCCGTAATTTAAGTTACTTGGATTCACCATTTCATCTATTACTTCTTGTAGTTTTTCATAAGCGAAGCTTTGCTTTGTACCACTCGTTGTAATATAGAACTGGAATTTATGTGGTTCATTTGGGTCTTTACCACCGCATGTTGCAATACGGTCATTCGCCATCATCGGAATTACCACTTCGTTAAGGACATCTTTCTTCATCGAATCATCGACAATCTCCTCAACTGCTCCACCGTTACGACGACCACCACGAGAACTCTGTGCTACTTGTACTACGTCTAGTGATGAGCCATTATGGAAAATAAGCTTCGTATAGTCATTTTGGAAGATGGTTTGCTTTACTTCCTTCTGTAGTAGAGGTAAGTGTTCCCAAATCCGCTCAATGTTCTCTTTCGCAATGTTTGACGCCTGTTGTTTCGTTGGTGCGGCGATAAACAAGTGCGTATCAGGGTACATTATGCATTTCAGATACATCGCTAAAATCTGTGTGTATGATTTTGCAGAACCACGGGTTAAAACGAAATAAACCTTCTGATAGCGGAATAGGATTCTAAGCATTATTCTTTGGTAGAAATAAAGCTTCACCTTGCTATTAGGAGGTCTAATGTGGTCTACGAATCTATCAGGGTAGCTTCGCCAATATTCACACCACTTACGCCAATCGGGTAAGGTCTCTTTGAATGATTTTACCGATGTTTGCTTCTTACTAGGGTCATTATCAGGAACACTCCTAGTTTCAAAGTTTAATTTCTTATTATTTGTCTTCTTAGAAGCCACTTATTCCTCACCTTCCCTAAAATCATCGAGTTGTTTCTCGATATCAGGAGGGAGTTCAGTAAGTTGCTCCATACTGAATAAAGTTCTTGAATAATTTAATAGAATTAACAGTGTTTCATCTGCCAAATCCTTGTGTTCTGTGATTGGAGCAGGCTCAATAAATCCTTCACGTTCTACTTCTTCGAAAATCTGACTGAACGTTCGGATACCACTTGCTTCATCTGAACTCTTACGGTCTACTGGTCTGAAACCTGCTGACTTCATTGTTTCATCATAGGTCTTAGACATCTTCGTATACTCTGTAACAGCTCCACGCTCAAGGAATTTATCTAATTCGATGTTCATCTTGGACAACTGAATTAACAATCGTCTATGCTGTGGAGTAGACATATCATAAGATTTCTCCATGTCTTTATAGAATTTCTCTAATACAAGTAATTCATAATCTGTGTACTTTAAGCCCCATTTGAGCTTGAGTTCATTTGTAATTTGGATACTATCATCCGAAATTACTACTTTAGGAGATTCCTGTGATATAACCTCTACATCCTCAAATGTGCTATCTTCATATGACATCTTCCTGTATTGAGGAAGTGAATTAATATTTTTGATATACACTCCAATTGGATTAGTCGGTTCACTCTCCAATGTTGATTCCCATGTATCATGTAGATACGGTTTATCCATCTTCATTAGGATGGATTTTAAGCTTCCTACTAAGTCTCGTTCATCCACTAGAGAGAACAAACACCCTTTACACATGGAAACATATCCATCTGCAAACAACGGACTCTGTGACTTATAGAAATTACGCAACGCCATCTCATTTGTACATTTAGAACAAACTTTTTTAGTGGGTTTATTAACCCCCTTTTTGACTGTGACCTTCGCCATAGTTAATCTTCCTTTCCGTTTAAAAGCATTAAAAAAGCACACGAGACAACCTCATGTACTTGAAAATACTTCTAATTAATTTGTAGGTTCACTTCAATTGGAATAATCTTTCCATCACCACGTACAACAATAACTCCTTGAGATGCATCAGACATCCCTTTGAAGTTTCGTGCGTAGTCATTGCGTCCCATTAAGCTACCAAAGTAAATCTCTTTCTTAGAGAAGTTACGGTCAATAACTTTGTGACTGTGGAAGTGTCCCATTACAAGAGCTGTTAATTCTACGTTATCCATAGATTCATGCGATGCGATTTTGTTTGCATCTGCTTGCTTCTCTTTGTCTCCGTGAACGAATTTGATGTAAGTGTCTTTCCCGAATTTCTTCAAGATTGAATAATTGTAATCTGTATTATCAATTAAACTTAATCGTGGAATATTCGCCATCTCAACAAACGTCTTAATGCTCTCATAAATAACTGCTGTCACATTATCACCTGTGATTACACTGTCTTTGTGTGACTGCATTCTGTCGTGATTACCACTTGTCAAACCAAGCTCTACATTGCAGTAGGCTGTTAGAGATACTACGAAATCAATTACTAAACGTGTTGCTTTATTGATTTGTTCCGCCATATTGAACTCACATTCAAATGGTTGGTTTGTAGGTCTCATTGAGATTTGCTCGATGATATCACCATTATGTATTACCGTTACGTCATTAACATTGAATGTCTTAACGTAGTAAAGAACTTCTTCTTTCATCTTCTCTAAGCGTTTCTTAGCGATTTCGAAGTTGTAGTCATTTCCATAAACACCCTCGACAACTGCTCCCACATGCCAATCTTGTAAGCAAACTACTAATTCGTTTTCACGTCTCTCTAATTTACCTTTGTAAGCATATTCGGGAACTTCAATAACACAGTTATCTAACATCGCATCTCGAACTTCTTCTGCAATTGTATGGAAGTCAGCTAAATCACGTTTAGCTTTATTCAAATCACGAAGAACAATTTGGTTCTCACGTTTTTCTTGATACATTTCACCAACCATATTGCGAATAGATTCTAATTTAGATGTAGAAACCATATCAGCATGTTTCTTAACAGGTACTAATTTACCAATCTTCTTCTGATAGTCTTTTACAAGACAACGATATGCCTCGTTTACATCTGAGTTTTCGAATCCTTCTTGTTTCATAAGTTCACGATGTTTTGACCAAACAACACGTCTACTAGGACTCATTTCTTGTAATTGAAGTTTAATTTCCACTGCTGTTTCTAAGTGTTCCTGTGATACTTCAACTACTTCGTCCTTTTTGTTCGTGTAGCGTCTCATCTTAGTATTCCGCCTCATCATTTGGCTCATTTAAAACCTTGTCCAATTTAATAGTGAATGAAATCTCAGCTCCATTAAATTTAGCTAGCTCACTATCAATATGGATATCTCCAAGGCAAACACCTTTTTTATCATATTCTGTGATAATTCGATTCTCAGCATCTAGTAAACCTTTTACACTAATCGTGTGTGTCTCTTTTGCCATGTCTACATTTCCCCTTTTTCTCATAATCCATTACGGTAAATGAAATTTTACCGACCTATATACAACAAAAAAGACACCTATCTCGGTGTCGTATAATACAGAAAATATATTATGTTATTGTATATAATATTATATAATGTATTCGTACATTTAAATTCTAAATAAGAGTGCAGGCTAGCGGAGTCGAACCACTATTAAAACCATAACCTACATATTTGGCACGCCCTCTAGGACTCGAACCTAGAATAGAAGTTTTGGAGACTTCTGTGTTACCAATTACACTAAAGGCGCATGACACCTTGCCGTTTATATTTAGTAGGAACGGCTAGGGTAGAAACCTACATACATTTGAAAAACTCACACAAGAAGTGCAGGAAACTCATGTGAGGTTGCACTTTTTCATATTTAGTTGTCTATAATGTTCGCATAAACCATCGTCAACGAACTCTATCGCTCCCACACTTGCCTTCAATATGAGAAACAGAGCGACTTTCCAATGTCTACCGTTGGTGGGTTGGTATCCTTGTCCCACATCTCTTAGTAATTAAGCTTTTTTTAAGACTCGAACCGTTAATACGCTAGCATGTATTGTCACGTATTCAAGCGTGATAGCTACCTCTTCTATCCTCAACGGTGACTGCGATGATAGCAAGCAGATAAGACAATCTCTTATCGGGATGGATAATGGTATCTTTAAATCGTCCCCCATTCGGGAATGATGCAGTTGCCTTTGCACCTGACTAATTTTTTAGGCTTAGTCCACCTTTAATGGAGGGAGAGAGGCTCGAACTCTCGCTACCTTTAAATAGGTACTAACAGTTTAGCAAACTGTCCTCTTCACCAACTTGAGTACCCCTCCAAGATAAAATCCAATTCCGTAAAAACAGAACTGGTCTTGCGTAGGCTGAGATTAAACCTCGCATTGAGTGCCTTTAGAAAGATTATATCTTCCTCTCTTATCCACGTAATCCTCTTTTGGAGCAATTACGTATCACTCACAACCGCACGTTTTAATTAGTCGCTGTGCATTCTGCGACCTGTTACACTACTACTCAATAGCTCCTATTCTGTCAACGTTGCCACGCTATTAATCTCTGCTAAGAGAACCATGCAATTCACTATCAAACAATCAGAGTTTTGCGAACTCATCATGCTCCTCATTCAACTTTCGTTGTGGGGATTTAGGTTGCCTTCGTAATGTAAGGAGACAGGCTTTCGCTTGTATGAATTTTAATTAGTCATATATTAATCATCTTTTTAGATTACCATATCTAATACCTGTATTAGTCTCTGTGACCGAAGACGTGCTGTCTCAGTGGCTTCGTAATCTTTTGGATTACAAAATACCACACGCCTTCATGTTCTTTCGCCAACTAGCTACTCAAACCGTAATCAAAGTTACTTTGGCTTTCGACCATTTCGCTTTCACTACTGACTGTCGCCCTTGCTTGTTAGACTCGGACTGTACAATCTCTCGATTCACTCTCGTTTCTTCATTACTTTAGCGTGGAGTGTATTGGTGCTAACCAATACTGCTACTACATCGTTGACCTCGTAGCGTTTTCTCCGTAATTTCACGAAACTATCACCATCATCACAATGATGACTTAGGAGTGTCGATTGTGCTTGGATTGACCGTTTACACGGTGGCAACTTGTCACATTGCCTTTACGCAACTCACGTTACGCTATCAGAGCCAAGCCTCGAAGTAAAGATGCACCTTGTAGGGTTCGAACCTACATATAACGGCTGTTTAGGCGGTCTGCTTTCACTTTAAGCTAAAGATGCATATTGAAGGGAGGGAGGAGTTTATCGGACTCGAACCGATTACGCCTTGACTACGCCAAGTGTTTTGCCTGTTAAACTAAAACTCCATATGGTGGCAGGGGTAGGACTCGAACCTACGAACTCGATTGAGGGGAGATTTACAGTCTCCTGTCATTGCCACTAGACTACCCTGCCATAATAAACTAGCACCCCTAGAGAGATTCGAACTCCCGACTCACGGGGTAGAAACCCGTTGCTCTATCCACTGAGCTATAGGGGTAAAAATGATGTGGTATGAGAGAATCGAACTCTCATCTTCTGATTGGAAGTCAGAAATCATAGCCATTAGACCAATACCACATGCTACAAAACTAAGAGGAGAGTGGGATTTGAACCCACGAATAATAGGGTTGCAACCTACCGTGTTAAGCCTCTTCACCATCTCCTCATAAAATGATACCGACTAATGGATTTGAACCACTGACCTCCGCCTTATCAAGACGTTGCTCTACCTCTGAGCTAAATCGGCATGGTAGCGCATAGGGGATTCGAACCCCTGTATGCTCGATAGAAAGTCGAGTGTGTTAGACCGCTTCACCAATGCGCCATAATGGATGCTTGTTTTGATATCATAGGTCAAGCAGAACCTACCGCTTTGCGTACCGAATCGTAGATTAACGACGTGGAATCGGTAAAAACGTCAATGCCGACTGTAGGAATCGAACCCACGACCTGTTGCTTACAAGGCAACCGCTCTAACCTGCTGAGCTAAGTCGGCTTAAAGGAGCTGTTATGTTTTTTACGTGGCGCTACTCCCCTGCGTCCACATCATTCAAGTTTTTCCGTTGCTTGCCAACTAGCTAGCTCCCGTAGTCTAGCAAGAATTTTAAAGCCCACGTTTTATGACTTATTGTCACAGGTAGTGGAACACCCATCTTTCCTCTAATCCTATGTAAGCTGTTACCCTCAACATAAGACGACCTTTCGGAAGGGTCTTTCATCTGCATAATCTGCATATCAGCATGGAGAGAATCGAACTCTCATTCATGGATTCACAGTCCACTGCGTTACCATTACGCCACACACTGGAAACTAGATACTAAAACTAGGCTAATATCTAGTTTCCAAAGCATGGACTTTGGTCGATTTCCAAGGAAGGCTTCGAACCTCCAAACTCTAGCTTCAAAGGCTAGTGACTTTACCAATTCGTCTACTCGGAAATAATGGCGGTGCATACGGGATTCGAACCCGTGCTACTTGGTAGACAGCCAAGTGTGTTAACCTCTACACTAATGCACCATAAAAGCATCCACTAAGGATGCGAAATATTAAATACTAACTAAACCTTGAATATTCTTTCTTAAAACATCATTCTCAGCTTTACTTGTTTTTGCATCTTCTACAAAGGATTGTAGATTAGCAATTTCAGCCTGAGCTTCCTTGATTACTTCGTCTAAATGTGCATCAGAAGCATCAATATCTTCAATCGCTTTTACAAATACTTCTTGGGCAGATTGTGTTTTAGCTTGAGCTTTTTTAATTCTTTTACCGTGTAAATCTCTTTTAATCATAATTCCCTTCCCCTTTTTCTCCGTTTTAAAATAATCGGGATGGCAGGACTTGAACCTACGGCATCCACACCCCAAATGTGGCACTCTACCAAACTGAGCTACATCCCGATGGAAGCAGGAGGTGAGTCACGACCTCATAAACAACCCGTTAGTTGCCTCCTGCATGGCGCACCTAGATGGATTCGAACCACCAACCAAAGAGTTAACAGCTCTCTGCTCTACCATTGGAGCTATAGGTGCAAAAAACGAGATAATAGAGAATCATCTCTACTACCTCGTTAACTTGTAATCTCTATGAGATTTAATTGTGAATTAACGTACTGAATCTTTTAAAGCTTGAGAAGCCTTGAACTTAGGTACATGCTTTTCAGCAACTTGTACTTCTTCACCAGTTTTCGGGTTACGTGCTGTACCTGCTTCTTTGAATTGACGTGTGAACGTTCCTAAACCTGCAACTTTAACTGCACCGTGTTCTTTCATACCTTCTACAATAGCACCTGTTACTGTGTCTACCACACGACGAGCGTCAGCTTGATTTAATTTAAGACCCATTTCCTCACGTAAAGTTCCTTGTACCTCTTTAGCTAATAATTGTGTATTCATTCTTTCATTTCTCCTTTTTCTCATTAAAATTTAGTATTTTGTAGTTATTAAAATTCATTATTTATTACACTTGTGACAAATTAAGAATCAAACTTGTCACTCTCTAAGCCGATTGCTGATTTATCAGATTCAGATAGAGTTGAGAAGTTGATGTTTTTATCATCAAACTTATGTAACTTTCTCACTTTGTTGTGAGACATAACCTCTTTATCTTCCTTATTCTTCATTTCTTCTTCTTTGTGCCATACAATGTAATTGGATAGGCTGTCTAAGAAGTACTTAACAGGATTACTATTCCAGTTTTTGTTGATTTCAGTTTCATACTTTCCAATCAACTCATTAACTTTCATCATCTTCTCCTCTAAAGTAATGGAAGTTTTAAGTTCAATAGTTTCTCCAATTGGTGATAAAATCTTCATTTTATTTAACCCTCTCATTTATTATGTCATTTAGTAGGTATGTTTCAGGCAGTTTTTTGTCGCACTTTTTTACACTTCTTACAATCATGCTTAAAACCGTCTTTACTCTTCTTATCTTTTGCGAAGAAACTTTCTGTAACTGGTAGTTCCTCTTCACACTCTCGACACTTCTTTGTAACCGCTTTCAAAATAGTATGGTTAATGTACTTCTTCCACTCTAACTCATTCTCTTTTGCGATTGATTTGTAGATTGTATTTAGCATTTTTCTAGCGCCACTCTCATCCACACCTGTTTCCATCCTACCAATGTCAGCGAATGAGTAGCCTCTTGATACCAAGTCAATTAGCATCATTTGACGTTCATTAAAGTTACACTTCTTAATTAATGTTTCTAATGAAGCATATAGTGCAACCAACTCTTGATTTAGATGCTGTGAGTTACCTGCAACATCGAAGTTATCGTCTTTCTCATCATCGAAATATGGATTAACCGTATCCATAAACTCTATTAACCATCTAATTGCATTTTCATCAGAGAGGTTTACTTGTTGAAAGTTACGCTCTCTTGCATGGATATCTATGCTTACCGCACCTATGATAACCCTCTCCCTTCAATTCATAACAAAAAGAGACCGAAATGATTTCGCTCTCTCAATGTTTATTATTCGTTTCATTTGTTAAATCAATATTATCATTATTTTTTACACTTGTCAAACTAGCTTTGATTCACAGTGTTTTAAGCCGTTTTTGCCAATGTACCTAATTCTTCTAGCAACTCTCCTAAGAAGCTTTTACGTTTCGTACTAGCAACTTTCCTGATTCCACTGTTCATAGCATCAACCTGTGTCAGTGCAATCAGATACTTCTTAGCTCGTGTCCATCCTGTATATAATAGGTTGGCATTTAATTGGTACGTATGTGACTTGTCGGCTATTACCATAACAACTGGTGAACCACTTCCCTGCGATTTATGGATAGTCATACAATAAGAATGTACAATCTTAGAGATATCATTGAAGCTGATTGGAACGTTTGCACAGTCAACGAAGTCGATGATTACTACCTTATCTTCCTTATTGATGTCTACAATCCTTCCTGTATCTCCATTAAAGATATCAACTGTAACACCTTCTGAAATTTCAAGGTCATATGTATTGGCGATATTCATTACGAAATCCCCTACTCGGTACGTGACCTCGCCCATTTTAGTATTAACTGTATGCTCTTTCTTGTTATCACTTGGCGGATTAGCAAGTTCCTGTAGGTGTTTATTAATCTCAAACACCCCTAAGTCACCTTTCCTTGTCGGAGATAGAACCATGATATCCTCGGCATCGAATCGTTCAAGCATCTTCTTATAATAGAACTTATAACCGTCAACTATATGACGTGGCTGAGCAAGGTGGATAATTGCATCCTTACCGAATCGAAGCTTACCACTTTGATTACTAGATAAGACCTTCTCTCCTTCACGTATCTTAGTTGCAATATCTAAGACACCGCCATCTTTTTGTCGGAATACTACTGTTAGCTTCGTTACTGGGAATACATCTGAATTGATGCAATCATATAAGAAGTTACCGATTTGTACGGATGGTAACTGGAAGTCATCACCGATAAATACAATACGTGCATTTGAGTTATCAATGCCTCTTAGTAACTGTCGTACAAGGAAAATATCACACATAGATGATTCATCTACAAGGATTACATCGTGAGAAATCATTGATGGTTCGTCTCCCATATCACGTACACCTAGCGCTCTATGTATAGTAGAAGCATCTTGACCTGTGTAAGCTGAAAGTACTTTACTTGCCTTCCCAGTTGGAGCAAGAAGTTTAACATTCAACCCTATCTTCTTGGTCATTTCTAATAGAATAGTTTGTAAGAATGACTTACCACAACCTGCATATCCAATAAGGAAATTAATGTTGTACTTCGCAAAGTTATGGAAGAAGCTTCTCTGCTCATCCGTAAGAGAAATATCATGTTCTTTACAATATCCATCTAAGAACGCATCCACATCGAATCCTTCAATTGATTTAGATTCAAAGTGTCGAGCAGTCAACGACTCTGCTACAAACTGTTCTGCTTCATAAACTCTTCGTAGTGTTACTCTGCGTTCATTGATAATCATTACAACGCTCTTATCTCCTTCTGCAAAAGAAACAAGGCACTCTTCGATGATTGATTTGTTGATTGCAAGTAGCTTCTGTGCTTCTTGAATGAGTATCTTCCTATTAATATAGGCGTTACCCTTTCCGTTCTCCTCACCGATACAATAGACGATACACGACTTGATACGATGTGGGCTTTCAAGCGGAATACCCATTTGTTTAGCTATAGCATCTGCTTTAGTAAACCCGATTCCTTGAACCTTAGTCAACATATATGGGTTCTCTTCTAGCTTCTGAATTAACAGTGCAGGAGATTCAAACTCTTTAATCAGCTTTGCTACCATACTGAACTTTATATCATATGTATTGAGCCAAACAAATAACTCTTCTAGTTCTAGATTGTCTTCAATCTTCTTTTTAATCTTTTGATACATCTTCTCGCCTAAGCCTTTGACTTTGTTATAATCAAAATTGTCCTCTTGGATTAACTTGATTACATCTTGGTCAGGATAAGCCTCATAGATATTTTCCACCTGCAATGCAGTTAGAACTTGTTTTAAGAAAGCTCTCTGTCCCTCTATTGTTGTAGGAAGTTCCTGCTTAATCGACTCTAACTGATACCCAAAACCATACTTAGGGTCTTTGTATTCTGTTAGTCTTGCCGTATAAGACGCTCCTATTTCTAATTCGGGCATTGAACCCTTAGCTGTGATGTTCCCATAAGAGTTAAGTCTTACCTTGTGAATATCCTCAAAATCTACTGTGAATGAGTAAATGCCAAATGATGAATCCTCATTGTAATACAATCTCTTTTCGGGTGTTACGGCTAACTCTAACACCTCTTCCATCTAACCTCTCCCTTCAAATTTCCATAATACTACGTTATTTTATCATTATTTTTTACACTTGTCAAAGTGTGGTTTATCCATTATTTATTACACCTGTATAAATAGGAAGGGAAGCAACCCGTCGGCTACTTCCCTTATAAGATGTTTAAAAATGTTAAGTTAAATATATCATTCAAGACGTACAAAGTCAATACGTTATAGGAGAAAAGTTATTCCCTTTTACTTTTTCGTTATTTTATACATTTAACGCATTGACAATGTATTATAGTTGTCCTATAATTAACTTATCGGACATAACGATGACACTTAGACGTAAGTGTAACGGAATAATAACTAGGAAAAATGGAGATGTTTAAAAATGACAGCAACAGTATTAGAACTACACACAGGACTTAAATCAGAAAACGAACGTATCACCAATTCAATCGAGACATTCTTAGAAGGTAAAGGTTTAAAGAGTGCAAACACGAAGACTACATACACTAAGTCAATCAGTCAATTCTTTGAAGATACAAGAGGTAAGAAGCTAGATGAACTTGTAATGACTGATTTAATATTCACATTCGAAGAAGTACAGAACTATCAAATCGCTTTAACTAAAGTGATGAAGGATAAAGAAGGCAAAGTAAGAAAGTATAAGAACAAAACGATTAACGGCAAGATTGATGCTGTAAGAAGTTTATATAAATACCTAATGTCTAACGACTATCCTGTTAAGCGTGCATGGTTTGATATTGACAACCTAACTGAGTTTGACTCTGATAGTTACTCAGTTATCACTTGGGAGGTTGCAGAACAATTCATCAATGCAGTTAAAGGACATAAAGACGGAGAAGTGAAGTCTCTACTAATCGAATTAGCAGTTGTAACAAGCTATAGATTGGATTCTATGCTTGAAATGACGTGGGATTGCTTTGGTGAGAAAAATGGCGTTAAATGCGTAAAAGTACTAGGAAAAGGACAAAAATGGGACGAAAAACCAATAAAAAAGGAACTTTTCGAGCGCTTTATGGAGTTAAAAAAACAGTCTGATTCTGATAGAGTATTCCCTTCGAATTTATACGCTAGAGCAGTAACAAGAATGATGGATAAGCTAAAAAAAGAATTGGGAATTGTTGATAAGAATCTAACGTTTCATAGCTTCAAGAAGTGTGGAATGTATGAGGTAAATGTTATTACTGGCGGAGATATTAAGGAGATTCAACGCCAAGGTAATCACTCTTCTGAGTTAACGCCTCTTAAATTCTATATGGAGCAGAGTAAAGACTTATCTCAGATGCCATGTCTACAGATTGGTGAGCAAGTTGATTTATCACCATTAGAGAGTTTAGATAAGGACGAATTAATTAAGTTGATTATGAATAGCGGTCGTGATGTACAAACAAAGTTAATGCAAACTTTTGAGGCAACAGAACAAAATTAAAGGGAGCTAATATCAGCTCCCCTTACCCTTTTATATGATAGAATCCACGTCTTGCTTTCTTGATTCTTTTGTCTTTAGTTAATACATTTAATAGGCTATCTCTCAATGAGGCTTGGTCTACACCTTTATATTGCTCAGTCAATACATTGAAAACATCATCAAGTAAAACAGCTTCCCCACCGTTTAACGTTAGTATGATTTGATACACTGATTCCGCAATTTCTTTTGGAGTTATTGTCGGACGCACTTCTTCTTTCACCTGTTCCATTACAACTTTAGCGTCCTCTTCATCCATTTCTCTTAGTCGTTCTATCATTTCTTTTCTACGGTCATCTAATCTCATCTTTTCTTTTTCTATGGCAATTAAACTCATCTTTATAGCCATTCTTTCATCAAACACTTCACTCATGTCGTCACCTCTGTTCATTATTATTGACACTTGTCATGTATGAGAACGTCAAATACACCCCTCAGACTTGTCAGATTGATTCCTAAGAGGAGTTTTTCTACTCTGAATATATTTAGCTATAACTCTCATACTAACTCCCTATGAGGCTAGTATACACTCTATATGAAGTTGGAGTTATCGGTCTGTGTATCTATCAATTCTTGACAAGTTTGTTTTAACGTATCTATAACCCTACGTAACACACATCCATACGTCCAAATAGTTTTGCACTCACCCCGACGAGAAACAACGTTACACGTTATTCTCGTGCGTCTGAGGTATACTCTGTAATGATTAAATCGTACAGAGTTACAAACAAACCTACTCCCCACTGACTCTATTATATTAAAAACCGACAACTTGAACAAGTCGTACCAGTTAATTTTTTAATAGGTTAACATTTGAGAACGACTATTAATAAAAAGATATACTTTATATATTATTATTAGTTATATATATAATATTTATTAAATAATTAATAGTAATATATATACATCTCTCTTTATTATATGTCAGTCTCAAATGTTAACCTATTAGATTTTAAATCTCTAAAAACAAAAATAAAGCAAGGGAAACCCTCACTTTATTACGAGATAGATATTTGGACAATGACGACTACTGTCAGCGATTGTCTCTCTTTTAACAGCTAAGTACCCTTTCGTTTCTAGCAGTGAAGTGTATTTTCTAATCGTCCTCCTGCTCATTTTTAATACTCCTGTCATATAATCGTATGTACTTTGCATGTATCCTTTTCTAATACCGTTCTGATATTTTATAAATCCGTAAATCAAGAAGCCTACACAGCCTAATTCTTTGTCTTGGACAATAGACTTGAACACTTCAAAATCAACAGAATGAGTATACTCTACTTGGTAGAAAGTACCGTCCAGTACCCCCTCTTCATACCGTGTATGTGCGAGTAAAGGCGATTTGACTTTTATGCCTCGATATGATATAATATTCTTATTCGGAATATTCTTACGAATGTCACTAGCAGTTTCGAAGTCAAAGAGATTACCTTCCTCGTCGAAGATAGCTCTGACAGGATACTCACTAGTGCTTTTTGTGTATCCGATGCTATCAAGAATACCATTATCCTTAATAATGCTGTTTACAGTTTTGTTGTCAGGGTTGTAGCCTAAAAACTCCTTAATCCTCCGTTGGCTTACAAATTCGTTGTTATCATCAAAATGCAAGCAGTACTTGTACAGGAAATTAATATACGTATAATATGAATAAGCAAACCCGAACTTACTAGCGTTCGTGAAATGGCTCGAAAAGTCCTTAAAAATTTCATTAGGTAAATACACAATCATGTTGACTAACACCAATCCTCTCGTTGTAATAGGTTAACATTTTGTACATTTTATACTAATGTAAAAAATAATGAATGTCAATATTTATTAATATAAAAATTAATGATATAATGTGATTGCAATACATTGCGTCGTTAGAAAGGATATTACACTATGAAATACACAGAGCGAGATACTGGTAAATCAGTTAACTTACACGAAGAACTTGGAATCGACATGTTGCAGGTATCAAATACTGTACTAACGTTCAACCAGTTCCATGAATTTAGTAACCTGCTGTTCCTCGGAATCATGAAAAAAATGCAAAAGATTCAATGCAAACTCCATTTGACCTGTGAAGGTGCAGAATTTGAATCAACTCATTTTGAAGCGAAAGAAGATAACGGACATCACTTATTCTTCGTCGGAGATGATTTAGTTTCTGCTCGTGAGATTAGTTCGATGGATATGTTCTATAACTTACATAAAGAGTTCGTGATTAGACTGTATTACCTCTCAAAGAGCGTCAAAAAATACATTCTATTGCGCTTCATTCCCATCAAATCAGTCCGTAAGCAGTTGATTGCAGAGTCAGACAACAGATTTAATAGCACTTTGGATATGTCAAAGCTGACTAATAATCCATTGAGAAAAGCGATTCGTGAGGCTCAAGTTGATGCAATCATAAAGCCACAACCAAAGCTAGATGGAAGTCGTAGAATGCCCGTCATGTTTAGAGGTTACTGGGCTACTGAATCTGAGCAGTTGAAGCCAAATAATTTTGAGCTAGATAAGGATACCCACATTGCAGAAGCGTTGATGCAATAGCGGAAATTGTTTATTACACCCCCCTCCCCTCGTCGATTTAGGCGTGGGGTATTGCTGTATCTAGAGATAATTGAGTCAGCCAATCGGACAAAAAATGATTTTGCGAAATTAATAGAATGCAAATATAAAATTATCAGCCATTTGGTTATCGAGTTAGCTAACAGTTGAAGCCAAAATCGAAGTGAATCAAAGTTTAATAGATTCGAAATTAATGCTTGTGAGAGCTGAGAAATAAAATGTAAGCCAAAATGATAGAATTGAATACGGAATTTAGCTAACGATGAAGCCTAAAATAAGGGAAATTTTAAGGAGTCATCGTTTTTATTTATGTATTATAAGATTGAAAGCAGATGAATCGGTTGGTTATCGGACAAAATTGAGGTTTGAGTTGAGAGCAAAATAATAGATAAATAAGCGGTTTAGCGATAGCGTTTCGATAGCATCCGAATATAGGGTAAAATCGGACAAAATAATAGGAATTGCAATGAAATTGGCTGACATCGAGTCACCACAGAAAAGTGGGTCTAGGTGATGTACAGTTGCGGGGCGGTTCTATTGGTGATGTCGGTTTGCGATTGTAAACTATCCCCCGTCCTATAACTTTACTTGTGGGACACTCGGCTTTATGGATGTCGTGGCTCGGCTCGGTTGAGCTTGTTGGCGTCGCTCGTCCCCGTGGTCGTCGGCTCGTCGGCTTGGCTCGGTTGGTCGAGATTTTGCCCACGATATTGCAAGCGATTTGCCCACGGTTGGCGGTTGGGTTTGAGATTCGCCACGGGTTACGGTTGCATGTCGGTCATCGGTTGCAATATAACATATGTCCATCTGTCGAACACTATATCAGCAAATTTGCCACAATATGCCACGCTGACATTTGCTCTCTGAGGCGATTATCTCCTACGGCACGTACTACCCCACCTTACTAACTCTCTCAGAATTGCCCACAGGGAATAGGCAAACTCCTAAAAATTTGCCACATAATACCATCACTATAATTATGTGTGTCTTGTGCATGTGTGGGTTGGTCGGCTCTGCCTTGCCTTGGTTGGGTTGGCTTGTCTCACCTGTTATGTGTGTATGTCTTGTCATGTCCTTGTGTCTGTCGCTCTCTCTTGTCGTGTCGTGCCTTGTGCTGTTGGCTCGCTTGCTTGTGCGTGTGGTGTGTGCGTGTGTGCGTCACGCTGTCATGTGTTGGTGTGGTCGTCTTGGTGTGGTGTGCTTGTGTCATGTGTATGTAGTGTTATACATGTGGTGTTATGATGTGGTTATGTGGTGCGGTTCTCCTGTTGGTTTCTGTATGGGTAATAGGGCAGGTTATACAGTAGGCTTATATGATGGGCTTGTATGGGGATGTATCAATACAACAACGATAGATAAGGAGTAACAGTCTAACTCTATTCCCTTCCATTATCTCGGTTGTTATTGTCTCACTCATTCAATCTATCTATGAGCATAGCAAAAGAGACAGTGACACTCACATCACTATCCCTTTCCGATTCCTCTTATTCTCTTGTCAATCGCTCGTGTGGTGTCAGACACATGTTAATGAATGTTCTATCACTGTACGATATGGAAATATCTACCCACATAGCAGAGGATATATAAACCTTTATTCTCGGTTGGTCTTTCAACACTATATTGTGATTGTTCCCAATAAACACTATTTGCTCCATTCTGCAATACTTGAAACCCTTCTCTTCATACGCTACTGTAAACCCGTTCGTTAAATATGCCGTTCCTTTTACTGCATTAAATAACCTACTATCTTTTAACACGTCTAACACCTTGTATAACGTCCTTTCACTCACTTCTATACCATTGGATTCCAACTCAGCTAAAGTGATGTTGTCATGTCCTTCTAGTGCGTCTGTCACTGCCTTGATTGCTTGTGTTGTTGTTGTGATTGGGCTTAATGTCGTCATGTTGTTCTGTCTCCTTTTATTTCCATCGGTTTATTTTCCTGTTTTTAATTATCAGATATTTCACAAATCAAAAATGATTTATAACTTTATGTAATTCTTTTCCAATCTATCAAGGAAATCAATTTGCTTTTTCGTTTGGCTGATTTTACTATTAATTTTATAATTGGTTATCAATCTTTTAATTCTAGAAATCATTTTCCAATTCTCCTTTTAGTTGGTCGGGACTCGTGAGAGTCCCAGTTTTTAAAATTTTATTTTTGATTAATTCCAAAAGTCAGATTTTACCCAACTACCATCCTCAGCTTGTACATATCCATCTTTATTTCTATTTTCATCATTCAAATCATTTTCACGAAAATCTTTATCATAATCGCCTTTTTCCACCTTTTGAATATCGACAATTCTGTCAGTTGTGTTCCATAAATTCATAGCAACATTAATTTTGTCACCTAGTTTGTAAGTACCATTATTTTCTAAAACCATTGTGTCATTTGGGTTAAATTCATTTACTAGGAAAATATATTCATCATCGTTAAAATCGTTAATTCCCTTTTCATTTGCATCCGTTACAATGTAAGTATTTTGAACCGTTGACATGTTTTGCACGTAAACTATTTCAATGTCATCATGATTAAATTGTACTATTACGTTTTGCCCAACCATCGGGATATGATAGTCCATTTCCTCAGCGTTCGCATAAACAAAATCAGTGTCATCATGAATGTTATCCAGTTTGTAATATCCGTCTTCTGTTTTCTCTCCGTTGTATTTAAATTCTTGCATGAAAATGAAATCCTTATTTGTATCATGTGTAGAACGTGCAACCGTTGTTTTCTCTTCTGCTTTTGCATTACTGATAATTTCTAAATCCATTGATAGAAAACCTAGTCCTAAAATCGCTCCAATAATTCCAATTCCAACCATTTTTTTGATAAACTTTTTCATTTTAATTTGCTCCATTCACTTTTTATTTTTTTGTTTTAATTTCATTATTTTTTACATTTGTTTTTTAAAAGAAAGAAATAGTTTGAACCTTTCGAGCATGAACTAAGATTAACTTTCCGTTTACTACCATCATCATTTTAATTTCTTGTACTCGTGTAATTGTCAACATTTTTAAACATCTCCTGTTTTATATATTTTGTAAGTGTTGTTCGTCTCAACTACCTTACATTTAAAATTTTATCAAATTAATAGTGCACTGTCAATGGATTTTAGAAAAATAGTTTTTTATTTTCGTTTCCATTAATGATATCAATTAGAAGCCTCAGATTGGCTTGTATGCGTTTCTATCCTTTCCATGTGTAATCATATTAGATAACAAACTAGGACAAAAAGCATACTTTTTTCAAAAAATCAAGACTTGCCTTTCATTATTTTTTACATTTATAAAGAATTTCTTTGGCGTGGTCAATCCACTCCGCCAAACACTCACAAGATATATTATCAATTTCAGAAAACTCTGTTTTGTTCTTGTTATAAGATTGCTGAATTTTACTAAATTGAATCATCACTAAATTTTTATCCAGTAATGACAATTCGCTCATATGGTACATTCTGACATCAACAGTCTTTTGCAGAGTCCAAACCGCTTCTAATTTATGGTTTGTTAATTGCTCTCTCACTTGATATAAGCCGTTTGCAAATTGTCCCAATTCGTAAATTTCATTATTATGTCGAACCGCTAAACGGTTTTCAAATTTGATAATTTTACGTTTTAAAATCTTCCCATTAATCAGGACGTTAATTACCATATTGCTAAAGATATTATTATTCACGTACTCTTTAATGAAAGAATAAATTCCATCTTTCTTAGTTTCGTCTACAATCCCCATTGCACGATAAGAAGTTTCAAAAAGTACTACACGATATTTGTTATCAAGGTTATAAGCGTTACCGCCTTTTTGTTCGCCTGTGATATCATCTTTAATTAGAACATACTCATTTTTTAAAACTGGCTTTTCGATTACTACTGTTAAATTATCTGTCATTTTTAAACATCTCCATTTTGTAAATTATTTTTGGTTTGTCTCATCAGCATGTAAAGAACCACTTTACATGGACGGGACTCGAAAGTCCCGTTTCGACTTGTGGGAACGTCTTCCCTACATTTGTTATTATAAGTGATAACAAATGTATATGTCAATCATTATTTTTTTCATTTGTATCAATCGGGAAAAATTCACCTTTTGTAATCTTGTTTCTGATTGCTTCAATACTAACTGGTACTAGAAGCGGAGAAAACAACCCAATCAGAATAATAATTGCATCCATAAATTGATTTAACATTTTTAAACACCTTTTCCTTTTTAGATTTTTGTAAGTCGTTTGTTCAACTACCTTACATTTAATATTTTACTAAAAAAGAAGACCACTGTCAATGCATTTAATTAAAATAATTTATTATTTTTTACATTTGTTACGAATCTTTAATTGTAACACTTTTTCCACTTTTCTCTAGAAAGTCGATTGATTCTCTAAGGACGGTTTCCGCACTTTCATAGACCACACTTCCCAAAACAAGGCTTATATATCCCTCATGAGCATCGCCACCAATCCAATTTTCAGAATCGGAAATCTCATAATCATAACCGCCACACTCAAGAACAACCTCCATTCCATCTTCTAGCATTTCCACGGCTTCTTTAAATTCAATTACCATTTTTATTCTCCTTTCATCAACCTAATGTTATTATAAATGATAACAATTATTTTTGTAAACAATTATTTTTTACACTTGTTATTAATACGTACCGATGGTTAGTTTTAACGTTTTTTTCTCTATATCAATTTCATATTCGCTATAACAAATTTCAGCCGTTAAATGATTATCAAGGACAAAATCCTCGTCTAAATCTTCATCATGTTCCCTAACTAGTTCTATGTAGTCTCTCTGCATTCTCTCCGCACTTCTAGTTGTATCCAAATCACCAAGCGAAATACTTCCACATACAGACGCTAACTCCTGATAACTAGTTTCCAACTGTTCACCATTGATAATTACAATCCCGTCTATAATCCCTTTGATGGCATTTCCGCCAATTAAATGTGCTACTATCATTTTCATTTCCTCTTTTCTGTATAATAGTTTCTTCGTTAACCTAATGTTATTATAAATGATAACTAATTCGGATGTCAATCATTATTTTTTACATTTGTAATTTAAATTTCAAAACTTAATTGCTCCAAGTCTCTTGCATACATTCGAGCCGTTTGTTTTAGCACACAAACCGCCTGTGACAATGAAATACTTTTAACGCCAATTCTACTAATATAGAATTTTAATTCTTTTGCTCGTTCATCCCAGTATTGTAATTTAATTCCGTTTAAATTACCGTCTCTTTCAAGACAAACTTTAATTTCCTCTTTTGTAGCAGGTAGCAAAGGAATTAAAGTTTTTAAACCGATTCCATTTACAACATTTGTGTAAAATTCTTCGTGGCTCATGATTTCCCCAGTTTCCTTGACCATCATAGAATTAACCTTGTTAAACTCTTTTAAATTCATTTTATTTTCCACCTTTTCATTTTTGATTAATGTATCATTGATTCTTTCATTTATTTGGTCAAGAGCTTCCCAAAACCATTCAGTACCTCGTAATTCTGTACGAGTTTCATTTTCTTTAGCTATCCAGTTTTTAATGAACGTAGTATCAGTAATTAGAGACCACTCTTTATTTAAAGTGCGTTCCACATATGCTTGAACCTCTTCTACAGTCTCGCCAATCTGTGAAGCGATTGACACCGTACCATCCGTACATTTAATTAAGAAAGAGTATTTGTTTAATGTTTCAGCTTGTGTCAGTTCCATTTTAATTTCCACCTTTTTATTTTATTTTCGAACCTATAGTTATTATAAATGATAACAATTGCGGATGTCAATCATTATTTTTTACATTTGTGAAATCACTTTCTTTTCGGCTTGTCTCATCAGTATGAATAGAGCCACTATTTCACAGACTGGGAATTATTCCCCAGTTTCGACCGTTGATTTATGAATTTTGTACTTATTATTCGTGTGTTTCCGTGTATTTTACTTCCATCCAAGTATAATGTTCGGCTAAATTTTTATGAATCTTTTTCGCCTCGGCTTGTGCCTTCGTTTCTTCCTCTTGTTTGTATATAATTACAACCATGTCCTCAAGTAAATCCTCATTACTATCTAAAAGGTTAACCATTAAATCAAAACCGCTTTCGTCTTCGTCTCCATTCCAGTTGAAAAGTTCGACTTGTAATTTGCTCACTCTTGATTCATTAATCTTTTTCTTTACTTCTCTCAAATCCATATTACGTTCCATTTTTAAACATCTCCTTTGTTGCATCTGTTGTTATTATAAATGATAACAACTTTATATGTCAACACTTATTTTTGTAGTTGAGAAAAGGTGTACTTCCCTCAACTACATTTAAAATTCTATCAGATAATAAATCCACTGTCAATGCATTATATGAAATTTGTTCATTTATTTTTCAATGTAGTAATGAACACTTTTTCCAACCTCAGCAGAGCAATTATAATAAGTGAACTCATTAATTTTTCGCTCCATATTTGATAATTCGCCTTCTTTTTCGTTTCCTAACACATCAACGGTTTTCAAGTCGTCTTGTGTCCACTCAACAGGGATTGCCATATTAAAAGGATGTCCCATGTTTGGGAAGCTTTTAGAAGGACATAATAAGCCTTTAAAAGCACCTTCCTTTTTGATGATAGATTTTACTTGTGCTTTCGTGATTTTAATTAACATTTTCAAACATCTCCTTCGTTGCGTCTTTTGTTATTATAAATGATAACAAAATGACATGTCAACAACTAATTTCATTATTTGTTTCACTTGTATTCCGTTTGTTTATTACGTCCCTAATGTTACAGAAAAATCAGTGCACTGTCAATGGATTTTATGAATTATTTTTAGTTTGTAGTTTTCAATCACGCATATATATAGAAGAAACTCGAAACTACCATATAAAGAGCATTTCGACTTATATTGTATTTTTTATTCGTAATTATCTGACTATAATCGCAGCAAAAACCAGTAAACAAAATCAAAATAGAGACAACAGGAAGAATGAGAGACAGAGCGATGACATAGGCGAGCGGTACGGCTCGTTCATTTTTGACACTCAGTTCGTATCCATTTCTATGATTTACAATGAAATCGTATTAAGTAATAGGCACGCACATATTCCCACCAATATATGCACCACAATACACATAGGCGCAGGTGCAAGCACCACATATACTCACTAACGCTAGCACACACTATGTATTGTGCATCTATCATAGGGGTACACACCTATATTTTTAGTGTGCATTATGTATCCATTTCTACAATTCATAATGAAAACGCATTAAGTAATAGGCGCTCAAATATTGCCACCAATATAATATATAATAGGCACATATATAACATACCATTATAGTAGTTGTATATAAATTACATAATAAGATATAGTATTATATAACTATATATAATGTAACATATTGTAATGGCATCTTATGTAAGAGATTAATATATAATAGAATGTATATTAATCTAGGACAGATTCATAGAAGAAGATAGAAATATACATATAATAGGCGTCGCATAATGATGCATTTACGCGTTACACATACAGTAATATGCAGGTGTCTTTGTGATGTCTCGGCTAAGCATGGCGCATTTCATATGCAAGGACATGCGAATCAGCAACGGAATGGCATACAGCTATATATACAGCGCTTAGAATGCAAAACAAATTAATAGATTAATATAGAGAGAATTATATATACGTGTATTTGCGGTGCAGGTGCGACGACACATGGAATCGCTGAGGCAAAAATCACTTAGTTGCGAAGCATTTACAAGCCTCCCTAAGCCTCCCGAAACGTTGATGTTTTGCGACGTGTCGTTGACGGATTCTGTCATGCCCTATCGAGCTGTATGGCGTCACTATGATTGTATAAAAGAGTGATTTTACCTCAACATAGCATGGAAACCACAAATCAAAATTCGTTAATTTGCAACGGATTCTGAAATCAGAAATCAAATTCGGATTGCGAAATCAAAAAGAAATCCCGAAATCAGTTTCCGAAACCAAATTCAAAAACCAAATTCAAAAATGAACCTCCAAGAACAACAGCGAAACTCAAATGATTTTCAGACCTGTTCCCCACCTCCTCACGGCAAATCCATGAATCAAAACACATTTTGTAAATAATTTTCGTTTTATACAATCCACAAATCATAAAAGAAATCGAGAAATCATAAAAGAAAATTGAAAAAGAGAATCAAATTTAGAATCCCGAAAAGAAAATCATTCTCTATGCTTTCCTATACCTTTTAGCCTCACGAATCGAGTTTCTTCTATAAATAGGACTCCGTTGGAATCCACAAATCAAAAACAAATTATATAATATTATATAATGTAATATAAAATATTATAATAAATCCATTGACAGTGGATGGGTAAAAATGTATACTAATCCATGTAATCAACAAACGGGAGCTGATAAGCAACAAGAAACCCGAAAGCATAATTAATTTATTACTTGTCTTTAACTAGACAAATCTCAAAACAGAAACAAAAAATGATTTTAGGAATTAAGGGGATGTTTAAAAATGAAATTAGAATTTTCACGTCATGCACAGGAGCGTATCACAGAGCGTCATATTACACGAGGAGAAATTGTTTGTGCTGTATTATATGGAAATCGAGAAAAGGCAAACAAACGTTGGACATTCGAATATACATATAAAGATTTTGTTATTGTGGTTGCAGAACATGAAAATGGCAAAATGGTTGTGGTATCATGTGAGTATACACAAAAATTTACCAAATACGCTAAGAAATTCGCAAAACAAAACGGAATCGGATTCTACAAAGCTCTTAGACGCTTGAGAGAATCTAACTTTACACTAGCATCATAAGAAAAGAGGAAACGACATTGAAAACTAGTATAGAAACTATTGATTCCAGTCTTTTGTTTGACTGTGAAATGATGATGATTGCTACAGGAAAAAGCTTTAGTCAACTGGAAAAGCAGTACAAGAGTGATATAAGCGCTCATGAGCAGTATTTAGAAAGAAACATTGACACAGACGGGAATAAACTTTCTCAGGAGCTTAGAGAAACATATGTGGAGGCAATAGAAAGTTTTAATATAGCTTTAAAAACAGTGCAGAAATATATTGCATTTTTGAATGGCGAAATAGATGTTGCTATCTCTGAAAATGAAAGATGTAAAGGTATTAACTATCAACGAATACCTTTTTCTTACCATCAAGCTCAAATTAAAGAAATAATAACTTTAAATCTATCTGATAGCGTTAAAGTTATTAAAAAGCATTTCCCAAGCGAATACAATAAATATAAGTCACTACTTAAATCTTAAATATTAATTTTAGAGGTGTTTAAAAATGTTACCGAAGAAATATGACAAGTATGACCGTATAGAAGTAGATGAAAAAGATTTTGAAAGAATCTCAAAATGGGTTCACAACCATTACGAATCAGAGAATGGAGCTTTCCCACTAGAGAAAGGCATCTTGCAAATCAATGCACAATTTAACGGGTTGGACGCAACTTCGTTTAATGTGTTCGAGCTACATAAGAACTATATCAACATTGAAATATATGATAGTAAAGAAGACAAGCTATTAGAATTTGAAATTCGAAACACCAATGGTGAATTGAAGTATAAACTTAAAGACTCATTTAAAATGAAGAGTCCATCATTACAAACTCAGGCGGATTTTAGGAATAATCGTATGATGAGTTTTACAGCTAAGATGTTCATGCAAATCATGTACTTCATGGCTAACTTCATAGAAGAGAAGAGAGTTGTTCGTGAGATGAATCCTCAATACCAACCATCTAATCTATTAGAAGTTAAACCTAAAGCAACGCCTGTAAAAAGGTCTATGAGGACTATTGGACGAACAATATATAGGCTTACAGCTAATCGTGAAGTGTTAGAAAAACGCCCTTACGAGCGTCATACAGACGCTTGGACTCGTCGAGGTCATTTTAGATATCTCAAGAACGGTAATCGTGTTTGGATTGAACCAACCGTTGTTAAAGCAAAAGGCGTTAAGACAGCAGAAATTGAATCGGCTACTTATAAATTGTAGTTGTATAGTATCTTTGAATACTATTTCTATAAAGGATTTCAAGATAATATTTAAAGATACTATTTTAATAAAATCCATTGACAGTGGATTTATAATGTTATATGATATTATTAAATGTTATATATTATTATATAATCGTATATAACATAATGTATTGTAATGAATAGGAGATGTTTAAAATGAAAATTCGTGTCGTACAACTCAACGAGAACGAACGACCAGTAGTAGCAGAAATCGACGCATCACAAGAAATTTTCAGTAAAGGCTTAGAAGGCGCTATTGTCACGGATGATATCCATCTATGGTTCAAGAACGAAAAAGATGAAGAAGATGTTTTGAAAGATAATCTTATCTTTGCGTATGAAGACCTAGAGTGGGAAGTAATCTGTGGCAATGCATTTTTCGCATCATACATCGGAGGAAAAGACACCTTATCTTTGACTGATAAACAAATCACAGAAATACAAAACAGAATAACGCCAGTAATAACACGTACAGGCGAAACGTTATTCGCAATCCGTTTAGACCAATAAAGCATAATAGGAGATGTTTAAAAATGAAAATACGTGTCGTAAAAGTTAATATGGGTGAGAAGCCAAGAATCACAGAAATTGAAGATACTCTAGAGGCTTCAAAGGAAGTTGTCGGTGGCTACATAGAACGTGTTGCAATCGGAACTGAGATTGATTTATGGATTAATGAAGAAGGAAAACTAGATGACGAGTTAAAGGAAAATATCGTTCTAGTCACTAAAGGTCGTCCCTATGATGTCGTTCACGGCAATGTATTCTTCGCATCACATGATGACTCAGGCAATACAATCTCTCTAACCGACGAGCAAATAGAAGATTTAAAACGAAGAACAATGTCGGCAGTTACACCAACAGGTGAAGAACTAATGGCAATCATTGTAGACTAATCGAAATTTTAAATAGGAGATGAACAACTTATGTTAAATGAAGCGCAATCATTCAACGATACACGAACAAATGATTTCCGACACATTTCTGATAGAGATTTCAAATATCTTCAGTCGTTAATCCCCGTTATGGGCAAAGCAACACCTGTAGTAGATGGAACTGATTACGAGTTAGAAATGATGGGGATTTCCCCAACAAAACTAATCAATTACTTCGAAACAGATGAATTTGCTGATTTAATTTTCCGATGCTCAATAGGTGAGTTCGATACAGATAATGGCGATTTAGTAATTAAACACACTCAAGATGAAGAGTTTGTTGTAGGCGGAGTACAATATGAAATCACCGTCAAATATGTAGATAATGACGTCGTATTTGGATACTATCTCGACAAAGGTGACAAAAACTACTTTTTAAGCAAGTCTCTCAAGAGACGTGGAGAAATTCAATTCCTAGAAAAGTTCTTATTCCTCAACGATACATATGTTCAGACTGAGTTTTAAACCATCGAAGAGCTTCGGCTCTTCTTTTTTATTGAAATTATTTAAAATAATCCATTGACAGTGGATTTATAATGTATTATATTATAAGAGTAAGTTATGTGATATTAATTTATCGAACATTATATAATGTAATATAATATAATGTTATGTAAGTTAATATAAAATAATATTATAGGAGATGTTATAAAAATGGCTACTTTAAGAGAGAAATTGATTGATTCATTGCAAATCTCAGAAGACCATCCAAAAGTGGACGCACTAATATTTACAAGATTGGTCGGTATCGAATGCGCTGACTACTGTACACGATGTGGCGGTACTGGCAACTATTCATACAATCCGATGCACGGTTCTACTTGTTTCAAGTGTGACGGTAGAAAATATCAAATGCCAAAAATTACGAAAAAGCTTCTAGTGAAAGTTGAAGAGGCAATCGCAGAAGGGAAGTTACAGCATTACTTTGAAGAAACGCAGAAGAGACAGAAAATCAAGTTATTCATAAAAGAGATAACAAGATATGAAGTATATTCAGATACAATGTTCAAGGATGACGATTTTGGTAAATACTACGACGCAGGACAGAAAAAAGATAACTCATACGAACACCATGTATATGAGCTATGGACGAGTCATGATAAATTTATAGAAAGCATCAAAGAGAAGTGTCGATACTTCGGTAGAAATGTCCATCCAAGACTAGCTCAGAAGAAAGCTGAGATGGAGAAAGATATTTTTGATAACTACAAAGAATACTTTGAACGAATCAGAGAGAACTACAGTATCCTAACTAATAAAGATAGATTGATTACATATGCAACAAAGAAACAAGAACAACGAAAATCTGAGCAAAAAGAGTCGCTTATAAAGCTATTGAAAGAATCCGTGGAAGCAGAGGACTGGAAGATGGTGAACTTCTGCTCAGAGGGATTAATGAATATACAGGAGGGCAAGAAGCCCTTCTAGGCTTCATTAATAACAAATCAGCAGATTACTTGCAATCATTGGTAGGTATAGTATAAGATAACAATACAGAAATTAAAAATAATGAATAAGGGGATATCGTTATGTATATTAGAGAGTTTGAAGTAACAACGAACGCAACGTTCAAACACGGTTGGGAGTTATTTGGATATCAAAAAGAATTTATTGGTGCTGTCCAAAACGTAGAGGCGATGGCTATTGGCTTAGGTCGTCAATTCTTGTTTGATGATATGTTATTTAATGTTGTAGACATCGAGCGACTAGAGGGCGAAACTCGCTATCATTTAGATGAAGTACGACCTGCACCAATCAAACTGGAAGTTTAATTACAACTGTAAAAAATAATAAAAAGCAACATTCTATATGTTGCTTTTCCTAACCACCTGTGTTATCATTAATAGTAACAATATAAGGAGTTGACATTATGGGAAATCAAACAAATCAAGAGCAGATGATTGCAGAACAAAAAGAGCAATTCGCAAAAATTATTAAACAGCAAATGAAAAACCGCAATCTAACTGTTAGAGGTGTTGCAGAGCTAATTGAAAATTTCAGCTTCCCTCAATTAACTCGTATCACAGGCGGAAAGAACTATAATATTGACACTCTAATTAAAGTTCTAGATGTACTTGGACTTGAGTTAAACGTCACGTTGAAAGACATTGACAACAAAGATAGTAAGTAAGAAGGAGATATAAGATGTTCGAATGTGTTGAATGCAATAAAAGCCTTGAAGCTATGGCTTATGCAGAGATTGATGATATCAAAATATGTTTACCATGCTACTCAGAAGGGATTCCTCAACCTCCAAGAAGAAGCGACTTTGATTGGGAGAAGAAATCAAAGGAGCGCAAAGAAGCAATCAGGAATCGCAATGTAGAACTTCTAAGAAAGTACGGTTAATATATAAGGGGAAATGGGAGATGTTTAAAATGTTAGAATCACGTTATGACAAGACCGACGGGTTTTGGAAATACCATGATGAGAATGGTGGCTTTCAAATAAGACATGTAACTAAGAAGCAATTTGAAGAGGAAAAATCAGCTTTACACAAGCTATGCAAGCCTCTGTCAGAGGAATACATTAGACATTTTGGTCTTACAGAATATCATATATGTACCGATAGAGATAAAATTGTATCTCTCATCAAAGAATTACAAAAGCGTGGTTATGTATTCTCTATGAATGATGAAGAGCGTCAGACTATCATATTAGAGCGGACAGCTTATTCACACGCTATGCGTTGCAGGTATTATCATCAATTAAAAGTGAAATACGCCAAACCGTGGGGACAATATCAATTCTTATGGGAATCAAGTTTTTACTTTCCTAAGAACAGACGTGTAAAATTCGGCTCAAAGTACCTGCCTCTACGGAGATATACAGAATCTCCATTTGGGTTGGGAAGCACATGCAAATTATAAAATAAGATGTTTAAAAATGTTAGAGAGGAAGATTAAAATGGAATCAGCATCAAAATCAGCATTAGTATCACTCAGAGCAGATAATAAGATTTATATTATGGCGGACGAAGGGATGATTTCAGGCTTCGAGAACAAGCAAAAAGCATTGGATTTCTTCCAAAAGGGCTACAACCAGTCTCATAGAAGAGGATATGAAGCTAGTATGTCAGCGTGTATAAACTACATAACATTCCAACCTGCAATCCATGAGATTAGTGAGGATGAGCTACAAGGGCTAGTAGAGCAGGGAGTCATTGTGCCTGAGACATTTAAGAGTTATAGATTAAATCATATCTCAGGAATGATGACAGGTGCGCTATGTACAGGTGAAAACGCTGAAAAATGGCATGAGAGCGGAACATCACCACGATTAATTGAGGAACAATTCTAATGAGTGAATATGTTATTTATCTTTCCAGTGAAGAAACACCAAAAGATGTACATAACTCTTATGGATACTGGGGAGGAAAAATACTTTCTTCGGGTGGTATGCGCTACCCATCAATAGGTGTTTGCAGTGATAAAAAAGATGTGAAGAAATACAAATCAAAGAAGAGAGCCGAAAATATGGCTGAAAAGCTCGCAGACAGATGTTTCTATGTTCTATCTTGGGTAGTTGAAGAAATCGAATAACGGAGGGGTTTTTATGCGTAAACAGATGTATCAAAATTATATTGAAAAACTAAATGAAGAAAGAGTTGACAGTTCCTCTTTAACAGTGGAGCGTATTAAAAATCTAGGTACTAAAGAATGCCTTATCTGCTCTACAAGCACAGTAGAGTTAGGAATAATGCATAAGTTAACTATAACGGAGACCAGTGTTATCGAGAGCGAAAATGAATATATCGTTTTAGATGCATTTGGATATATAATATGGACAGATGACGCAAAAGGTACATTTGATTACATACAAGGATTTACTAAAGAGTAGAGGAGAGTTTTAAAATGAGTGAAGAAAAAGTATTTTTACATTGGACGAAAAGAGGATGGGATACACCAAAAATGTTTAGAGGTGTTCCATGCTGTGCAGAGTTTGAATCATTAGAAAAGCTAAAAAAGACTATGAGCAATTGTATTTACAATGGAGAGTGGGTTACAGACTCGAAAGGGAACGCTATCGACATAGATTTAGAGAGCATTTGTGCAGGTTAACTTTGGATAAAATATTTATTTGATTGAAGGGGGACACATTATGAAAAGATACAATATAACAATTGTTTACAGCAATGGGTTATCAAGAAGCACATCTAATAACTCTCTCAATAAAGAGGAAGCGATTAATACTGCTTTAAAAACTGACATGGATGCAGAAAATATAATCTCTATCACTATTGTAGAGCATGTGAGAGAAGATATATAAAGAGCCGTATGACAAAGGAGACTCAAATGAACGGGAATAAAGTGTACAAGGGAAGTGCTTTAAAAGCTTGGTTTTTGAGCAAACCGAACATCAGAAGGATATTGATTCCTAGCGGTGATAGTTTTCACATCATGAATCTAGATGAAATCATTGATACTGACTACTATTTAATTACACAAAGAGACTTCAACTCTATAACAATTGAAGAAGTCGAACTAATAACAGATTAAAGAATTAAGGGGAGATAATCTTGGAGAAGCATATCATTATTGAATTAAAAGATAAGACAAAGTACACAAATCTTGAAGGTTTAGGCAATAACCTAGAAACAGTTGAGGAAATCAAAGAACAACTAGATAAAACAGGGGAATATGTATTTCAACCCTTCGTAGGCGAACAAATTACTCTTAAAAAATCAGATATCAGAGCAATCCGTCACACTAAGAGCTATACATCTACTTCTTACAGTCCTTTTGGTAATTCATACAAGATTAGAACTCATTTCTTACCCGATGGTGCAGTTAATATTCATAAAAAGAACTCGCTAGGAAGAATTGATTCAACTCTAACACTTGATAGTAAGACTGCTTTGCAATTGGCTAGGGATATCTTAGAGAAAGAAGCCGAGAGGGAACAAATTTATAATATTAATCAAGATAAGCATGAGAATCTTCGTGATATTGATGAAATATTATCAATTGCTATCAGTCAAGACTGGGAAATTGATGCTACAAAGTCATATACAATGATTGGTTTCCAAAATGATAGATTTAAAGTAATGCTCCACACTATAGAAGGACATTACTCAATTCAAGATAAAGAAACGAACAAGGGGATTGTACATGACGTGAATAGCATAGATGATGGTGGTTATCCCGAAATCTTCAACATGTTTTATAAGTAAGTCACACTAAAGATAGAAGTAAAATTCTATCTTTTATTTTTCTGAAATAGTCCATTGACAGTGGACTTTAAGTGGTGCTATAATGAGTACATAAGATGAAGAGGAGATGTTTAAAAATGAAAAACGAAATCAAAGCAGTAGAAGAAAGAATCGAATTAGCTAGTATGTTAAATGGGGTATTCAATGTTAGAATGAAGGGTAATTGGAGACCTCAAATAGAAGGTGCAAGCGTTATGACAGCGGAAAGTGTTGTTGAAGAGTTCTACGTTGAGTCAATTAGAACAGGAGAATACCACGGAAATAAAACAGCACTTCTAATCGGTACAGACTACCACAATAGAGAATTATCACTTCCTGTGAGTAGAATTATTGATGCTCACAAAGTAGATACGGATGAACAAACTAAATTAAAAACATTTAATATAGCTTTAGATGTACTAAAGGAAACATGCACCGAGGACGATGCAAATTATGCATTAGTCTTAAAAATGGCTAAAGAATTAGAGGATAAAGGGATTAAAGAATATATCCCAGTAAGAGCTTCATAAATATAACAATTAGAATAGAGGAGGGGAGACGTTCCCCTCTTAATATAAATAACAAATAGCATTAAGGAGCATATACGATGGACGATATTATTATGATGGCAAATCAGCAGATTACAGAAGACGACCTATATCCTCTAACAGAGGAAAACATAGCATTATTCAATGAAAAAGGATATAAATTACCGACTCGTGAGGAATTGAAACGAGATGCAGAGAGTCAAGATTTATCAATTGATGATTTCTATTTATGCGATAAGATTTTTGAACCATTCTGCTACTGCAAGTTTCCTGTATACTTCGGCACAACATCGTTAAAAGAAGTATTTGGTCTTCATGGCATGACGCCACTGAAAAAGCATATTGAATGGCTTGAGGCACATGCAAATAAATTGCTTCATGAGAAGAAGGATTACTTTGGATTCCTAACATTCACTAATACGCATGTTAAATTCATGTTCATGAATAAAATGTACTGGGATGTTCCAGTAGAAGACCGATACGAGTTATTCATCGAGTTTTACACTCATGAGGACTATGGACACCATTTAATTGATAGAAAGTTGATACAGGATGCAGTTAAGCACCAACAAACAGCATACAAAGATGAAATGCTATCTCGATTAAATGACACTCTATCAAATGTCGGTACAGATGAAATGATTACTATCTACAGAGGATGCGGTGATAAATCAACTGCTCCTACAGAATCTATGAGTTGGACACTAAGCCTTGATACAGCAATATTCTTCGCAATGCGTAGAGGATTAGATGGTGATATCTATGAAGCAAAAGTGAAGAAAGAACACGTTATCGACTATCTACAAGGAAGAAACGAAGAGGAGATTCTAGCATTCCCTCAGCATGTAGAAGATATCAAGCCTTATAATATGATTAAAACAAATGAAGAGATTCGAGCAATGCTAGATGATGAATATGCAGAAGAGTATCACTTATACAAGAATACATTCATCTTAGATAAATACTTTGACAATCCTGAGGGTATTCATGGTACTCTACACTGTAAACGTGTATTATTCCACGCATTATCACTGTCACGAGCGCTGAATCTAAACATGAGAGACAGAGGAATCCTATGCAATGTAGCTTGCTTCCATGATATCGGTCGTGAGAATGATGATGAAGACAGAGAACACGGAAAGCTAAGCGTATTAAAGCACCATGAAGAAATCTCAGGTAGTTTCCCGTATACGTGTATTGACGTAGTAAATAGAGAAGATACAAGTGAAGAATATGAATTACATCATATGACGGATGATGAAGTTGATATTATCGAATTTATCATGGAGTATCATTGTATTGGCGATGAAGAATCAAAAGATGCTTTACACAATCTAAACTGGGACAATGAGAAAACCGAGAGAGCATGGAATCTATATGTGATTTTTAAAGATGCTGACGGGCTAGACAGAGTTCGTATCAAAGATTTGGATACTAAATACCTAAGAACAGCAGAAGCAAAGAATCGTGTACTATTTGCATACGGGTTATTAAAAGGAATTAAATAATACAAGCACCTTCAAAAGAAAAGATAACCAGTCCATTGACAATGTTTATTATGTAAAAATTATATACTTACAAAGAAAATAATTCCTCTTATGGGGTTTTATTTTTTTACCATGTAGTGCATTGACAGTGGACTATCAAGGTGCTATACTAAGTATAGAAATTGAGGAGGGGAAATGACATGGCTAGAAACAGATTAAAAGAGCTTGCTAAAGACCTAGTATTCGTAAATGACAACCTAGAAAAAGATAACGTTAATGAATTAGATATAACAGAGTTAAAGGCGCATCAAAATCAAATCATGGACGAACTTATAAAAGGTGGATACAGCACCGATTTGCTAGTTCAATACATGAAGGAATACAGAGAAGTTCCCGTTGGTGGTTTTAACGAATGGATTAACAGTTAATGGTGCAGGTGAGAGCAATCTCACCTAAAATTTTAACAAACAGTGCATTGACAGTGGATTTTAAATTTGCTATAATGAATATAGAAATTAAAGTATAAGGGAGAACGATTATAATGACAGAGCTTAAATTTGAAACAAGAGAAAAGAAAGTCGATGAATTAACTGAGTATCATGTATTTGATGTAACAGGGGAGAACGAAATTTATGCAGGTTGTGTAAAGAATTTCAGATGGAACGCAAGCTTATCTGACGGTGGATTCAATAGACTTGAGCCATTCAATGCAAACAATGAAAGATTAGGTCATGGTGGTGGAGAAGAAACCGACGTTCAAGAGTTAATTGATTATGTTAAAAGCGTACACACAAGCAATGTTGAGATAGAAAACAAGATAGCAGAACAATGGGAAACTCAAAGGGAAGATGCTCTAAGATTAGGTACTACCGAGGAGAAGTTTAAGAGATATCACAATGTTAGAAACTACGTTGAAAGAGTAGTTAAAGCAGAAAAGGATTTAGTTCACTTAAAATATATTCTTGATGAAATAGTATCGGCTTATGAGTCAGAGGCAATTGCGTCTATTCGTACTGAGGGAGTAGAAATAGTATTCAAGGAAGCAATTGATAAGCGTGAAAAAGAAATTGCAGAGATTGAAAGAGACATAGAACAAGTTACAGGATGGATAAAAGAGTATTAAACCGAATAGAAGGAGTATTTTAAATGGTATTGTGGGGATTTCAAGAAGTAGATGGATGGCACTTTTCAAAGAAGTGGAATTATTATCAAAGAACAGAGGGGAGAGCAGTAGCTTATATACAGCAATATATTGGTTTCTACTGCCTCCAAGTGTATGAGCGTGGGTTATTGGGTATCTGTGATATCGAATATCGCACAGAGAGCTTCCAAGAAGCAGTAGATAAAGCTGTAGAGTTCTTAGAAACGTATAAGGACAAGAATAAGCATGATATGGCTAAAGACTATTGGAGTCCTCACAATACTCAAGGTTATTGGCAAACAAAGTATTAAAGAGAGAAGGAATTAAAATGGGAATGCGTAAATGTGATTCATGCAACGGTTGGTACAATCAGCAGGATAAGGAGAAGCATTGTTGGTCGTGCCAAGAACAAGGTAAGGATAGACCAGAAATGGTACATTTAGTTTATGAAGAAGAAAGTGTTGGACATTCAAAAGTAGTATTCGTTAGAAGAAATGAAGTTGATGCTAAGGCTGACGTTGATTTCCGTGTAAAGCAAAATATTAAATCTTGGTATGAAACGCATTTCTTGCGATAGGTTGATAATATAAGAGTTTTATACAATAGGGAGGAATATATAATGAATACAAATGAATGGAAAGTAGAATTTACGATAGGAGAAACAAAAATTAGTAGATTAGCAGATGTATCATCGTTAGAAGCTATTCAAGAAGAAGGGAAGAGAGTCATGGTAGTCAATAATGCTGTAAGCAAGATAAAAAAGGATACAGGCATAAATCTAAGAGATATTATAGAAGACGTTCATTCAAATGCTGTAATAAGATTAGTATAAAATTCTCATTTTATTTTAAAGGGGTTCTATAGGGGAGATATAGAAATAGCTATACATTCGATTTTCAAATAAGGGAGAGATACGCGTGGAGAAAAAAGACATTAATTTAATTATTTTGGTTTCAAATTTAAGCAAGTCTTTTATAATTATTTGGGACACAAAGGACGGAATTGAAGTGATGGGTGAAGATGAAATAATTAACGAATACATCGAAATTCGTTTTACAGAATTAGATGAATTTATGAAGTGGGGAAGAGAGTATTTAGCAAATATAGACATGAAATATAAGAGCTCTTAAAATAAAAGTCTGATTTCATGAAAGAGGGAGGTGACAATATGGAGAAGGAAAGAAAAGAAATAAACGGATGGAAATATTATCGTAGCGATGATGGAAAAATGGTTGCTTACCACAGAAGTGCAGGCGAACAATTAATTTTTGAAACAGATGAAGCATTTGACAGATGGTTAGAAGCAGAAAAGAATGAGTAAATTTAGGAGGGATACAATGGCAAGCCAAAAAGACTTTCACGAAGCGAAAGACGAAGTGTATAATGCTCTAGTCAAAGCAACACAGGATAAATATTTAAGTACAGAAGAAATCCTGCTGTTAATGAATGAAATTCAAACAGAAGTTCTTAGAAACGCTATTAAAAATAAATTTCGATAACGAGTGAATAAGGATGGTAACGGTTAAATGAATGTAATAGAAAGCACAAATAAAAACGAAATATCCTACATGGTTTTAAAGGTAGGAGATGAATACTTTTGCGACGCATGGGAAGAGTGGGACGCTGACGTAGACAACTTTTCCTTCACAAGCAACATAGAGAGCGCATATAAGTTTTATGGTGGTCTATCGCCTAAATGGGGCAATACTCCGAAATACTTATGCGATGATAACGGAAAGATAATTGATACATTGGCACAAGCTCAAGAATATTTTGGTGGTGAAGTACTTGTTGTAAATAAAAAAGTAACTACAATAACAAGATTTGAAGTTAGCAATCTAAGTGATTAGATAAATTTCTGGTTTTAAATTAGGAGGTAGATAATATGGGTTCTTTGGAGATTACTATGACAATCAAATGTGGAGAGTGTATCACACATTCTAACTTCTCTTTAAGGCGTTATGGGATTGAAGATACTCTAATGCTTATAGAGACTATCAATCGCCATCATTTGGGTTATTTCAAAGCCAAGAAGACAAATCATAATGAAATTAACATCGAATGTACTCAATGTGGTCATGTGGATGAGCTTATCCTTTAATACAGGTCTGATTTCAAACGAATGGAAAGGTGAGCGAGAATGAAAAAGCATCAAAAAGTAGAAACAATTGAACGAATGCTGAACGAACTTGGCAACGAACATAATGTTGGTGGTTTTAATGAGTACGACCAAGAAATAACTAATCTATTTGGAGAAATTTTACCTTACCTATCTCATGAAGGGTTGAATTTCGCTATGAATTACATAGAAGAAGCAAGTAAGGTTGGGGTTAATAGAAGAAAACCAATGACCATTGAAGATATGAAACAATGGGCAACAGATAATAATAGAAGACGAGGACTGAATGTATAAAAGGAGCGAGTTGCTTTGCCAACATTAAAACTTTCTATTCCTGACCCAAATAAGCCTTGTGTCAGAATTAGTGGAATTAATTACAGTAAGAACCCATTAAACATACTAGGGGAAGTAATCCTTGAACGAACAGAGACATCAGGAGGATTAAAACAATATAAAGTAATGCAAACCGATTTCCCAAAGTGCTTCCCTCTAGAAGAGAGTTATTGGAACATTACCGATATGTTTTGTAATGCATGTAATAAACATATACATGATTACACGGTGACTTGTTTAACAAAAGAATATGAAAAATTAAGACACAGCTCTAATTTTCCAGTATTCAGTAAGCATAAGTATAAAAATGGATGGAAAGTTCTTATTTACAACCCAAATGAAAAGAGATTGGATTTACCAATCAATGAATTAATAGACGAAGGAAAAGAAGTAGTAAAACTTGTGGTTTAAATATAAGTTTGATTTCATATAAAGGGAAAACATAGCAATAACAAGTCAAAAGATTTCAACGCAGTTTTCTTTGCAGTTCTATCAAAATATGAGATTATAGGAATCTACAGAATTAAATAAACATGTATTAGAGGAGAATACAGGATGTATGGTCAAGTAGCTGAGGTTTTCTATAAGGGTAAAGTGTTCGACTTGTTTATCACTTGTACATATCGTGATACACCTGAGGATTTAAGTAGAATGGGATTATATCGACTTACAACATTAGAAAAAGAACATCCTGAACTTACATTAGAAGAAATAGTTGAACTAGTTAACACTGAAAAACTATAATAATTTTAGAAAGGAAATGATAAAAATGATTAAAGAAGTAAGAGATGTAGTAGCTTATATAGTAGGACGATACATCAGCAAATTAAATAAAAGCAGTGTCTATTCTTATGAAGACAATAATTACATTAGTATTAGTGGTGATGTGAAAGATAATCAAATAAATGTTTTCGACCACAGAACCAATAAACATATGAGTGGAAACGGTCGGAGTGGAGACTTCTCACTTTTCAACTACGCTACTTCAAAACATGTCAATATTAAATTTAATGGCGATAAGTTTTCGGGATACGATTACGATTCTTGCCAACATTTTAGCGGTGCAGTGAGAAAGAACTCTATTTCGCTTTATGATTACGAAACTTCCAGTTATTACGATTATTCTCTATAAGGAGCTATAAATGGATTTTCAACAGAATATCAAGAAGGCATTCTACAACAAGCCATTCAATAGAGAAGCTGTACTCACTCACTTTAGAGACTTCGGATATAATGAGGTCTCTAATGAGGACAGAGAGGGTTATCATCGCTTTCTCTTCACACAGAGTGGCAAAAAGAAAACGCTATTTATGAAATCAAATGATAAAGGCGTCGTTAAATACATTAAAGTGCAAGAGGGTAGAAGTCATCTACCTAAAACTGACTCCAAAACATTTAGTAATCTGATTAAATTGATATTCGTATTCATGATAATAGGTTGTGGATACTGGTTTATCTCTCATTTAGACTCAGATACTACTACGAAAGAAGATAATCCTTATAATCGAGATTATGATGGAGATGGAATCAAGGGAACGAGGAGCGATAATGATATCTATCGCAAACATTTTAAGTAAGAGGAGAGAGAATATGAGTTACGTGTTAAAAGTTTTTGGTAAGTATGTAGCAGAAGGTGTTGGATTCAACAAAGAACAAGGTGTATGGGACGTTACTCTAATCAGTAGCGAAGTAGATGCACAATCTTACAGAACAAAAGAGCGAGCAGAAACAGTAGCAGGATTTGTAGAGCAACACTATTTTGAAGAGGATGGGACACAGGTTACATGTATTGTTGAAGAAAACTATGCTAAACATCGCATCACGGCTTTGAAATGGTCATTAGAGCAAGCTCAGACGCAGTTAAACCGTGCAGAGAGTAATTACAAAACTGGAACGAATACAAGAGCAGATGAAGACGAAATTGTAAAGCTGAGACTAGTTGTAGGCTCTCTAAAAGAATTAATGGACAAGGAATACTAATTAAGTATTCTTTATCCATTCAAAATAAATGCAAAAAATAATGAAAAATGTATTGAATGAAGTCTAATGTGATGATAGGATTATAGAGTCAATTAAGAATACAAAGAATGTTAATATAGAGGTGGAACAATGAAAGACAACATCATTCCTCTGTTCAAGATACAAGAAGAGGAAATAAGTGAAGTAGAACAAGCACAGAAAGTAATGCAAGAAGAAGCAGTAAAGCATAAATGGGAAACTGAACCCGACTTCAAACTTATCCATGAAGGAAACGGATTCCACGTTTTTGTTTTCAGAAACATGCAAATGGGTAACTTAAATGGATATGTAGGTGTAGATAGAACACATCCTTGGTTCGCTGAGGCAATGGATGGTAAAGCATCTAACCTTAGAGTTCATGGCGGTATCACTTTTGCAAGTAAAGGTGGATGGCACGAACATTTCAAAAAGAAATACTGGTACTTCGGATTCGATACGGCTCACTTCATGGACTTAGTACCTGCAATGGATGCTATGAGAAGAAACGTAACGTTTGCATTTGATAGTTTCATGCAACACGGAGAGTACAGAGACATGGAATACGTAACGGATGAAGTTAATAGCTTACTAGTACAATTAGAAGCTATTAAAGAGCGAAATAAGGGCTATAAACATAATTTCGTGAGAGAATATCGTAAGTTGAGCCGAGAGAAGAAGCGAAAACAGAATCTACATTCTAGTTTTGCTAAATAACTAAAACGGGAGGAATTTAATATGGATTATATGAAAGCCGATGAATTAAACAAGAAATGGAAAGAGGAGAACCCTAATAAAGAGTGTCCGCATCCTAGCTTCCAAAAAGAAGTCTTATTCGGTACAAGTACTGGTGACAAGATTTGTAATGAATGCTATGAGGTTTTCAGTCCTAATAGATTAGCCGAACTAAGAGGCAAGTAAGTTACTAGAGTATCTGATTAATTCAGATGCTCTTTTCTTTTATATCAACAAATAAATGCAAAAAATATTGAATAAGTACATTGACAGTGGATTATATTACTGGTATACTAAGAGTATCCTAAAGAGAGGAGGTAATAGAGTGACTAAAGTTGCTATAATACTAGGGATTATTGCTACTGCTCTTACGATTATCGAAAAGAGCATGACAATAATCGAAAAAGTAAAAAAGCCCAAAATCAATGCTACCGACCGCCAAGACGAGAGCCAAGACGTTAATAAACGTCAGTGATTTTGAGCCGAGGGGAGTTTACCTCCCCTTGTTTATACAAGTATAGCAACTTATCACTCAAGATACAATATGAAGACTTTCAAGAGGTATTCAGATGCATTGTTAACATCGTTTATTCTTTCTTACTTCTTGTTTTTCGAGAAGTTCTTTCAAGATGACTGGTTAAAAACAGTACTCAATATAGGATTAATTATTGTCTTGGTGCTAATCATCATAAATACTCTAATCAGCATTTATAAAGGAACAGGGAACTTTAAGCGATGAGAGTTTTTAATTGGATGTCTCAGGGCATTTCCTGCTCTGAGGTATCCAAATTTCAATCAACCTGTTAAATAAAATGGGGATTTTAAATCATGGAAGTGGTTAAAAATGGTGAATCTAGTATTATATAATATTATATAATGTAATATAATTTTATATTATATAAAAATCTATTGACTATGCACTCTAGTTTGATATAATTGGAGTTGTAGTTAACACATATACATAGGAGATGTTTAAAAATGGTGAAAATGTTATTTAAGGTTTCAAACGACAATGGTAATAGTGAGCAAGCATTAAAAGTAAATGGTGAGTTATTCACTCAACCAAATATCTATTCTATCGACCGTCCAAAAACAGTAGTTGAAGGAGACCCTTCATTATTCATTCCTGCTTTAATGGACAACTTATACGTAACAATCACATCAAGTGCAATTGACCGCAATGGAGATTACTTCATTGGGAAACGTGCTTACAACTCAGATTACGCACATTCTTTAACAATCACGAAGAGTGAAAAACATACATCAGATTTACCTATCATCAATACACTGGGCTTCCTAGCAGGCTTAGCAGTTAAGCAACGATATGAAGAGAAGCAAGCACTTCCTAAGAGTATTGAACTTAACGTAGACATGGTAACAGCTCTACCTATTAAAGAATACGACGCAACTACGGCAAAAGCCTTTGAAGAGCGTTTTATGAATAATACACACGAAGTAATGGTTCACGTTGGTACAACATTCGTAAAAGTATCAATCACTTTCGAATTTGTTTATGCATTACAAGAGGGTGCATGTGCAAACTACGCACTTATTCTTGATAACAAAGGTGGATGGAGAAACGATGATATTTTCGAAGAGTTAAAATGGGAATATCAATTAGAAAGCTTCACAGGTGAAGATGTGTTCAATATGAAAATGACTTGTGGAACTGATATCGGAGAGGGAACAACTGACGTTGGAATCCTAAAAGGATATAAACAAATTGATGATTTAAGTGGTGGAGATGATTTAGGAGTTGGCTATGCAATCACTAAAGCTCTTCCAGTATTCAAGAAGGCAATGAGATTCCCTGCTTTAACACGACATGAATACATGGAAATCGTAAAAGATTCAGATGATGCATTCCATGTAGAAGCAGTTGCTACACTGAAAGACAATTCATCAGACCAAGCAACGCTAATTCATAAATTTGTTGAGCAATTAGTTGTTCATGGAGCTAGAAAACAACCTCGATTAATCTCTGTATTCGGTGGTGGTTCTATCACGCTGAAAGACAAGCTATATAGCCCACTTAAAGCAGTTGCAGATGATTGCCGTGGTAAAATCTTATGGATTCCTGAGAAGTATGCTACAACAATCAACGTAGAAGGTATGGATGTATTCTTAAATGTATTACTTCCACAACTTAAAGAACAACACATGGCTAAGAAAGAGAAGCAGAAGGCGTAAATTACGTCTTTTGCTTTTGACTAACAGGAGGGTATTACAATTATGAGTGCAACTAAAAAGGATAAACAAGTCGGTTCAACTATCATCTATAAGTTCGGAGTAGACGACCAAAAATTCGTTGATTGGTACAATAACCAAGATAACTTCTCAGATTCATTCCGATTTGTTTTAGATTATTTCATGCAAAAGTTCGGGGATATAGACGTTAAAAAACTTAAACTTATGATAGAGATGGGAATGGTCGATTTGGACAATCCTACACCTGTGCAAATACCAACTCCTGTCGCAAAAACACAAGTAACACCAGTACAAACACAATCTGAACCTGCTCAAGAGGTTGTAGAAGAAATAGCCTCAACAATTGAAGCAAAGACTGTGGAAGTTACAGAACCACCTCAAGAGCCTGTACAAGAGCCTGTACAAGAGGTTGCAGAGGAAGTTACAGAAGTAGAAGAAGAGAAGGTTAGCAGTTTAGATGTGCCAAAAGTTATTAAAGAGAAGCGTCAAGATGCTCAACCTAAACGAATAATTGTAGAAGAAAAACCAGTTGAAGTGAAGAAAGAAGCACCAGTAAGTAAGCCTGCTGTAATGCCTTCACTTGGTGATTTGAATAGATAAAGGGGAGATTATTATAATCTCTCTTTTTTTATCCATAATCCATTGACAGTGGATTATGGGATTGCTATACTATGAAAGTGCTAGAGATACGATTTGACAGGTAAAATCAAATGGTTACAAATTTCATTATGATTCTACAAATCTTCTGTTGCACAAATGTAATAAATAATGTAAACTTGATTCAAGGCTTATTTTTTAATTTATAATGTGAACGATATGCACATTAGAGGTGGTGAGAACATGACACATGTAGCGAACAGCATCATGCAAATGAAGGAATTGAACGCTAATGAAAAGCTGATTCTATTAGCTTTATGTGTAGAAGGTAATGGTACTAAAGTATCAGTGGCACAAGACATCATAGCTGAAAGGTGTTCATTGACTCGTCGCAGTGTTATTAAATTCATCCAATCATTAGAGGACAAGGGGTTCTTAAAGGTTTCACGCTCTGAATATAAGCGTGAGGGAAACATATATGAGCTTCACGTAGCACTATGATTGATGTGAGGAGCAAAAAAGACCATGAAAAAACCCATTCTCAAAGTTGAAATGGCGACCAACCAAAACTTTATGAATGGGTATTGGAGAGAGTTGTTTCTACGAAGCATCCCAAAAATGGAGCTTCACTCAAATGAGTAGATACAACACTCGTTAGCATTAGATTTGTATGTTTATAATATCATAAACAATGGGATAAGTAAATATGAGTGAAGCTCCTAGACAGCACATTTAGGAGGAAACACAGATGGAAAATAACAAAGATTTATATGCAGGATATAAAAACGAACGATATCTCCACTACAGAGAGGTTCATACAGGACAATTCACAACTCAAAATACTAGAAATGGCTCAAGACGTGTACCAATTAGAGAGCAACGTATTGTAGAGTTCGAAGAGATTAAAGCATTGAATCTTAACTCAATTGGTGAATGTGTTCCTACATTAGATGCAGAAGACTTCACTATGATTCAAAACTATCTGTTAGACTTTTGGGGAGCTGTATTAGGTGCAGATTGCATTCAAGTGTATATCCATCTAAGACGTCATGCTTACGGCAAAAAAGACTTCTGCTTCCCTGACATAGACACTATTGCATTGAAGATGAAGAAGAGTAAGAACTTTGTAAAAGGATGTCTAAAGACTCTAGAAGAGCATAACTTCATTGTCATCTTTAACAGACGTGATACAAAGGATAACAATCGCTCTGTGAGTCCTCTATTCAAGATTAGAAGGTTTGTTCCTTTATTAACCAATGAACTTTATGAAGAATTGCCTGCTAAACTAAAAAAAGACCATGATACATATATGGAAGATTATAAGGATATTGACATTGCGACTAATGAGCTAAAAAACAGTAAAGTAATCGAAGGGTTAATTGAAAACGCTGAGTTATTTAGAAGCAAATCTCAGATTCGTGAAGCCAAAGAAAAGATTGCAGAAGAAAATAAAGCAACATACATAAGAGAAAAAATTGCTCCTGAGTACATCGAAGCAGGAGAGCAGATTCTCACATCTCTTCAAAGCAGAATTTCTAAACCATCATTCGATGTTTGGTTTAAGGATGCTGTACTTGCATTAGATTCAGAGAAAAAATCAGTCTACGTGTTATGCGCCCATGACTTTGCTAAAACACACGTTCAAGATAAGTTTAAGACAATTATCGCTGAAGAAGTTGGAAAGCAAATCGGATTCAACGTAGAAGATACAACATACATATTCAAAACACACGATGAATATATCGTAGAAATTTAAGCAAGGGGATTTTCCTCTTGCTTTTTTATTTTTTCAGAAAAATAATTCTTCCGCATATCACAGCATGATACACTGCCTATCACCACATGATACACGAAACGATTTCCGCCTATCACCGTGTGATACACTGCCTATCACAGTATGATAGGCGACGCATATCACCACATGATAGGCGACTTATCCACAGATTTTTTAAAATTATCCACGTTTTTCGCCTATCAGGAGATGATACACGAAATTTCCGCCTATCACAGCATGATAGTACCCACCTATCACCACATGATACACGACCGCCTATCACACGGTGATAGTATAATAAGACAATATTCTTTTAAAAAAACAAATCTTTTAAAAAGACCTTAATAATTAATTAATATATAGGCTTCGCCTGCATTTAAAAATCATCTTCAAATCATCCATTCAAAACCAATACATTGAATATACAATTACTCAGATTGACCATAGACTTTATTGATTGTTATAATGTATTTAACAAATATTACATTACAGCAGGAGAATTAAATTAATGAAGAGATACTTACACTTTATATTTATAGCAATCGGAGTTATTTCATGCCTAATAATGATGAATGTTGGAAATGCCAATTTAAACGTAGCAGATGAGATGAAAGAATCTTATTATGAGTTAGAGTTCTATAACGAAGTATATAAAGGAATAGCAAGGTCATATAGCTTATATGGATATACAATGATATTCTCAGGATTGCTTGTAGGAGCATTATTCTTGGCTCTAGGACTTATTCTAAAGAAATTAAATGAAATTATAGCCTTTAAAAAAATGGACGCTCAAATAGCCTCTCAGACACCTCAAACAGAAACAGCATCTAACTCTCAAAAATAGGTTAATATTTACTAATATATTTCATATGTAAAGGCAATTATTAAGACAGTATTACACTGTCTTATTTTTTTGTTACTTTAAATTTTTATTACTTGAATGCGAAGGTCTCATGTGATATATATATCTAAGTCGGTAATATAAAAAATAATTAAAATCAAACATATAGTGTAAATAATAATAAATTAACATCAAAAACCGACGATAATGCATTGACAGTGTACATATTATAAATGTATACTATTTATAGACGTAAAAACATAGGATGTTAAAGCAACACACACAATCTATATCGCTAAATTAACATCTATAATATATCTTGAATACACATTCAGTGTATAAATCTACTGTTAATATCTTGACAAATGGAAAAAATAAGGAAACTTGGTATTGGCAATGGATTTTAGATATGGTATAATTTAACTGTTGACTAGAGTCAGCGAACATACACACACACATACATACATAGACTACGAAGATAGTCAGCTTAGACCAACTCAAACAGTTGAGTCACAAGCAAGATAAGGAACATAAAAGTTACAAAGCTATAAAGGAGAAGTGGTACGAAATGGATGAGCTAAAGAATGGTGAAAATGTAAAAGACTTATTTTTAACTAATTATAATAACGATACAACTAAATCATACTACAATAGAATCTTCACTAAAGCCGAAATAATGGAAGAAACTTTAAATAAAGATTTATATGATTTTACACTAGAAGAAATTGAAGAGCTTTTAATTCAATTACGTGGAAGCGCACAAGCAACAGAAGTTTACGGTCGTGTTATTTCAGCGTATATGAAGTGGGCAGTAGAAAATAACTACAAACAAACTAAAAATCCTCTATTAGATGTTAGCGCTAAATGGTTTGAAAATATCAGTGAAAATGTAAAGAACTTATATATAACTAAAAAACAATTATTAAAAATCGAATCAGATTGTTATAACTATCAAGACTCAGCAATAATTAGGTTATTATTTGAAGGAATTTGTGGAGAAAAAGCTATTGAAATTAGAGAACTAAAAAAGTCAGACGTAGAACAGGCTTTAGAGTTTATGCAAGAAAAGGGTCTTAATAGTGATATAGAAGATACAAAAGTACCTTTAAATATTGGCGGAGCTTTCACAGAAGTTGATGCTCGTACTATACTCATGTTAGAACAAGCTATGCAAGAGAAGAGATATTGGAAGAAAAACGGAGATATGGAACAAAGAGAGAATATCCGTGCTGTTACTGAATTAGTTGATAATGAATATGTATTCCGTCCTTCTATAACAAGAACAGGAAGTTATCATCAAGCTATTAAAGAATCTGTTATTTATAGACGTGTTAATTTAATTGGTGAAGTTCTAGGATATCCTCAATTAAAAACTAAAAGTATAATAAAAAGTGGTCAATTATATATGGCTAAGAAAATTATGGAAGAAAAAGGCGAGTACTACCTAAGCACAGAAGATTATAAAAATATAGCGATTAGATTTGATATTAATAATTTCTATCCAATGAAAAAATATTGTAATGTTAAAAACATAAAAGAATTATATGGTGACTTTTTAGGACAAGACAAGTAAGGAGCGATTCGAATAATGGGTTATAAAGTTGAACATAAACTCGAAGCAAGGATGAATAAAGATAAATTCAAAATGTATTTAGAAAGAAAAAATATGAATGCAAAGCAATTGTGGGAGAAAATTGTTGATGAGTATGGCATTCATATCAAATACAGGGGATTCATTGCTCTAATTAATAAACAAAACCTGTGGAAGTTAACCTATGCATATGTAATCTGCGAAGCCTTAGAGATAGATATTAAAGATATCTTCGAATTAAAGCCGACAGCGGAGGAAGGTGAAGAATGATGGAGCAACCATGTCGAACCGCTGTTATTGCTGAGACACCTTTAGCAAAAGTATAGCTAAAGGTGTCTCGTCTTACAACAGAAGTTATAAATAATGAAAAAGTATTTAACAAATGGATAAAATATGCATAAAATCGTTGCAAAATCCTTCATTGAATGTTAATATCATTAAGGTCTATATAAGGTTTTTAACAAATGTTGTTATATTTGGTTGATGTCGGACGTCGCTCATCTCAGTTTCAAAGGAACGGTGAATGCATCTATATGCCAAATTACATAATTTTGGCTGTTGGGTTACAGCCATGAAAATTGTTATACGTACATATTAGGTAATAATGTTTTATTATTCGACTAATTAAACGTAGTGGTCAGAAAATTTAATAATGGAAGGAAGTCGATACAATGCAGGATTTGAAAGAATTTTCGCTCATCTTAGGACTAACTCACACAGAGGAGAAAGATTTTTCAGTCTTGTTTGATGACGAAGACGATATAAAATATTTCACCAGTGAAGTATTGGATATCGAAAAACAGAAATGGGAACATCTCTTCGACATGCGAATGTATAAACTACGCAACGCAAGCATTTCTTTCGAGGATTTTGAAGTCCTCTATGGTGAAGACCCTCACATCTCTCTAGTAAAATTATTCCGATTTGACTTGAATGCAGATGATTTCGCTTTGTTCCAAAGTATTGTAAAGAAGAATAACTTATCTCCAAAGGATATCTTCTTATTACATAAGAAAGACGTTCATGCGAGAGCAATGAAATTGGCAAAAATGTTGCCGTAAGATAAAAGCCAATTTGACAATGCTTACAAATGAATGATATAATGAATGCAGTTGTTAAGGAAAAGCCCTTTAAACGTAATAAATAATGAAAAGTTATTTATTGTGTGGAGGGCTTCTTTCAACCTCTAATATAAATTAGAGGTTTTTGTTTTCTTTACAAGTGTAAAAAATAATGAATTTAAGGAGTGCAGTATATGGCGAAGAAGAAAGAAGAAGTAGTATTAGAACAAACTAAGAGTGCAATCAAATTACAAGGGGTTGTATCTCGTATGGATAGCGACCATGCTTTCAAAGAAGGAGAAACAGGCTCAGGAAAGCCTTACAAGAGCTTACGTTTTACAGTAATCACAAAAGATGCTGAGGGCGAAAAGAATGAAGTACCTGTTGAATTATTCGGTATGGAGCAAGATGAAGTATACGCTTACAATATGAAGAAGAAAGAAGGAAAGCGCTTCCCATTTGAAAGCCGTGACAACTTACCTGACGGTTATCACTTATTCGGTGTTCGAGTTGGCTTACAACGTGACGAAGATGGAAAGGTTATTGCTGAAAATCTACATCCTTATGATGCAGTTGAAGAAATCTTCAATGAGCTTCAAGATGGAATGCACATCTACTTGAACGGTGAGATTGAAATCTCTGAGTACGAGAAAGATGGCGAGAAGAAAGAGCAAAAACGTTTTGTCATGAAATCTCTAGGATTACTAAAGAAAGACATTGATTTCGAGGCAGAAAATTTCGAAGAGACAGCAGTATTTGAGCAAGAAATGGTATTCGTGGACATGGAAGTTGACCGTGAAACGAAGAAGGCTAAGGTAATTGGTCGTACAATCGGATATGGCGGTAAGTTTGCTAATGGTTCATTCATCATTGATGGCAATGACAAGGACTTAGAAGGTCTTATCAAAGCGTTTAAGAAGCTTAAATTCGGTGCATTCATGAAAGTTTACGGTAAAGTAGTAAACCGAGTGGAGTTCGTAGAGGCTGAGGAAACAGATGCAAAACCAGTAGATAAGAAGAACCCGTTTGCTACAGTAGGTAAAGAGAAGCATAAATCTCTTGAGAAACGTACTTCACGAGAGTACACAAACGAACTTCAAATCGAAGGTGTAGAAGCTGAATCATTTGTTACTGCAAAATACAAAGAAGAAGACTTCGTTCTACCAGTAGAAGAAGAAAAAGCTGAGGAAGCTAACGATGACAATCCATTTGCTGACACTGGCGATGACAAAGAAGACGGAGACGACCTGTGGTAAGCCGTTAACTTATACTTACAAGTGTAAAAAATAATGAATTACATACGTGGAGGGGAGAAGTATGTCCTTTTCTTCTCCACAAATATAAAAAATAATTGAAAAGAGAGCGTGATTGAATGTCATTTTTACATGCATTAAACCCGAATAAAGTCAAAGCAGAATTAGAACAATATCTCATGTGTTTGTTTGCACCAAGTAAGTTTGGTAAAACAACATTTCTATATGATTTAGCTAAGAAGTATTACGGTGGAGATTTAAGTAAGATGTTACTACTTGGTACAGAAGTAGGTTATAAAGCTTTAAATGGAATCCATGCACTTCCAATCTCTGTTTTCGAGTATGTAGATGAAGTAGATGAAGATGAGGACGAAGAAACAAAAGAAGAGAAGACTGACAATGATGCAAGGGGATTCGTTGAGGTTATTGATGAGTTAATTGAGAACCGTAAGACAATTCCGTACAAGCTAATTGTTATTGATACAATTACAGCTCTTGAGGACTTAGCGGAAAAGCATATCATCAAAAGACAGAAGATTAAGTCTACTGCGAAAATTGAGGATATTTCTGATATCGCATACGGTAAGGGCTACAACTTAGTTGCAGATGCAATTTATGAGCAAATCGACCGTTTAAAGAAAGCAGGATTCGGAGTATTCATCATCGGTCACAGTAAAACAAAGAAAGTCGAGCAACGTGATGGTTCTTCTTATGATTTAACTACACTTAACTGTTTAGGTAAAACATCAGACATTATCCTTCGTGAAAGTGACTTAATCATCTATGGTGACTTAGTAACAACAGCTAAGAAAGGTATCGCTAAATCAGACCGTTACTTACGATTCCGTTCAGAAGGTAATGTAATCTGTGGTTCACGTTTCCGTCATATGCCTGACAAAATCAATAACAGCGTTGATGAGTTCTTAGAAGCATTTGAGAATGCAGTTCTAAAGGAATATGATAACGATGAAAAAGCTGTAGAGAAAGCAAAAGTTGAGCAACAAGCGGAGACTGAGCGCCAAGCTGAGAAGTTCGCTAAAACTCAAAAGGCTGAAATGACAGCAGAAGAAATGCACGCTTGGTTGAAAGAGAGCATTGGTACTTTGAAACCAGTTCAAAAGCGTAAATTAAAAGGAATCTTTGAGAAGACTCTAGGTACTACTGACTACACAAGTGTAGAAGATGTAGACGTATTAAAACAAGGTGTGGAAGCTGTTAAGGAATTAATCGGCTGATAATGCCCACCTTTAGCAAGAAAAAGCTCTTTATTATTTTAACTACTCTGCTAGCGGTTGTCGTAATTGGCACTGCTAGCAAACTTTCATATGATTATTATAATTCCACACAGCAACAGATTCAATCATATCAAGAGAAGTTAACTGAGAGTGATTCCAAAATTCAAAAAATCGAGGGAGAACTATCGTCTTCAAAAGAGAAGGTTGAAGGGTTAGAGAAGGAAAAAACAGACTTAGACAACATGAAGAATGACTTAGAACAGCAAAAGTCTAACCTTGAAGAAGAAATCAAGCAAAGAGATGCTAAGATTTCTGAACTCGAATCGGACAAGCAAAAATTACAGGATAAAGTTAGCTCACTAGAAAAAGTGAGCTATACTCCTATTCAGAATAAATCCGAAGAGAAACCCAAAGAAGTAAAGAAACAAGAGCCTGCACAAGCTCCCGTAATGCAGTCAGCTCCAACACCTCAAAAAGAAGAGAGTGAGTCTAGTGGTAATTGGATGAATTTTGTTATCACAGCTTACACAAATCATCCGTCAGAGAACGGTGGGACATATGGTGGTAAAGTATTGACGAAAAGCGGTCACGACATCACGAATACGATTCATCACAATGGACAACGAATCATTGCTGTAGACCCATCTGTAATTCCGTTAGGTTCAACTGTAGAAATAGAAGGATATGGACGTTTCATTGCGATTGATACAGGCGGAGCTATTAAAGGGAATAGGATTGATATTCTAGTCGGTAGTGCAAGTGAAATGAACAGCATCGGTAAACGTGGTGCGAAGGTTCGTATTATTAAATAGAAGAAAAGGGGAATACATATGCTTATTATTTTGGAGGGGAATGAGCTAAATTTTAAAACAACCATTGCTGAGAAGCTAGCTGAGAGGCTTAAATATGGCGTTGTTAAAGGGAACTCATTCTTAATTGCACAGCTTCCTGCTCAGGATTTATTCCAGTATGTAAAAGGAATTGCTGACCACGCTGACAATCTAATTGTTGATAGATATTACATGTCAAATCTCGTATACACAGAGTTGTATGATGGCTACTCACGATTAGGTGAAAAGGAAGTTAAATACCTTGAAGAACAACTGAAAGAGAAGGCTCTAGTGGTTTACCTTCATGCAAGCCCCGAAACGCTTATTAAGCGAAAACAGGAGCGTGAAGAGAAGGAAATAGCGGACAATATGTTTGATACGATTAACAAAGGATTTGAGCGTATTATCGTAGGTTCTGAGTTAGATGTATTGAGTCTAAGCACGGAAGAGCTTACAAGTGATTTTATTGTAGATATCATTATCACAAATATTCGCCACAAAGAGGCGTACCAACTGAATAAATAATAAGTACCAAGGAGATAAGTGTAAAAAATAATGAACTTATCTCCTTTTTCTATGCATTGGTAGTTGACATGCATTTTCCTATTTGATATGATACAAGTGTAAAAAATAATGAATAGAGGAAAATGACAGTGCAAATAGATGAACTACAAGTTATAGAAGAACAAGATTTAACATTACCCGAAAATGGATATAAATTAGTAGCTGAAACGATACATAAATATTTTACTTACTATCCTTATTACGAGAAGACACATGGATACACATTCGATGATTTAATGCAATTTGGAATCATTGGGTGGATGAAATCATTAGATGCTCATGACGAATCAAAAGGTAAACTTTCAACAATAGCTGTTAGATATATTCGAACTGAAATCTATAATGCAGTGCGAAGTACATATAAAGGTGTTCGAGTGAGTTACGAGGTTACACGGATTGCGAAATATATGCGTAAGCATCGGGGGAAGAAAACCCTGCAAGAAGTTCAGAAGAAATTTGATGCGTCGGATGAAGTTATGAAAAGAGCTTTGTCATTTATGGATATGACAGTGATGAGCCTTGAAATAAAAGTGGGCGAGAGCAATAGAGGAGAGAGTAGAAAGTTAATTGACATGATTAGTGATGAGAACGCTCATCATGATATGGAATTAGCAGGTCTCAAAACAGGACTCTCCAAGCGATTAGCTGTCGTATCTGAAACTCAAAGAACTTGCATCTTACTTCGGTTACAAGGGTACACCCCAACGGAGATTGGGAAGATGTTGGGAAAGAGTACTGCAACTGTATCAATGCAAATTCATCATGGTACAACAAAAATTAATAAAGTGTTCAATCACTCGATTGAAAATGTCGCATAAAGAGGTGAAATAAATGCAAGTAAAAATAGAAATGGAGAACTGTGAACAGTGTCCCTTTGCTCAGGTATCGAAGGTGTACACACGAGATTCATGGGAGAACGTTAGAAAGGTGCATTGCACAAAACTAAATAAGGATGTACATGAATATCTAGATTGGTACGATAAATCACCAATTCCAAATGAGTGTCCTATCAAATGTTAGTCTCGTTAAAGAAGAGCGCTATGGAAGAGAAATTAAAGGATATAAATTTAGATATAGTCATCCTAGAGTCTGACCTAGCCAATGTGTGTCAGGATGATGTTGTAGAGTTTATAGAATCTAAATTAGCGACACTGTATCTAAAGAAGGCTGAACTAGAACTAAAATTAAGAACAGACACTAAATGAGGAGTGTTAAAAATGAAATTAAAAGTAAATGATGAAGTTGTAATTATAGATGAGAATGGAAACAAACTAGCAGAAGGAGTAATTGCGAATATTAATGATTTTCGTGAGCCTAGCATGAAATATGCAGTTGACGTTGATGGATATGAAGATGTGTTATTTTTCGGAGAATCGCAATTAACACCAATCAATAAATAAAATTACCCTTTATGAAGGAGAAATAACATTGGAACAATTTAAGATTATAGATGAACATGACAAGGTTTTAGCTGTAGGTATTACGCTGAAATCAAACATCACATTGTTGGAGTGGACTAGCGCCATAAAGACATTATCATTCTATGACAATATCGAACAAGTAAAAGAATTTGTTTGCAATAGAGATAAAGGTACAAAGTTAGTGCCATTAAAAGCAAAAGGCAAGGATAGATTGCGAGAATACTATCTGCAAAGAAATGAAGATTTCAGTGGAGTCAGTGGTACTGGAATTGTAGCGGAAGGTGTTGTTATGCCTAGTGGCAAGTGTATTCATGAGTGGTCACAGTCATATGTCGTCTCTCATAACATTTATCCAAATGTGCAGTCAGTACAGCATATTCATGGTCATGAAGGTAGGACAATAGTTAAATTCGTTGGAGAGGAAGAATGATTATATGGAACACTTTATTAATCAATGGCACTGTGACGAAGAGGCTTGCAATAGGATTTTCTATACCGATTTAGAGGAGTCTCCTGAGAATTGTCCTTTCTGTCAGAGTTGCGATTTATCAGACTCCAAAGTGTTGAAAGCAGAGACTCTAGTTAAATAAAAGAGATATTTTACTTAATAAATCGGGAAAAATCAGATCCAAAAATAGCAGTAAATCAAAGGCTTTTGAGGGGTGTCCAATATGAATATTTTCGGTTTTATCAATTTTTCCTTATTAATCGTCCTTATCGTTTTGATAGTGAAATTATTCAAGGAGAATCGAGATGCGTAAGAAAGATATTCTATTTAAATTAAAGAAGGAAATCAAAAAGGCTGAGGAAAGACAGTTACCTAATGCCAAGAAGGATAGTGGGCATATCAGAGGTTTAAAGAATGCTATCAGGATAATTCAAGAACATAAATAGGAGAGATGGATAAGTGTTGATACCATATACTCTTGTAGCAATTATAGCAATCTCAGGCTCTTTATGGTTGGGTATGTTTGCACACCTTATGTACATTGCTTTCAAGGAAACGAAAGAAATGGAGTACAGAATCAGTCAATGGATAAATAAACAAGCGGAGTGATTGATAATGTTTGAAAATTTAACAACAAGACAAACTTGGATGTTAATTAATGATAAACAGGCGATAGTACACACCTTTAGTAACTTTAATCTATTGGAAATGCTTGAAATAAAAAAGGTTAAAGAATCAGAAAGAAAAGAAAAACTAGAATTATTTATGCGAGTGAAATTATGAATAGGGAATTGATAGTTGAGTATGCAGTAAAGATTTTAAATGAACATACAGAAGACATTAACTTCACTGTCAAAGACGCTGTATTTCAATCCCTAACAAAAAATATTCCGAACTATAAAATCACAAGTGATAGAGAATTTTTCGAACTTGTAAATGAAGTATGTGCAAAATTTGTGGGTGACAAGGAGAAGAAAAGAACATGAAACGATTATATGCAGAAGAGTTTTATACATCAACATCAGAAGATGCAGTAAATCGAATTAAATGGCTACGTGAAAAGCAAGAAGGATTAGATGAAGAAAAGGCTCTTCAACTACAGAAGATTGTATATAATGCTATCCGCTTAGAGTTAGGGACTACGAAGTTGATTGGTGCTTTATTACATAAGGATGGAAATGAAATTGGCATTCCAGTGTACAATGTAGAAGCTACAGGAGATAATGCATACACTCATCATTTTGATGAAGAACGTCAAGAGTTTTATATCGAAGTAGAATAACAAATAACATAACAAGGTGGACACTATGACAATTAAAAATAACGAATCATACAAATGTAAAGAATGTGGGAAGGACTTCACGCTTGAAAATTTGGTGAAACATAGTTGCGTACCATTAAACGAAATGCCTTCATATGAAGATATAAAGGATGATATTAAAATAGAAACATACCGTAAGAAATAGGTGAGAATATGGAAATCATAGCAAGCGTCAAGGTTAAGCTAAGTGAATATTCAAGAGGAAGCTGTGTAAGAGTAACAATACGTTTCATCAATCCATTAAAGAGACGATTCATACCTTTAGAGCTTAAACAAACACTTAGCGAGATATTCTATCCGTCTCTGCCTCCTAGTTTTATATTAGGAGAAGAAGAATTGTTATATGTAATAGGGAGAGAGTTTGGAGAAACCGAAACAAAGTTTTTTGATAGAGTTGCGGAATGTCTGAAAACAAAACATCTGAACAGGATTGTAGAAAATGAAATTCGTAATTATATGGGTGATTACATGGAGAAGCATAAGCTAGAACTGATTATGAAAGAAATTAATCAAGGATGCAAGGTCGTCGTAACCATAAAAGATGAGAAGGAGAAAGTGTCCTAATGAATACAGTCAAAATTAAAGTACGAATAAAGCGTATGAAGCTCGATTATGGTACTGAATGGCTTCGTATCAGAATGTGGTTCATCAACCCATTTGAATCCAATATATTTAAAAGAGTTACTATGTTAGAGACATCATTTAATAGCTATGATTACAGCAGTAATTTTGAGGAGAAAGCCATGATATATCTTAAAGAAAAGATGGTAAATTCGGTGAAAGTTAAGGTAATGGAGTACTTAAAGAAAAGTCACAAGCAGAACAACCTTGACGGTCTAATTTTAGATTTGAACCGAAGCTTAAAAATTGAAATCACTTCAAAGGAAATGAAGGAGTATATGGATGCTTAAAACATACGAATATCATTCAAGTATAGATGATACCGTCATAGCAAAGGGGCTATGTCATTTTGAGAATCAAGAACAAGCAGAAGAATATGCATTCCAATTAGCTTGCCTAGAGTATGCTGAGAAGGCGAGTGACGGGAAGTATCCTACGATATTTGACTTCTATAAGCAAGGATATACGCCTAGTGAAGCTATTGATAAATACTATGAGGAACAATTAAATCACATTAAATTTAATGTAAAATTGCTTTCCCTATAAGTGTAAAAAATAATGTAAAATACATAAATCAGTGGATGTTTATTATGGTGAGATAGCATCCACTGCAAAGAGGAGGAATAGTATGGCAAGACCGTTGATGTGTCAGATTTGTAAAGAAAAGTCACCGAGAGAAGAAATGGAAGTGGATGAAAAGATATCTCCAAAGTCGGGTAAGGTTTCCCGAAAGTACTACCACAAAGGAGAGTGTTGGGAGACGTTCCAAGAACAGAGAGCATTCACCGATAAGGAGAATGAAGAATGGGATTATCTTTGGAATGTATTCGAAGAGGTTTATGGATTCCCAGTACCATCGAGATTCGTTCCATTCTTACAAGATTTACGAAACGGCACTATCCGAGTAGGAAAAGTGAGACGTCGTACTAAGCGTGGTTATCCATTCAAATTGATTGCTGAGACATACAAAGCTTGTGAATCAGATATTGAGTGGGCAAAGAAGACCAAGGATTTCAAAGGAACTCTACAAGAGTGTCAGTATGGATTAGCAATTGTTGCTAACAACATCGTAAAGGTGAGAAGCAAAGCCGAGCGTGAGAAACGACAAAGAAAAGCAATCCAAGAGCAAGTAAAAGAAGAAATGCAATCTGAGACCTTCTTTACGAGTGTTAAATACGATAAGAGCAAGCAAACGAAGAGAGTAGATATCTCAGATTTGTTGTAATTAGAAATGGAGTTGTAGCGATTGACGAAAAAGAGTACCACAGAAGAAGTCATAAAAAAGTTGGCTAAAGAAGCCGAAATTTCCGAAGCTCTGTTGACGGGTTTGTTTTGGCAAAACCCCGAAGAGTATTACAATTTATACAGCAAAGAAAAACTGAATCATTCCACATTCAGAAATCCACACTGGGGATTCTTTTTTGAGTTAGGAAGAACAATGTTCGATGCGGATATCCGTGTATTTGATGATATCGCAACTCAAAAAACATTGAATGATTTAAGTAAAAAGCACGTAAAACTCTACGATAGCTATGGTGGATTCGATACGATGAAACAGGTCATGGTAGAGGTAAAACAGCGTGCAGAGAACTTTGAAGCCTATTATGAGGAAGTTCAAAAGTACAACACAGTCAAAGAATTATACGACCTATTTGGTGAGAAAGTCGTTACTAAAGATGGGAACTACGACTACAAATTACTAGACAGTGAGACTATTTGGAATTACTGGGTAGACAAAGTTAGTAACGTACAAACCACACAAGGTGAGAAGTTCGATGAATGTAGTTTATTAGAGGGAATGGATGAAGCAATTGATATTTGGGATAAGAATGTCGATGCAGGAATGCCTTTCTATCGTAGTCCACAATTAACAAAGATATTCAGTGGATTTGCACGAGGAACTACTTACATATTAGCTAACTATTCGGGTGGTGGTAAAACATCTTTCACTATCAGCAAAGTTATTATGTCTCATATTGAACAGAAAGAGAAACTACTTATCATTGCGAATGAGCAGGATGAAATGGAATGGAAGAAGATGCTACTCATTACGGCGATGGGACAGAGTGGTAATATAATTGACCGTCAAAGGTTAAATGAGGGTGAATTTACAGCAGAAGAAAAGCAGAAACTTAAAAATGCTTCTGCATGGTTGAAGCAATTCACAGAGGGTGACGATAAGCTTATTACTCTTGTATTCTTAGAGAACTACACAACAAAAAATGTTGAACGTGTAATGCGTAGACATGCTCGAAGAGGGACGGGAAGTGTCATTGTCGATACGGCTAAGCCACCCGATGATGATATGTATTCTTCACGTTGGGAAAGTTTCTACGAATCTATCAAGAAGATGTATCAGCTTTCTCGTAAAAATGCAGGAGGATTAAATCTGAGATGTTGGATTAACGTACAGCTTGGAGATAACACGATTGGTCGCAGATACCTAGATGAAACGTGTCTTGGTGAATCTAAGAAAATTAAGAACGAAGCAGGTCAACTTTTATTGGCTCGTTGGGCTTATCAATCTGAGTACAGAGAAGGTAAGAATGAATTGCTGTGCTACCATTATGTAAAAGATGAAAATAATCCTTTCGCTAAAAATGGATGGGTAAAAGAAGAGTTCACCTTAGACCCTAAGAGGAAATATCAGATTCTATTTGTTCCTAAGAACCGACGAGGGAAAGCAAATAACACAGGCTTGAATATGTTGGTATTTGAAGTCAATATGGCAACAAATACATGGATTGAAAGAGGGTTCACAATGGTAGAAGATGATAGAAACAGTAAGTAGGAAGTTGGTATTGCGGTGTCTGATTTAAAGAAGATTAAACAATTTATCTTAGAAAAAGAAAAGATAGATTTCGTCCTTGAGGAGCTTGGATGTAGTCATATTGAATTACGAAACAACCGCTATGAGGCTCAATTACCTGATAAGTTTAATAGTAACAATAGGCGTAGTGTTCAAGTGCGTATCAATGACAATTTATCTGCTCATATACGCTCAAGAGGCATGACAGGAGATATCTATTCACTAGTATCCTACATCAAACACGACTGTAAAACAGAAGATGAGATGCAAAATGACCTCTACAGAGCAAAAGAATGGTTAGTCGATATTCTTGATTGTCATCACTTGTTGAGCAAAGACAAGAAAAAGAAGAAAGACTTGTTACATTGGTTGAAACCAATCAAGAAGAAACGTACAAGAGTCGTAGACTTAGCTGAGATAACGCCTAATGATGTATTGGATGAAGAAGAAACCTATAAATACTATGACATGTGTCCTGCTCAATGGTGGATAGATGAAGGGTTATCATGGGAAACACAATGTGAATTTGAGGTCGGATTCGATATCTTGAGTGAACGGATTGTGTTTGCTATCAGAGATGTAAGAGGAGAATTGGTTGGAGTCAAAGGAAGAACAGTCGTGAATGACTCAAGGAAATACCTTTATTTACATCCATGTAATAAGAGTATTGAGCTGTTCAACCTGTATCGTGCAACACCAATAATCAAAGACATTAAGAGAGTTATCATCTTTGAATCTGAGAAGAGTGTAATGTTTGCTCATCAATATGGATACGGAGAGTGTATAGCAATCTGTGGTGATGAATTAAGTGATGTACAGGCTCAATTAATTAAGAATCTTGGTCACGATGTACAAATAATCTTTGCGATGGATAAAGATAAGGATGCTGAATTTGTATACAGCCAAGCTGAGAAGATTACTAATCGTGAAATACATGCGATTTTTGATGTAGAAGGCTTGCTAGAAGGAAAGGAAGCACCAGTAGATAAAGGACAAGAAGTCTTTGAGAAACTACTTGAAGAGAACTGTTTCTTTGTACGTGGAAGAGAGCTATAGGCTCTAATAAATGCGTTACAAGTATAAAAAATAATGAATAGGCGAGCTTCGGCTCGTCTTTAAATAAGGAGAGTGTTTGATGGATTGGATTAAAAGAAAACCAACTAAGAGAATCTTGAAAGCGGATTCACTTATGAAGAAGATAGCAAAGATAAGAGGTATTGAGAACATTGAGGAGTTTCTAAACCCACCAATAAATGTTTTGCATGACCCATATCTGCTGAACAACATTCGTGAAGTTGCTGAGCGAATTAAAGAGGCTGTATTAAAAGGAGAAAGAATTGCGGTCAGTGCTGACGTAGATGCCGATGGCGTAACATCCACTGCAATCCTCGTCGATTATCTTTCACAGTTCACAGACAATGTATACTACGTTTACCATCAACGTGCAGAAGGTCACGGTGTTGAGTATCAAGTAGATAAGATTGATGATGAGACAAAGCTAGTTGTCGTATTAGATTCATCTACAAACTCAGTACAAGGATGTAAACAGCTTGTAGAACGTGGTATGGACGTACTTGTCATTGACCACCATGATTTCGAAGTAGAAAATCCATATGCAACGATTGTAAATCCGCAAATGGATGATTACCCAAACAAAGCAATCAGTGGTGCAGGAGTTACATATAAAGTAGTTCAAGTGCTTGATGATAGTTTTGGCACTGGAATGGTTGAAGATTACCTAGATTTAGTTGCAGTTGGTATTGTAGCCGATGTAATGAATCTATCTGTAATGGAAAATCGTCGATTAATTATGGATGGTATCACAAACATTCAAAATGAAGGACTTAAAGCTATCTTGGACAATGCCAATGTAAAATTTGATGAAGTATCATCTACTACTATTGGATTCAGCATTGCGCCTCTAATTAACGGTGTAGCTCGAATGGATAAGATTGAATTAGCAATTGAACTTCTATTAGAGCGTGACCCATTAGAGTGCAAGAAGATTGTCAAACAGATGGTTAAGCTGAATGATGACCGTAAGAAGAAAGAAATCGAGCTTATGAAGATGTACGAAGAGCAAGTTAATCCAAATGACAAGATTATCATTGCGATTGGTAATGACCCGTCAAAATCATTTAATGGATTAGTAGCCAATAAGATTGCTCAGAAATATAAGCGACCTGCTATTGTAGCTCGTGATTTTGGAGATAAGATTGCAGGAAGTTTCCGAAGTATGGGAGATTTCAACATGAACAGCTACCTAAAACGAACTGGACTTGTAAAGAAATCTGTTGGTCATCCATTTGCAGGCGGTGTGGAAGTTGTAGCTGAGAATGTAGAAGAGCTACGAGAATACTTCAATGAACACATTAATATGGATATCTTCCTTGACGACATCGAATACGACTTAGAAATCAAAGGTCGAGATGTAACGATGGGATTCGTAGAGGAATTGCAAGAGATTAACCGTATTGCAGGTAATGGCTTCGAGAAAGTCAAAGTCCGAGTAACTGATTTGATGGTTGATGAGCGCAAAGTAATGGGCAAAAACAAAGACACAGTTAAGCTTGTTACCAACTGTTTAGATGCGATTCGATTCCGTGAGAACAGTGAGTATGCTAATGATGTAGATACGTTCGACAATATTGAGATTGTTGGAGAGCTGAACATCAATGAGTTCTTCCACTGGGGATATCGTAAAAACATCGTTACGATTCAAGTAATCTTAGACGATTACCGACATATGTAAGATTTGCCGAACAAGGGTTAACAGTAGGCGAGCTATAAACCTGTAACCCCGAAAGACCCACAGCCTCATATGAGGTGGTTGAAGCAGTTAGATAGCTCAGTTTTTTTGAAAAGGAAGGCGATTAAAATCGAGGGTTTAGTAGGTATGAATGAATTGTTTTCTAAGATTGATAAGGTTCAAGAAGGTCAAGATTTAACTTGCAGTTGTACAGAATGTTATTGGAATTTATATTTTCCTAATCGTTCTGACTCTAAAGTGTGTGTTTCTGAAAGTTTAGCTGATTTTAAAATGACACCCAGTTCAACAGAGTGTAGAGGCTATTGGAGTTATGAAGAGGCATGTGGTCATCCAAAGAGATAGGAGGGAATGCTTTGCATTGGAATAGTCATACAAACATGTTTTGGTTTGGAGCAAATGGCAATGAATATATGGCATGGAAAGGCTCACATCAAATTTTTATTTATCCATGCGATAAGTACCCAAACCCTCCAAGTGGGGTAATTCAACATAATAAACGAATTGAAACATTAAAAGATTTTGAAGATGCACTGAATACAGGACATGAATTTGATTGTGTCTATGTTAAAAGTGGCATTCTTGAATAGAGAGGAGATTAATATTATGAAAGAACAATTGAAAAATAACTTTACACATCACCCACCGAAAGAGGGACAAGTAGAGAAGTATGTAGATATTAGAAATGAAGCTTTACATTTTGCTAACTTAATTGATAGCTTATGTCCTAACAGCCGTGAGAAGTCATTAGCTATCACGAAGATTGAAGAAGCTGTATTTTGGGCTAACGCATCAATCGCACGTAATTAATAGAGAGGAGAAAGAGATATGTATCAATTTTTAACGTATGAAATCTTTGGAATGCAATGGTGGTTATTCCTGTTATGGATTGTCTATGTGATTTTCACATTAGTAAATGCATTTGGATTATATAGCAAGTACCATTACTACACGAAGCGACAACCGTTCCCAATGACAAATGCAATTAGACAGACGTTCTTTGAGCGTGAATACTTTACTTTGTATGATTTACTTCGTACACCGCTTGTATTACCTGCAATTGTATTAGGTGTATTTGTACTGTTCTTGCAAGGATGTTTGAAGAAGTTCTTGAAGGTAAAACTATTTAAGTTTAAGAGTTAGGAGAGGGAAAGAATGCTTAGAACTAAGATTGTAACAGCTAATACAGATTTGCGATTAGAGAGCAACTTAAATGAAGTACTGGAAACATTAGGAGACAAAGTGGTCAAAGTAAGCTATCAAATGTCTTCTAATGGGAAATTTAGTGCGATGGTCTTGTACAATCACACGATGACATACGGAGAGGCAATCAGGAAGATGGAGAGAGAGAATTTACTGTACGCTCATTAATGTAAAAAATAATTAATTTTAGGGTTTACAAGTGTTTAAAATAATGATAATATATATCTTGTAAGCAAAACAAATCAAAGCTTACACAGAACATAAGTTGAATTACTTTTTTATACTATTTCCTATTATTTTTTCGAGTTTGGGTTTTTAAAAGTTTGTCTCATGAAGTAAAGAAATTACTACCAACTAACTACAACACACACAACAAAACACCTGCTAGTGGCGTTAGCAGATGAGGAAGAGGGCTTTGCGAAAGCGAAGCTCTTTTTCGTTATTTGACGTAATATTATATCAAAGGTATAATAAGAAATCATAGGCGTGTATTGCAAAATACACAGAAGAAGAACCTTCCAGTCGGAGGGTTCTTTTTTGTTTAAAAGATGAGTTTTATACAAATATAATGTTTTAATAAGTGTAAAAAATAATGAAATTTATTGTTGACTTATGCTCATATGTGAAATATAATGAACATATACCTTTTAGGAGGGAATAAATATGTGCTTAGTAATCGTAGGAATCATACTTACTATGGCTCTTCTACTTGGTATCTTAGGCATGTTCATCGGAAGTGGTTGGGGAGTTATTACTCTCACATTACTAGTCGTATGTGCATACTATGTATTCTTTAAAAAATACTGAGGGATGAGTCATTGTCCTTCATTACAAGTGTAAAAAATAATGAAACGAGGGATAAACAATGAACGTAACAAAACATTTCAAAAGACGATATGCTCAGCGTATCAAGAACATCAAAGGGAAAGAAGAAATCAGCTTATTCGTAACTACGAATCAAGACAAGATTTCCGAGGACGCCAAAAAGATGATGGAACATGCCATCTTCATTTGGAAGGGACAGTTGGGTGAATCAAATATCACTCGAAATTTCTATATTAACGGTGACATCATTTTAGTAGCTGACACAGACAACACAGCGTTAGTTACATTATATAAAACGGATTACGGTTATCCTGACAAAACAAACCGCAAGATTGCAAAAGATTTACTTGAGAATATTCAAGGTTTAAATGCAGAACTAGAAGTTGCTGAATTAGCAATGCAAGAGGAATTAAATAAGGTGGATATTGAGATTGATAGTTTAGATGTTCAATTGAAATCTTTAAAAGCTCAAGCAGAGTTAGTGGAAAGCCGAAAGAAAGCGAAAGTAAGTGAGCGCAAGTCATTATTCACTAAAACTCGTACTGTGAAGGAAGAGATTGAGAAGTTCGCCAAGATGCTATGCAACTCAATTGAGTACAAAGTTGACGTAAAAGAGATGTAATTGGATGTTTAAGTGGCTTAGATGGCTTAAAAGCTGTGAACACGATTGGAAGCGTCTCGATGAAGAAAGAGAATTAGTTTGGACAGGATACACTCACAAAAGTGAGATAAAGATTATATGCTTTTGTCCTAAGTGCAAAGACACTATGAAGGTGAGTACTAGGAAATGGATGCAGTATCTAAGAAAGCGTGAAATTATAGAGGAATATAAAAAACAGAATAAAGAATAGAGGTGTTCGAATGCAGTTCACTTTAGCAGATTATAAGAAGTTTCAACTTGAAAAAGAAGAGGGCTACATTACTGAGAAACGACATCCTTGGTTTAAGAATCTAGTAATTCTCAATTACACGAACCGAGCAGTTGTTGACCGTCGATGGAACAACGAAACGATGATGGCACGAGGATTAATCCTTGATACGAATACATTAGAGGTAGTTGCTAAGCCGTTTCCAAAGTTCTTTAATATGGATGAGAATTTAGAGTATCAGCGTGATATTCCACGATGTGACTGTAATCCACCAACGCTAACCGTGAAGCAGGATGGTTCACTAGGTATCAGTTACATGATGGGTAATGCTTTATTTTGGGCTACTAGAGGTTCTTTTGAATCCAAACAGGCATTTATTGCGAATGAGATTTGGGATAGAAAATATGCTACCAAAATCATTAAGGATGAAAAGCTCCGTGAAACGCTACGAGGAATCACTTTATTAGTTGAAATCATTGACCCTAAGACACGAATTGTCGTGGATTACGAAGGAATGTCTGACTTAATTCTTATTGGAGCTGTTGACATTCGAGGTAAGTTCCCGATTGATTTAACAATGGATTCGTTAAAAGCTATTGGTCAAATGTTAGATATGCCTGTGACCGAGCAAGTAGATTTAACAATAGATGAAGCAATCAAAATGAAGAGTGAAATTCCTGCTAATGAAGAAGGTTGGGTATTGCAGTGGGATAATGGCAAGCGATTGAAAGTAAAGGGCGATGATTATATGGCTGTACACCGTGTAGCTTATGGATTATCACTCAAGCGAAAACTAGAGGCTTGGCACACTGGCAAAATGAAAGAATTAATCGAGCAAGTTCCCGAAGAGTTCCGTAAAGAAGTAGAAGCATTCCAAGATAATTGGGACGCACTTGCTATGACAATTACTGAAAACCTTCAATACATATTAGATGAGTGTCTTGCTAATGCAGAGACTCGTAAAGATTTTGCTACAAATGTAAAAAATAATGAATCTCTAGAGAAAAGATATCAATCTCTAATCTTCACTGGTTATGACACGAAGAAGATTAACATTGATGTAATCAAGATGTATATCTACAAAAACTACAGAGATTTCATCGAAGAGGGAGAAGAAGAAGATGCTTAAATTCATGATGATGGTAGGCATCCCTGCAAGCGGAAAATCAACGTTCGCAGAGCTTCTAGCGGAACAAGATGACGCAATTCTACTTTCCTCTGACGTTGTTGGTAAAGAGTTACATGGTGAAGACAATGAACGCAATAACGAAGAGGTGTTTGCTCTAATGTTTGAGCGAACCGTAGAAGCTCTAATGCAAGGGAAGAGTGTTGTATATGATGCAACAAATATCAATCGTAACCGTAGAATCGGATTACTTCAACGACTTAACCGTACTTTCAAAGCAACTGGTGCTATGAAGTTTGTATACTACATTAATACGGCTGTTGAGGTAGCTCTTTTAGATAATGGATTAAGAGGAAAACCAGTACCACCTTTCGTGATTGAGCGCTCGTACAAGAGTTTAAATGTGCCAATCAAAGAGGAAGGTTGGGATGATGTATATATCATTCAGCGCCAAGAAGGTGTGTTTGATATTGAAGACCGCAAAGACATTATGAAGATTGTTCAAAGTGGCGGAACTCATGAGGAAATCATGACAGGTCTTATGGGGTATTTCCCTGAGTTCCTAGCCATGTATAACATGCCACAGGACTCGAAATATCATTCATTCTCTGTGAGTCGTCATGTATACCATGTATACAAATATGTCTTTGACAACTTTGATAATGGGAGTGAATATGACCGATTAGTGATGCTGTGGACTGCACTGCTTCATGATATCGGCAAACCATACTGTAAGAATTTTGAGAGCCGTGACGGTGAGGAAACACGCTATGCAAACTTCATCTCACATGAGAACGTAGGAGCGCAAATAGCTAGCTCAATTCTTGCTAAAGCAGTACATAATGATGATTTTATCCTTCAAGTTACTAAGCTGATTCAGTTCCATATGGTTCTGTTGAATGCAGGTGAAAAAGGAAAGAATCGACTAAGACGATTAGTTGGAGATAAAACATATGAGATGCTAGAAATCTTGCGAGATGCAGATACTCTAGCACACTAAGGAGCGATTTAGATGGGAAGTATTACATTTAACGGAAACACGTATTACGGTAATAGCATCCACATCAGTAACGGAACAGTCATCATTGATGGTGTTGTTCAAGCTCAAGGACTAAAGGGACACTTAGACATTAAGGTTGAAGGAGATATCCGTGACTTAACAACGGATGCTCCAACAACTATTGATGGAAATGTATTAGGAAACCTACGAAGCAGAGGCTCTGTTACTTGTCGCAATGTACAGGGTTATGTAGATGCAGGCGGTAGCGTAACAGCTCATGACGTGGGTGGAGATATTGATGCAGGTGGCTCAGTTCGATGTGGTAGAGTCGGAGGTTCTATAGACGCAGGAGGAAGCGTCAGACACGGTTAGGAGGAAAAACAATGGGTTTTGTAATGGGATTCATTATAATCACAGGATGGTTAGCTGTTCTTGGATGTGGAATAGGTTATTTCATCCATTGGATGGAAACTAAGAATAGGAAGAGAAGATAACAGGAGGATTCAAATGGGATTCGTAGGCGGATTTGTTGTAATCACAGGATGGCTAGCTCTCATTGGAACATCAGTGGTTTGTGCCATTAAATACTTTTGGGAATGGTGCGACGAGCGTTTTTTAGGAGAGTGTACTAAATGAAGTTTATCAAGTTTTTAAAAAGAAATCGCACTTTCATGATTGCTCTATGCGTTTGCAATTTCATGATAGGATTTGTAACGAGTTTTGATATGGTTTACTCCATTTTTTCAACTATATTTTCAATGAGTTTTACATTAGCGGTTTTATATTTCATTGATAGAAAGGTTTTTGCGAAATGAAGCTTATAAATTATATGGAGAAGAACATCTTCACTATCCTTGCAGTGGGCATCCTTAGCTTTGGCACAGGTTTAGCAGATAGCGGTGATGTACTTGCTTCAATTGCATCAACTTCTGTCTCATTAGGTGTAACAATACTAATTATGTATGCAGTAGAGAATGCGGTTAAATCTTGGATGAGCAAGAAGCAATGAGGAAGATTGAACCAATGATAATAACCGAGGAGCAAGCAGAGTGGCTTCAACGGTATTTAGAGAAGCCTTCTGATAGTCCTAGAGTGAAAGAAGTTAGAAAGAAACTAAAAAATTACTTGAAACAAAAAGAAGGTGAGTAAGTGTTACTACCAAAGAAAGTAACCTTCTATTGTAAATCTGAGAGTACAGATGGTGTTCTTCATGCGTTCCCTGTTGATTCAGAGGCGACTAATCATGATACAGCAGAGAAGTGGGCTACTGAGAATAAGTTTGATTACAATTATGAAACTCATAAACGAGAAAATGAGCGGACTATTCCACCGACTGTGTTCGAATTAGAAAACAAAGGTTTTGATAATGTTGTTATCACAGACCTCAAGCAACGTGGAAACGGTGGAAGAGCTTATCAAGTAGTTTTAGACCTTGGAGAACATAAGGTACGTGTAGATTTACGTGAGAAGGCGTTAATGGATGTAATTAATAATGCAGGTATTCTAGCAGGTGGAAAACTTAGTGGGACTTTCTGCTTCATTAAAGATGGCGCACAGACCAACCTTGTACGAGAAGGTTCGAAAGACCATCAAGAAGCTGTTAAAGATACTAATAAGAAGAAGACCTTCACAAAGAATATCAAGAAGAGTGACTTGAAGGTCGGCTATGAATATGAAACTTTAAGTGGAAGTAAAAGTGTTTTCTTAGGATTCGTATACACTGCTGACGTGGATATTCATACAGGAGAGTTATCTAAGCCGTACAAAGCCATGTTATTTGTGAGAAGTGGTCACAACTTCGAAGAGATGAGCAAAGATTTGAGAAGCGATGACAAAGATGCTCTAGCGAGGAAAGAAAATCTGTATTTATGGGATTTTAAAATATCGAAAACTCATTCATTTAAAATCGAGAATGAGAGACGCATAGATATCGAGACAAGTGAAGTGCTAGAGAAGATAAATGCTTTCGGTGAAGCTAAACGTCAAAGATATCTCAAGACGACATACTTTGGTGACGCTCTTGAAGGTCATAGATTAGGATGTCTCGTCGCTGACAAGAAAGACATGAATATAGATAATGATGGTCTGTCGGAAGTTGTTAAGGCACAACGAGATTACGAAGATAGACGCAGGCATTATTGGAGTAGATGGTAATGTTAAAAGAGGAAGAGTCTATTATAAATAAGACAGCAGAGATATGGAATGAGTTTACAGCATTAGAACAGACTCATCCGTCGGATGTAGATGACATGGCTAAAGCTATTCATCAGATTCAGCATATAATCTCTATTAGAATGGCTCGACGAACTCATCCAAATATCTTCGTAACTATTAAATAAAAGGATGTTTTTATTTGAGGAGTGACAAATATGGAAAGACCATTATATTTGGAATCTCTAAGCATAAAATGCTTTAGACACGGAGCAGAGAATCCGAGGGTAATTGGGCTTGTAAACTTTACACCAAAAGGGTATGAAGAAAGACCGTGTTTCAAGGTAATGTATGATAGTGATGGATACATAGATTATATCCCGTATAGCGAAATTGCAGACAATGTTTGGAGATTGATTTAGTAAATCAGCACCTTTCTTGAAGGAGGTGAGTAAGACGTGGAAAAGTTATTACTAGAATTATTGCCGATTATTGCAACAGTATTCTTATCAATCTGTTATATCCCTCAGATTGTTAAAAACTATAAGACTAAAGATGTTAGTAGCATCTCATTATGGTTTTGGGTATTGTTAAACATTGCATTAACTCTTATGTTCACAAATGCATTTATGATTTATAACAAATTTGGAACATATGGCTATCTGATTACAGAGACGTTTAACTTAGGGCTAGCTATGATAGTACTTATTCAAGTGTTGATTTATCGAAAGAAATAAATCATTTTAATTACAGGTGTAAAAAATATTTTAAATACAAGTGTGAAAAATAATTAAAAAGGTATTGCTAAAGTCGTTTTTCTAGTGTACAATAACTATTGTAAGTGAGTTAAGACATGACAGACAAAGGTTACAAGTGAGAAAAATAATAACAACACAACTTACTTATAACATTACGAACATAGGGATGGTATCACAAAATGGAAAAACAAATTATAGAATCAGCAAAACAAAACATTATAAAAATAGTAGACTCTTTAGAAGTTTCAAATATAGACCAAGTTTACAGTGATGTTGTGAAATACTTAGACTTTGCAAAGGCTTATAGCCAACTACCTCATATCATCAATGGGTTAAATGAAGTGAGTGAAGAAGCGAATGAGCCTAATCAATCAAATGTCGTTAATTTAAGTGGAGATACAATTCAGCTACATACGGAGAACAAAATTGAGGGTTACGAGTTTAAGAGAAACATCAAAGGTGGCTATTTAGATGGAACGGATATATATGTTCCCGAAAAGTTCATCAGAGAACTTGGACTACAGCATGGAGACATTGTTAAAGCCGATAAGATTGGTGAAAAGCGATATAAATATACTGTGTTAGATGATTGTGGTTGTGATAGTTTATCCGATGTAATTTCGATTAAGATGGCTGTCGTAGAATACGACCCTTCAAGTAATCGCTATACAGCTAGTAAGGATTGGATGGATAATCCTATTATGATTAACGGTCATAAAGCAGAGATTATTATCTCAGACAATGACTTTAGAAACTTTAGCATCATGACAGGGGATATTATTGATATCAGCGTAGATAAAAATGACCTTGATTTCAGTCGTGTTGTTTGGAAACATGCAACAACGGATGAATACAATAGACAGTATACATCAAGTATTAAAAGAGAACCTAAGAAGCCTATCATAGAGAAGAAGAAGCATGAGCAATTCTTCGCAGGTAAAAAGATTGTTATGGTTGGATTTGATGTAGAGAAAGCTAGTTTCAGAGATGCAGTTGAAAGACATGGTGGACAATTTGAATGTCTTCACGGAATGGAAGATGAATCAAGATTTGAGGCAACTATGAAGGATGCAGATGCAGTTGTGCTAATGCTGAGCTTCGTTAAACATAGAGCTACTATCTTAGCAAATCAACTATGTAAAGATAATGGTATTCCATGTGATTCTTTACACACCAAGGGTAAAAGTGGATTTGTAAGAATGGCAAAAGAACTAATAGATAAGAAAGCAAAAGAGGTACATGTTACCTTAAAATAATTATCACAAGTGTAAATAATAATAAATAATGCAATAAATAATGAAAACTTGTAGTGTTGGTGGTTAGAAGATGCTTTGCTTCTATCGTAAGGAAGGTGTCTTCTAATCACCAACCACAGGTGTTAAAAATAATGGTTTGAGGTAGGTGTTTAAATTGCCTGTAGTTGCAGGTTTCATCTTAATTGGCGTTGCTCTTATATCTATTGCAATGGTTCTTGGAAAGTTAGGAATCTTAGACAAGATTGAGAAGACGTCAGGAAAAGCAAAGAACACATTAAAAAAAGAAGAGAAAAAGGAGAGTATTTAACAATGGCAATGAAAAAAGGTGCAGTAATTTTCTTAGCAGGTAGTATTTTTGTAGGCGGTATTGTGGGTATGTGTACAACTAAAATTTCGCAAGGTCAAGCAGGTGTTGTTTACAGTGCAAGCGGTGGAGTTAAAGGTGAAACATTATCTCAAGGTTGGCAAACAGTATCTCCATTTAGCCGAGTTACAGAGTATCCGATTTCTACATCTACAGTTAACTACAAGGATTTAGCAATCGCTACGAAAGACGGTAAGCCGTTAACAATGGAGATTACATACGACTACTTCAATGATGTAGAGAAATTACCTCATATCTTCAACAAGTTCAAAGGTGCAAAGCCTGAGGCAATTGAAGATTCATGGTTAAAATCACGTCTAAAAGAGAGTGCTTTATCTGTAACATCTAAGTACACGATTCTAGAAGTATTCCAAAACCGTGAAAATATCCGTACTGAAATCCAAAAGAGATTCCAAGAGGATGTTAAGAAGCATGGATTCATTGTTGAGAATGTAACTTTAGGTAATCCAAAAGCTGACGGTCAAACTGAGCAAGCATTACAGAAAGTAATTGACCGACAACAAGAATTAGAAGCTTTAGAGATTGAGAAGAAGCAAGCTGTTGTTAAAGCTGAGAAGAAGATTGAAGAAGCAAAAGGTGAAGCTGAGTCTAAGCGTATTCAATCAGAAGCAGAAGCAAAAGCCAATGAAACTGTTAAGCAATCATTATCTCCTGAGATTGTGAACTACGAATCAATCAAGAAGTGGGATGGTAAATTACCAAGCGTTACAGGCGGAGCAACACCAATGGTAACAATTCCTCAAGGTGAAAATAAGTAATTAACCTACTATGGAGCGGAATCTTCTGCTCCATAGTTTAATGAATAAAAAGGAGTGTTGAAATGAAGAAGAAGTTAATCAGCGCAACTTTAGCAGGCTTAATTATTGGCGGTGGTATCAGTGGAGCTGTAGTTCATCAAGCTTTCCCAAAGGAAGTTGTGAAGACTGAGGTTAAAACTGAACAGGTTGGTTCATTGGCTAAGCAAAATGCTATGGCTACCCTATGGACTCAATCATCTGCTGAGGCAAACGCATTGCGTTTACAAGCGTATAACGTTGCTAAAGAGCGTGTAGATGAAGCTGTGAAAAATGGAATCGTTCATAAGGCTGTAGTACTCGATATTGATGAAACAATTATCAACAATATGGACTACATGGCGTGGGCTGTAAAGAATGAGAAGAAATTCCCTGACCAATGGTCTGAGTGGATTAAATCTGCTCAAGGTGAAGAGATTGCAGGAGCAGTTGATTTCATTAAACATGCACAAGCAAATGGTGTAGAAGTATTCTTAGTTTCTAACCGAGACAAGAGCGAGATGGAAGGTACTCTAGAGAATCTGAAAAAGATTGGTTTAGGAGATATCGACCGTGAGCATATCATGCTAAAAGACAAGAGCTCTAGTAAGCAAGAACGCATGGATATGGTAGAAGTCAATCACAATGTATTACTGTACATTGGAGACAATCTAGCTGACCATAGCGATGATTTTTACAAGAAGAATGTCTCAGAGCGTGCAGAAGCACTGAAAGCTCATAAGGATGACTTCGGTACTAAATATATCATTCTTCCAAACTCTGCATATGGCGAGTGGGAAGGAACTATCTATAATCATGATTACAGCAAAGACCAAAATAAAGCACGAATGGATGCTTTAAAAGGATTCTAACAAGTGTAAAAAATAATGAATTGGAGTTGGCTGAATTGCTTATTGTGTATGACTCAAAGACGAAGAACGTTGAGAGATTTGTGCAAAAGCTAGACATGCCCAACACAAAGATTCATAGAGACTTAGTGGTTAGTGAGAAGTTCGTCCTGATTACATATACGACGGGCTTCGGAGCTGTCCCTAAGTCTACTATTGATTTTTTGAGAAATAACCCCAAGCACGCTGAAAACATCGTAGGTGTTTGTGCTAGTGGCAACAAAAATTGGGGCATGAGATTCGCTTTTAGTGCCGACAGAATCTCAGAGGAGTTTGAAGTAAATATATTGCACAAATTCGAGATGTCGGGGCTAGACAGCGACGTTGAAAAAGTTAAATCAGAGGTGAAGCGAATTTGGCAAAATATTACGAACTGAATAATGAAGTAAAAATTGAGAAAGATGGAAGATTCCAATTCGAGAAAGACTTGGAAGCAGTAAAGAGTTACTTTGTAGACCATGTTAACCAAAACATGCAATACTTCCATACTCTCAATGAACAATTAGAGTACATGTTTGGTGATAATTCAACCGAATCAATCTACTATGACAAGAAAATCTTTGACATGTATAAATTCGAAGAGGTAGAAGAAATCTTCAAATATGTATACGATAAGGAATTTAGATTTGCATCATTCATGTCGGCATTTAAATTCTACAACAATTACTCGTTGAAGACAGATGATGGTACACGATACCTAGAGCGATATGAAGACCGAGTAGCTGTAAATGCATTGTTCTTTGGTAAAGGTGATGTGGAGAAGGCTAAGAGGTTTGCAACTGTATTAATCCAACAAGATTATCAGCCTGCAACGCCCACGTTCTTGAATGTAGGAAGATATCGTGGTGGTAAATATGTATCATGTTTCCTTTTAGATACACAGGATACAACAGAAAGTATCTTCTATGCTCTGCAATCAGCAGGTCACTTGTCACGTATGGGTGGAGGAGTTGCAATCAACTTATCTAAATTACGTAGTGCAGGAGAAGATATTAGTGGAACTGAGAATGCCTCTAAGAGTGTTGTTGGCGTAGCTAAATTATTTGAAGGTGTATTCAATCAGTTCGACCAAAAAGGTCAACGTAAAGGTGCAGGAGCGGTTTACTTAAACATCTTCCATCCTGATATTATCGAGTTCTTGTCTACGAAAAAGATTAATGCCGATGAGAATATTCGATTAAAAACACTTTCTCTTGGTCTTATTATTCCAAACAAGTTCTATGAGCTTGCTGAGAAGAATGAACCGTACTTTACATTCTATCCTAATAGTGTCCGTAAAGAGTATGGAATTTATTTAGATGACATGGACATGGATGAATGGTATGAGAAGTTGCTTAATAACCCACGAGTACGTAAGAAGCAAATGCTTCCTGCTCGTAAGATGCTTACAGATATCGCTAAAACTCAAATTGAGAGTGGTTATCCATACCTAATCAATATTGATAATGCGAATGAGCAACACACGCTTAAAGGGTTGGGAAAAGTCAAAATGTCTAATTTGTGTGTGGAAATTTTCCAACTGCAAACTGAGTCTGATATCCAAGGATACAAGGGTGAAGATAAGTTTGGATACGATGTTAACTGTAATCTAGGTTCTATCAACATCGTAAATGTTATGGAAAATAAGAATATTAAAGAAGCTGTACGATTAGCAGTTAACGCTTTGACGACAGTATCTATTGAATCTGCAATTGATGAAGTACCAACTGTTAAGAAAGCAAATGAAGCACTTCATTCTGTTGGTCTTGGAGCTATGAACCTACATGGATATTTAGCTAAGAATAAAATCCTGTACAGTAGCGAATATGCACGAGACTTTGCGAACACATTCTTTATGATGATGCGTTTCTATGCATTAGAAGAGAGTAATGACATAGCTAAAGAACTGGGCGAAACATTTACAGGATTTGAGAAGAGTGAGTACGCAAACGGAAATGCTCTCAAGAAATACTTGGAAAAGAGTTTTGCTCCGAAGACTGAGAAAGTACAGAAATTGTTTGAGGGAATTTATATTCCAACTCAAGAGGACTGGGCTGAATTAAATGAAAAGATTTTGAAGCACGGACTGTTTAATGCTTATAACATGGCAATCGCTCCGACTCAATCCATCTCATATGTTCAGAACGCTACTCAAAGTGTACTTCCTGTCATCGAACCAATCGAGACTCGTACATACGAAGATAGTACAACGCATTATCCAATGCCGTACATCTCAAATGAGAATTTCTTCTTCTACCAATCAGCATATGACGTTGATATGTATAAGCTGATTGACTTAATGGCGGTAATTCAAGGTCACGTTGACCAAGGAATTTCAACAACATTATATGTAGATGGAATGACAACGACGACACGAGATTTAGCTAGATACTTTATCTATGCACAGAAAAAAGGACTGAAATCTCTGTACTATACACGTACAAAGAAATCAGATATCAGCGAATGTAGTTCATGTTCAGTTTAACGGGTTTCCGTTAGGCTGAACTTATATTAAACAGAGGTGAATTTATGCATAAAGCAGTTAACTGGAACATTGAAGAAGATAGTTTTACACAGATGTTTTGGCAACAAAACGTTGCTCAATTTTGGCTAGATACGGAAATTCCTATTTCCAATGATTCAAAGTCTTGGAGATTACTATCTCCCGAACAACAAGAGACTTATAAGAAAGTATTAGGTGGTTTAACACTACTAGATACCAAGCAATCTATCGCAGGGATGCCTAAGATTTCTGAACATATTCCCGATTTACAGCGTAAAGCAGTTCTATCATTCATGGGAACTATGGAAGCAGTACATGCAAAATCTTATTCTACTATTTTTACAACACTTATCAGTCCACAAGAAATCGACGAAGTGTTTGAGTGGGTAAACGAACATCCACGACTGCAACAAAAAGCAGACCGCATTGATAGTTTATATCAGAATATCAATGATGAGTTAAGCCTTTATATGGCTATGGTAGCAAGTGTATTCCTAGAAAGTTACTTATTCTATAGTGGATTCTTCTATCCTCTGTATCTTGCAGGTCAAGGAAAGATGGTTGCTAGTGGTGAGATTATCAATCTAATTTTACGTGATGAAAGTATTCACGGGGTTTATGTTGGTCTTCTAGCTCAGGAAGTATTCGAAGAGCTAACAGAAGAAGAGAAACAACATGCACACAATATGGTAATCGAGTTATTAGAAGAATTGATGGAAATTGAGTTCCGCTACACTGAGGAAATCTATGCTCCAATTGGTTTAGACCACGAAGTAAAGAATTTCTTACAGTACAACGCTAATAAAGCGATGATGAATCTAGGTCTTGAGCCAATTTATGAAGAGAAGAAGATTAATCCTATCGTTGAGAATGGGTTGAAGACTGATACGAAGAACCATGATTTCTTCTCAACTAAAGGTAATGGCTATTTAAAAGCTATTTACGAAGATTTAAATGATGATGATTTCCACTTCCCACAATTGGAAGCTGAAAATAAATAAACAAAACGAAAGGAAGTATAGCAATGAAAGTAATTAAGTTTTACCAAACACCATGTACACCATGTAACATGCTTGTTGACACTATGGGACGTTTAGGTGTGAAAGCAGATGAGGAGTACAACGTAAAAGAAGAAAAAGGTATGGAAATGGCAGGAGAGTTTGGAGTTGTAAAAACACCAGTACTAATTCTGTTAGATGATACTGGCGCAGAAGTACAGCGTTATCAAGGCGTAGGTCAATCAAAAGTGACTGAAATCTTTACAAAACGTGGATTGCTGTAAGTAGTGATTGATGTACGAGAGAATGAAGAACTCAAGAAGTTGATAGAGAACAATCCTGACTGTGAGATTGTACCGTTCAGTGAAGATACAGTACTTATTCTTCCACGTCAAGAGAAGATGATAAAGGTTGTTTTTGAACCACCTGACATTAGCGATTGGAGGATATTATGATTAGCGAATTTGGTTTTAATTGGCGTGAAATTAGTGTTGATTACGTTAAGAAGTGTGTAGGCAAAGAGGATTTGATGTGTAAGCACGGCAAAGAGTTCTTTTTCATTGAAAAGACAGATGTTCCACCCGATTATATCAGATTCGACTTTCTAATCAGGGGTTCTTGGTTCATCCGAGTGCAGTAAAATGACAATTTTATTTAAGGGAGGGAGCATCATGAACATCAAAAAAGAGCTTAAAAAGACTCTACAAGAGCTTGATGTTAGATTGCAAAACTATTGGTCACGAGAAGAACGTGCGATGCTGTATATTGCCAAAAGCAATACCTTAATGGCTCTACAAAAATACGAAACTAGCGAGGAGAAAGCAGAATGAGCAAATACAGTTTAACTAAGAGACCTGCTGTTGAAGGGTTTAAAGTGACAATTGTCGCAGATTCAAATGATGCGGACTACATCACAACAATCAATACATACACAAAGAGTGAATTTGAAGATGGTATTATTGATGAACTAATTGATTTACAAGAAAACCATAGTGGTCACTATGAGCTTGAGAAATTCCATTATGACCACCTACAAATTCCATATGGTGACATGGACATCTGTCACACACTATCGAGTATTGATGTAGAGTACACGGACGCAGAAGGAAATGTGTGGGACGTAGTATTTTAAAAAACACCACAAGTGTAAAAAATAATGAATTTATCCCCTCGTAATGAGGGGAAGCGGAGGGAAAACACAATGACAAAATTAAAGAAAAAGAAAAACTATTACAAAGCAGGCGAGTTAGTAACTCTAAAGGAAACTAAGGAGACTGTGAAAGTTAAAGATGTAAATCTTACTAGCTATGAAGCTACTGTTACATTCAAGGATGGCAAAGAGAAAGTTGTTAAGTTATGGGACATCCGTAAGTTGCCAATTCGCAAAGATTCTCACAAGGACACTGTGTTATTTGCACGAGTTCGTGAGGATGCAATTATCCCAACTAAGCGTGATGAAGATGCAGGATTTGATTTATATGCGAACCTAGAGACTGCACGAGTGGTTCAAGAAGGGGAAGAGCAAGTTCATGTACGTGAGCTATTGCTTCCAAAAGGTAGACCGACGTTAGTACCAACAGGTATTGCAACATCTATGCTTCCTAAGTACTACATGAATCTTAAACACGAACGTGGTTCTACTGGGAAAGTAGGCATGAACATTTTAAGTGGTGTCGTGGATAGTGGATACCGTGGAGAAATCTTCATCAATATCGTTCCTCTTTACAAGGATATCGTTCTTACATCTGCCGTAACAGAAGTTGAAGAGCATGAGAATATGATTCTTTACCCATACAACAAGGCTATTGCTCAAGCAACAATTGAGTATGTGCCACCAGTACGAGTGAAGGAAATTTCATTTGAAGAATTAAAAGCAATTCCGTCTGAACGTGGTGAAGGCAAGTTAGGTTCAAGCGGTAAATAAAACTAGAGGAGCAATTACATATGGCATACGAAAATACAGGCGCAAAGAAGATTTATTTAGCATCACCTTTCTTCTGTGAGGAAGAAATTGAAAGAGTAGCATTCATGGAGAAGTTGTTACGTGAACAAGGATTCGATGTATTCTCTCCACGAGAAAATCAATTCGACCAGTACGAACTTTTCTCAAAAGAGTGGCGTGAAGCAGTTTACTTAAATGATATGAAACACCTAATGGAAGCTGATATGGTAGTAGCTATTTATGATGGTGAAGGCGAAGGTTCTGACCAAGGAACAATCTTTGAAGTTGGAGCAGGTATCGTAGCAGGTAAATTTGTGATTGTATTCACAGAGAAGCATGATGGCATCAACTTAATGCTTACTGACTCTTGTCACGCATTCCTAAAAGGTCGTCAAGAAGCTCTAGATTATGACTGGAAGAACCTACCGACTAACTACTGGCATGGCGGAGTTCGCTAATTACTGTTAATTGCTGTGGGGCTTTATGCTCCACGGCTAATAAATAACTAACATTAAGGAAGTGGGCGATGGCTATTATCTGTGTAGGTGGAATGATTTCTTTAGGGAAATCTAGCATGGCTAAATTATTAGGTGAAACATTAGAAAGTGAAGTGTTCTACGAATCAGTAGACAACAACCCTGTATTGGAGCGATTCTATACAGCAAGCAAAGAGGAAGCAGAAGCAGAGCGCTTAACATTCCTATTACAACTATGGTTCTTGAATACGAGATTTGATTCTATCAAGAAAGCCTTGATACATTCTCATAACGTATTAGACCGCAGTATCTATGAAGATATCTATTTCATGAAGCGTAATCAGCAATATGGACGATTAATTGGAGAAAACCGCATTACTGATTTAGAGGAAACAATCTACATGGGACTCTTTGAGAACATGATGGAAGAGCTTGAGGAGTTACCAAAGAAATCTCCTGACCTTATGGTCTACCTAAAAGGAAGCTTTGAAACAGTATTATATAGAATCAAGCAACGTGGACGTGAGTTTGAATTAGATGAAAAGCTAATCGAGTACTACAGATTCCTATGGGAAGAATACGACGAGTGGGTAATGAAACACTACAAAGCTAGCGAAGTCTTAATCATTGATGTAGACAATCTAGATTATGTTCACAACGAAAAGGACAAAGAGTATGTAGTGAAGCTTGTAAAAGAGAAATTAGAAGAATTAGGTATCTAGGAGGAAAATAGAAGTGCAGATTTTAATGTCAGTATTAGGTCTTATTGGTCTAATAGGATTAGCATTCTTGCTATCTGAAAATAAGAAGAAAATTAAGTGGCGAACAATTGGAACGGCTTTAGCTATGCAATTCCTATTAGCCTACCTGCTAGTAACAAGTGCAGGTCAACAAGCAATGAAATGGTTATCGGATGGCTATACAAAAATCTCAAGCTATGCAACAGATGGAATCATGTTTGTATTTGGCGGATTCTTTAATGAGCATACAACATTTGTATTTGCAATCAATGTATTGATGGTAATCGTATTCTTTGGAGCGTTATTCGCTGTGTTATTCTATCTGAATGTCATTCAGTTCTTTGTTAAATATGTGGGCGGTGCATTATCTAAACTACTTGGTACTACACGAGTAGAAACATTTAGTGCAGTTATGAATATCTTTGCCTCACAAAACGAAGTTCCGACATTCATTAAACCATATCTGAAACATCTGACGAAAGCAGAACTGTTCGCAGTAATGGTTGCAGGAACAGGCTCTATGGCAGGTTCAATCTTAATTGGATACAGCTTAATGGGTATCCCGTTAGAATGGTTGCTTGTAGCATGTTTCATGGTTACAGGTTCTAGTTTATTAGTGGCAAAACTAATTGTTCCCGAAACAGAGGAGAGCCAAACGAACGGCAAGATTGAGCTTGACCGTAAGCAAGGTTCAGCTAATATTTTTGAAGCAATTTCAAATGGTGCAATGAGCGGTATGCAAATTGCTTGTGCTACAGCTACAATGCTAATTGCTTTCGTAGCATTAATTGCATTAGTAAATGGTATCTTAGGAAACTTTGGCGTATCACTTGAGCAGTTGCTTGGATACTTATTCTATCCACTTGCATTCCTAATGAATGTAAGCCATGACCAAGTAATGACAGCAAGTCAATTATTAGGTCAGAAGTTCGCAACGAATGAGTTTATTGCTTATTCTGCAATGGCAAAAGAGATGTCACAGATGGATACTCGTACAATTGCTATGTTAACTATTGGTATCGGTGGCTTCGCTAACTTCTCATCTATTGGTATTTTACTGGGAAGCATTGGTGTTCTTGTTCCTGAGAAACGAGGTATTGTTGCTAAGTACGGACTTCGTGCGATTGTAGCAGGACTTTTAGCAAATTTAATCAGTGCAACTATCGTTGGTATTTGGTTGCTGTAACATGGAGAGAGGGGAGAAATCCTCTCTCTTTTTATTTGTTTAAATACAGATGTAAAAAATAATAAAAAAGGTATTGCAAGTGCATAAAATAGATGATACAATGTGTATACAAGGTTGAGGGAAGGAGTGAAATGGTTGAATCAAAAGCTCTTAAAGCTTTACAAGTATGGTTGGAGCTTGAGAGATATATCAGACGAGTTCGGTATTACCGAATCGGAGATTAAAGCAGAATTGTTACGTTACAAAAGTTCTAGTAGGGTTATCGGGAAGAAGTTAAGTGATGACTTCAAGATGTTCTTGATGGAGCGTTTTAACAACACGAATGAAACTTTATCGGCAATCGCAAAGTTGTTTGATATGTCGAACTCAACGATGACCAAGATTAATCGGGAATTTGGTACTGCTGAATCCAAGAAGGTCGAAGAGAATGAAGATGATGCATTCAAGCCGATTGACTGGGACAGTTGGGATACATGCCCGACATGTAAAGGTTCAAATGTAAATCAACTAAACAACACATACATAGAAGAAGATATTGTGGAAGATAACAATATCTATAATTCCTATTGCCTTGACTGTCACACTGAGTGGTTATTGCATGATGGAATAGTAAAACAAGTTGTTTGGGAATTGTTAGAGAGTGTAGAAGCTCTCGATGAAAATTAATTATAAGTGTTAAAAATAATGAATATAAATACACTGATTGTCGTTTTATAAATAGTACTCTTAACCAAAGAGTCATTTAAAACTCAACAGATGTAAAAAATAACGAAAGGGATGCTGTGAATGTCACGTGCAACAACTACAATGGAAACACGAAAATCTTCATACGATGAAATCAAAGAATCTTTGTCAGAACGTCAGAAAAATGTTTTCAACGAATTGACCAAATACAAAGACGGTGCAACAGCTAGTGAGTTAGCTATGAATATGTGGAAGAAAGATGTTATTAAAACACCTGACCGCAACAATGTCCATCCTCGTTTAAATGAATTGGTTGAGAAGGGTGTAGTTACTGTAGAAGGGAAACGTGAATGTTCTGTGACTGGTAAAACGGTTGCTATTTATACAGCTCCTAAGAATGGAGTGTTGGATGAAGGATTACATTGACGTATGGACTGACGGCTCATGTGACAACAAGAACAACGAGTTTGGTGGCGTTGGCATTGTCATGAATTATAAGAGCCATAATAGAGAAATTTCTAAAGCGTTTGGTGGAGGACAAACCAATAACACGATGGAAATGATGGCTGTCGTAGTAGCTCTAGAAAATATCGCAACAACAAACATTCCTATAAAAATCCACAGCGACAGCGCTTATGTTGTCAACTGCTTCTTGCAAAAGTGGTATGTGAACTGGCGTAAGAACGGTTGGAAAAACAGCAAAAAGAAAGCTGTCGAGAACAAGGACATATGGGAACGGATGATTGAATTGGTTGAGAAGCAGAAAGATGTAGAGTTCGTAAAGGTTAAAGGACATATAGGTATTCCTCTGAACGAACGCTGTGACCAATTGGCGAAATCAGCAGTAAAGAAAGCGAGAGAAAAGAAATATGGCAAAGAAGCGAGTTAACAAACAAATAGAGAGCAAACCACCTTTAAAACGACCAGTAGAAGATAACCTACTGACAGTTGCAGAAAATAAGATGATTGAAATGTTGGACAGCAAGAAATACAAAGAGGTGGATGAGTTCTACAAGTTTGAAGCTTCGTTTATAGATACACGAACAGGTACAGCAAGACCATCACATGCCAAGATGGATAAAACACGAACTGAGGTTGTGGAGATTAGTAGGATTGCGAGTAAAGGAGAATTTTATGGTTGTAAAATTTCATATACCGTATTGAAAAAACGTCATAAAGAACCAACAACCGTAACTATGCTAGTAGCATTCCGCACCGAAGACATGGAAGTGTTAGATGAACCTGTGAAAGAACCGATAGAAGAACAACTAAGCATGTTTTAAAGGAGAAAGCAACGATGAGTGAAGCAATTAAAATGATTCCGATTGAGATAATGGCTCAAGGAGAACAAGAGGTTGAAGATTTCAAACGTATCTTTGGTGCATTTCTTTCAAAAGGGAAAGAGCGAGAAGGGCTTATAGCTCAATTCAAGAGTAAGCAAATGTTTATCGTTAAGAAAATGTTTGACTACAACCAATTAAAGTCATTGAAAAAAGATACTACATTCGATATTTATATTCACGATTTCACTAAGGATTGTGACGTGAAAGATATTTGGACAATGCAGGAAACAATGAAATCTCTTATGGATACAAAGCTTGATATGAAGCGCTTAGAGACAGAGATTAAAGAATTGCAAGACGAAATCATTAAGCGTGGTTGGATGCGTTATTGGTAGGAGGTTTACATGCAAGCTTTAACATACGGAGCAATCATTATGGGCTTCATGTTCACCTTCGGATTTGTTGACATAGCGTTAATAGTTAAGAAATCAAAATTTATTGACTTCCTAGTGGTGATGGTGTTCGCAATTATTTATGCCATCATCATGATTGGATGTATCAAAGAATATTGGGTGTTGTATTGATATGGAGCAATTACAAGGATGTATATTCGGATTAATTATATTTATCTGTTCCTTCATTCTCATAGTTGGAATACTCATTGGTAAGTATGGATTTGTAGGTGTTATTTACGCATTAGCCATAACAGGATTCTTATGGTTAATTTCAAAAATCTTTATCTAGGATGGTGTAAACGATGTGTTGTTTTGGAGCAGGTCATATCAGAACTCATAGAGCAAGTAAGACAGGCGAGAAATCTCTTTCTAAGATGCAAGGTGAGTTATGTGCTGAGATTAGTAAAACGATTGCTAGATTCTGTGAAGAGAATGGTGTTCATGCTCGTGAGGGCGCTAGCTACACTCACTGGGGCAAAGGTGATGAAGAAAAGATTAGTGTTAATGTCACATTGTCTACAAATGAATTTCAAGTAATGAAAATAGGAGAGTAATTCACTATGAAATCTAGAGAACGTTTAGAGGTTGTAGGAAATTTTCAAAAGAAGACAACATGGTCTCATAGCAATGGATTTAAACAGAAATTATTCTTGAATGGTTTAGAGGTTGAGAACTACTTTAACGGATTCGCAGGAAAAACGGTTAAGGTGACAGTCGAAGTCATAGATAGCCTTTCAAAGAATGATTGAAGAAAAGTACGATTTTATCCAACAAAGGAGCGAAACATCAATGGTGAGTTTAATTGATTTAAGCAAGAAAGCACAGATAGTTTTAGAGAAAAAGGAAATCTTCGGTGAAAAGGCTCAAGTTGCAGTAGTCGATGATATCTCTATTTCTATGGAAACACTCTACATGAACGGCACAATGCAAGAGCTAAACGATAGATTGCTAAGTATCGGTATGAATCTAGACGTCGATAAGAGCATTGATGTATTTGCGTTCGGTAAGCATTCACATGAGATTGGCACTGTAACAGAAGGGAATTATCAAGGGTTCATTAACAATGTTCTGCTACGAAAAGTGTCACTTGAAAGCTATACATACTACGCAGGAGTCATGGATAGAATCGTGAAGAAGTATGGTCAACCTGTGCAGAAACAAGGATTCCTTTCACGGCTAATTGGAAGTAAACCTGCTGAAAAACCAACTGTGCCTACATTAGTATTCTTTGTAACAGACGGTGATAACTTTGACAAAGATGAAGCTGAAAAAATTATCCGTGAATCATCAAATCAAGCAATCTTTTGGCAGTTTATCGGAATTGGAAGAGCGAAATTTGAGTTCTTGGATAAGCTTAATAAAATGTCAGGAAGATTTCTAGATAATGCAAACTTCTTCCACGTTAATGACTTACGTCAAATCAGTGATGAAGAGTTTATGAATAGAGTGCTAAATGAATTTCCACAGTGGATTAAAGAGGCACGAAATAAAGGTGTGCTACAGGAGGGCTAAAAGTGAACGAGCTACTAGCTGAATACAAGCATCTTATTGATTTCAAAGATAAGATGCAGAAAAACAATTTCAAGTTTGTTGAGAAATATCTGAGTTATGAAAAGCGAAAGAATCGTGACGGATGGGAAGAGGGTTGCATTGCGTTTCTGAAAGGTGCAATTTCTGTCCAAAAGGAATTAATCAAGGTCATTCAACAGAACAGAGTGTTGTTCGGCTAAAACGGGAGGTTGATGATATGAAGCAAGAGAAGTTTGATATATGCGTGGATGACGATAAAGTGGAGATTTTAGATTGGATTCAATCACACTTCTACAATGGAAATTCACATAAACTTTTTGAAGCTACTGTCACATTACGTGAGGTTGATTATGTGGAAGAAAACGATGATTTAAAGCGTGTGTACATTGATTAGAAGTTAAACAGGAGGCTTAAACAATGAACGTAGTAGTAGATGGTCAAACAAAGAGAAAAGTAGTAGCAGGAGATGTTATTGAATACGAACATACGAGTCACAGAAATCATGGATTCTATATGATTTGCGAGTCTAAGATGGACGGATTCTTCATTATCAGTCTCACAGGTCAGAAGAGTAAATTGAAATTCTATGACTCTGCTGAGGAATTACTAGAGGCTCAAAGAGGTATCGCACGTATTTATCCAAAGAAAGAATGGGAAATGCGTCTAACGAAACTTCCACAGTAAGTAAAACTTATCTCAAACAAAACAAACAACAAGGAGCGAATTAATCATGACAAACTACCAACAAATTATCAATAATCCTTTTGGAGCATACGACGACAGAAAAGATAAATATCCTGAGTTTGAAGACAGCTTGAAAGTATCTTTCGAGGAAGCAATTCATGGAGGACAGAAGCTATTCACTACTAATGTAGAGGATTTATACGAAGTGTATTTAAACCATCTTCCACAGGAATCTCGTCAGAATTATAGCTGTAACGAGTGCCGACGATTTATCAATCGCTTTGGCGGTCTAGTGACAATTGACGTAGAAGGCAATGCTCATTCTGTAATGTGGGATGTAGAAGCTGTACCACCATTCTTCAAGAAAGCAGTTCAAGCTATGCAGAATGCAGTATTAGATGCAAAAGTAACTGGCGTGTTCTTAACTGAGGAGCGACGATTAGGGACTCCAAAGACTGGGAAATGGACTCATCTTTCCGTAGACCTTCCAAGTCATATGCAATTCCATGACATGCTGAAAACAGCAGGACAAGCTATGGCTCAGAAGCGTGAAGAGTACAACATGTTAATTAATGCACTATCAAGCTACACTCTTGAGAATGTTGAGCAAGCACTAGCATTAATTCAATCAGAAACACTATATCGTTCAGATAAAGTCTATGACACTGCTAGATGGTTCAAGAAGGTAATCGAGAAACGTGAAAGCCGTTTAACTTCTGAGCAAAAGCGAAATATCGTGTGGCAAGCTGTTGCGACTGCACCTACAGGATTTACTCATATCCGAAGCGGTATGCTTGGAACATTACTTGACGATATCCAAGATGGATTATCAGCACGAGTTATTTCGGCTCGATTCGCTGAAAAGATGAACCCTGAGAATCACATGCGTTCACAATCTGCTCCAACTGCAAACGCAATTCTTGAAGCAGAAAAGATTGTTGCAAAGTTAGGTATTGAAAGTTCTCTACAGAGACGATATGCAATGTTTGGAGAGTTACCACACTTCCTATGGAAGAACAAGGCAACGAAAGCAATTCAAACGACAGCAGTTGGTGGAGTGTTTGGTCACTTGACACCACGAGGTAAAACGCAATCAAATGTAATGACATTGCCAACATCAGTGATGACATGGGAGAAATTCCAACGCACTGTGATGCCAACAGCCGATAAGATGGAAGTCCTCGTGGACAATCCAAATCGTTTAATGGCATTAGTTACAGCAATGGATGCGACAGCTCCAAATATCTTACGATGGGATAACACATTTAGTTGGTACTATCACGGTGGTATCGACGGAGAAATGAAGCGTCGTGTAGAAGAAGCAGGCGGACGATATGAGAACAATGAAATCCGATGCTCACTATTATGGGAAGGTTTAACTGACCTTGACTTGCATTGCATTACTCCATCGGGAGAGCATATCAAATACAATCATAAACGAGGTCGTTGTGGTGGTTATTTAGACCTAGATATGAATGGTTTAGATGAGAGCAGTGAGAAACCAGTTGAAAACCTGAGATGGTCTCAAAATGCACCTGAGGGTAGATACCGCATCTATGTTCACAATTTCACTGAGAGAGTGAATCATCGTCAAGGTACTCCATTCAAATTAGAATTAGAGATTAACGGTCAAGTTTATCGTCATGAAGGAGAACCGTTAAAAGAGAAGCAAAGTGTCACAGTGTTTGAGTTTGATTATGTACGAGGACAACAACCAACTATCCGAGGAAACTCTCATTCTACTGAAAGTGCATGGTCTATTGGAACAGGTGAATTTGTGAAAGTAAATGGTATCACGACTTCTCCTAACCTATGGGAAGAGAAGAAAGTTATCGGAGCAGGGACACATGTATTCTTCCTACTAGATGGAATGAAGGATATGTCAGAAGGTAAAGGTCGAGGCTTCTTTAACGAGATGTTGAAATCTGATTTACGACAAATCCGTAAGACATTAGAAGCATTCACTGCTAACACTCCAATCGAGGGTGGCGATAAAGCTGACGCATGTGGAGTTGGTTATTCTAAAGACACTGAGTGGAACTTGACTGTGAAAGTAACTACAGGTAATTCTACTCGAATCATCAAGATTGATAGATGGGATTGATGATATAAAGTTAAAGGCTTTGTGTTCCTGCTTATCAGAGTGGGAACACAGTCCTTAATAATGAGGTGAAAAAGTGAAGATTGTACAGTTAAAAGAAGCAATTCAAATTTTTGGTAATTTCAAATTAAGCGAAATTATTAAAATGCAAGACAGACCTTATGAATGTCCAAAGTGCAAAGGAGAGGGTAGTTTACAGGCTAAATACGATGCTTATCCAAAGGGTCTTCCTGATAGCGGTTGGGCGCAGGATATAAAAACCAAAATTGTAGAATGCGAGATTTGTCAAGGTCATGGATATACAAAGAAACAAATGAGACCAATAGTTAAAACTGAAATACTAGGGTATGAGTAAGTTATGTTGTTACTTTGGAAAAAATGCGACTTGTGTACTAAGTATTTTAGTAAGAGAGACATGATTCACAACATAAGAATTGGAATGCATTACCCTTGGTCATTTTGCCAAAAGTGCAATAAAGAGTTTTTCGAGGAGTGGTACGATGCAATGGGGCAATACAAATAAACCAAAATATCTCAGTTTCGTATTTGGAAGGGAATGGGATAAAGAAGATTTCAAGTTTTTCTCATTCAGAAAAACTCCTCTAGGTTGGGCAATGAATATTTGGCGGTTTGCAATTGACTATGATAATTATGCAAATGTGAAGCCACGTCGATATAGAGGATGATTATTGACATGACAGTAAAAATAGAAGAGATTATGAAGAAAATTAATTATGAACTTGAGAAGTTAAGGGTATCTCATTACCGTGCAGTAGAGCCTAGTCCACATTTGAGTGAAGAATCAGGCTTGAGTGTATGTTTGACGGTTTTAAGACATCATAAAAATCAGGTGATAATTGAAATGGAGAAACTAGAGGATGATTTGATAGAGAGAATTAATCGAATATCTAAATAAAATCATTCTTTGATTTAAGGAGAATATGAAGATGAAAGCTTATTTTGTACGATTTGACACAGCAGGAACGTCAGGGTTTGCAGAAGTGTTACTTGTAAACGATGAGAAAGATTTAGAGACAGCTTTAGAAGCGAAGTCGTCAAAGGACTTTAAAGCGACATGTAGTTATTCAAAAATCACTTATAAGAAAGAGATTCCTCTTAGCCGAGTGAAGATTCAAGACTTGTCTGTTGTTGAGTTTCTTCAAATACAGAATATGACAAATGAATAAAGCAATGTTGAAGGAAGCAATATACCAAGAATATCAACGCTGTTATAGTCATCTGTGCGAAAAGCTAGGTAAAGAAAGAGTTGATACAGTATTTGCATTATTTGATGAAGCACTAGAAGAAGCTTTAAAACACCAGTTTGATAATTTTGCAAAACATAAAGAGTGAATAGAAAGATGATTTGATTTAAGGAGCGAAACGAATGACGAAAAGAGTATTTTTATTAGTCAGTGGTGATGGAGATTTTGATGCTATGAATTTTGAAAAGAAATTCGATAAGCAAGAAGTCTATGAAAACATGCTGAAAGATGGTGTGACAAGAACGGTTGTCTTTAATGAAGAAGAGTGGGGCGTTGATAACATATATGTATCTATTCATGAGTTTGATGTAATAGATTCAGAGTTTATCGGATTCATGGTAACGGAGTTCCTAGATTACGATTATCTAAAAGCAAAGAACTTCTATGAAGTTGAAGTAAGGAGTTAATAGAATGAAAGTTATCGGCACAGCTACAGTTAGATTTTGTGTTGAAATTGATGCAGAAGATATCTCAACTAATTCAATGAGTATAGCGGAGTCGGACGAGCTTATTGCAGAAGCCGTATTTTTAAAGTATGGACTCCACGTAAATTTAAATAGAGATATAACCGTTGAAAAAGTAGTGAGAGGAAATGAAGATTAGTGTTTTATGAAGAGCAGTTAATGATTGAAAAAGTAATTAATTCTTTTGCCAAGGTAGATAAAGTTAAGGGTGAAAGATGTCAGATTAAAGTTAGTAATTTTGAAAGTATGAAGGATGATTTCGACTACGGATTTCTCGTTGTCGGTTTACATAGAGAGGGATATATCGTCAGCCTACTAAGGGAAGGCGGAGAGCTGGCATTAACAGTAACTTTAATAGCATAGGAGGATTAACAATGGTTTGGATTGCATTAATTATGGTTGTATTACTTTTAGCGCTTATTGCAATGGCATCATCAGTATCAAGTGGCTCATCAAGTAAAAAACGTCGAAATGGTTCAAGTGGTGGAAGCAGTTATCACGATAATTCTTCATTCTTTGCTTTTAGCGATGGAGATGGTGGAGGTTCAACTTGTGGAGACGGTGGAAGTTTCTCAGGTGGCGGAGGCTCAGCCTCTTGTGACTAAGCGAAAGGCTTTGATATAGATGTTAGTATTTGGGATTATTATGTTATGTTTATCCGTGCTGTTTGCACTTTATTATATATGGGATAAATCTACTGGGAAGGATTTCTTTATCCTAGAGATTATCTGTGAAATTATTGTAGCTATTTTGGAAGGGATGATAGGGTGATGTATGATAAGCTTCTTATTACTGTAATCACAGATGGCGAAGAAGAACATCAAAAGTATTTTAAGTTACTCACTCATCTGTTAAAAGGTAAAATTCTCAAGATGAAATACATCAGTCGAGCATGTTCGGCATTGATTGAAGGAGAAGATTTTATCATTAGATTCGTCAAGAAAGATGGTAGTATCCGTGGTATGAGACATCATTTTGTTTTTAATATGACTCAAGATAAAGAATTTGACGATTTATGTGTAAAACCACAATCACATATTTATAGTTATTTAAAAGACGACCCGAAATGGTCAAAACTATTCGGAGGCGAAAAGGATGAATAAAAGACAGAAGAAAAAGCAAGCAAAAAAGCAAGAGATGAAAGCGTACAAAGAGTTTGTGGGAAATTTAGGTGACAATCAAGGGGTTATCACAGGCAATGATTCAGACAGCCTTCATCATTACTACCCAATGGATACAATCGTAAATGTTAGTGGTAAAGATAAGACAGGGAATTACGAATGTGTGAGTGTAGATGATGGACTTCTACAGTTTGTGAATCCAAGTGATATCACACTAAAAAGCCAAATGGGGTGAGTAAATGATTTACCAACATTATAAAGGTGGCTATTACAATGTACTGCAAAAGCCCGTAAGTGTCCGTGAAACATATCTAGGAGAACAATTCGGGAGAGAGCAAGTTTTCGTTGCTAAGCACACTGAGACAGAAGAAGAGATTCCCGTTTATCTAACCAAATGGTCAGAAGGATACGGACTAAATTTCTACTCAGTAGACAAGCAGTATGTCATGGAAAAGCCGTTGATTCTATATGAAGGTATCAAAGGTGAAAAATGGTTACGACCATTAAGCATGTTCCTTGAGCATGTGGAATTTGAAGGCAGATATGTTGAAAGATTTAAAAGGCTTAAAGATGAAGAAGTCTATGACATCATCCGAGAGCTTCAAAAAAATAATACAAGTATAAAAAATAATGAAAATGAGAACGTAGAAAATGACTAAACCAACAGTGTTTCTGTTTGGAATTTTAATAGGGATGGCATTAACAATTGCTATCCCAGTTCTCATCATCGGAGGTTCACCAGTGTTAGGTTTCGCATGTGTAATTGCACTTGTTGGTTCTATTATAGTTCCAATATTGATGTCTAGCACAGCCAATAGTAGCAGGAGGGGTTAAATGGAAAATGTAATTGAAATTCTAGAGCGAATCAAAGCGGACTCTAGTAGAACTGTTAAGGAAACAATCTTGAAGCAACATAAGGATAATGAGGAGTTACGATATGTATTGGACTTCCTTTACAATCCATATGTTATTACAGGATTAAGCAAAAAGAAGGTTAATAAGAAGTTAAGCACAGAACGATTTCTAGAGTTGCCTACTGAGCATAAATTTGAAAATGGATTAGATGTACTTGAATATTTAAAAGCTCACAATAGCGGTCGTGATAGCGACATTGCTGTAGTTCAATATTTCTTAGGTACATTAATGATTCCAAGTGAAATTGTATTCTTCAAGGAGCTGTTCACGAAGTCATTCAAGAGCGGTATCACTGCAAAGACTATTAATAAAGCATTTGGAGAGAAATTCATTCCTGAGTTCAATGTACAGCTAGCTAAAGCTTACTCAGATGAGGCACGCAAGTTAACTGGTGAATTTGCTGTTACAGAGAAATTAGATGGAAACCGAGTGGTATGTGTTAAGGAGAATGGAACGATTAAATTCTTCACACGACAAGGGCAACCAGTACTAGATTTAGTTGAAATTACAGCAGAGATTGCACTGCTACCCGAAGGTTTTGTGTATGATGGAGAACTACTTCTTAAAAATGAAGAGGGATTATCAAGCGATGACCTATTCCGAGCTACGCAAAAGGTTGTTAGAAAAGACGGAGAGAAACTTGGTTTAACGTTCCATATCTTTGATATCTTAACAGCAGGTGAGTTCCATGAGGGACGTTCAAAGGTAATTTACAAGAAGCGTCGTAAGAAACTAATGGAAATCTTCAAATCTACATTTGTGCAGTTTAAGCATCTAGAACTAGTTCCACTGCTTTATGTTGGCTCAGATAAAGAGATGATTGCTCATTACCTCGACCAAATGATTGCAGAAAACAAAGAAGGTGTCATGGTAAACCGAGTAGATGGAGTTTACGAATGTAAGCGTACAAGTAATCTATTGAAAGTTAAGAAGATGCACACAGTTGACCTTACAATTCTTCGTATAGAAGAAGGAGATGGTAAGAACAAGGGTAAGCTAGGTGCAATGGTTGTTGATTATAAAGGATTTGAAGTCGGTGTAGGCTCAGGATTTACAGATGCAGAGCGAGTAGATTTTTGGTTCAATCAAGAAGACTATATCGGGAAAATTGCAGAGGTTCAGTTCTTTGAGGAGAGTACAAATCAGGATGGTGGAATTTCATTACGATTCCCAGTGTTCCGCACGATTCGTACAGACAAAGACGAGCCAAGTTATATTTGAACAAGTGTAAAAAATAATGAATTAAGGGAGAGGGAAACAATGCGAGTATTAGAACCACAAACACAACAAGAAGAGTCATTTCCACGAATTGAACTAGGAGACATGTTAGTAACAAACAAAGACACATATCTTTGTATTGAGACAACAGGACTTTTCCGCTTTCATTCTATGTCAGGAAAGGGCGCTTATAACGGTGCTTACAAGTCATTAGAGAATTTAACACAGTCTGTCAAAGTAAATATTCTTCGTGGAGCGCAGAAGCTTTACCGTGCAAGCGAATATGATATGCAACTTATTCCACGACCAAAGCAATTCAATGGAGTGGTTGGAGTAGTAACAGTGAAGCAAGTACAAGAAGCAGGCGATTTGTGGGATTAATTCTCACAAATCAATTACAGGAGGGGAAACAATGACATACACATTAGTAAACTTTAAATCAAATAACAACTCAAGCAATTGGCAACAAGATTATATTGGACAGAAATTCACTGTACAAGGAGCAGAAATTGGACTATATGGAGTCTTTGCATTGGTGGATGGTAGCGGATATCTTCGTACTTCTATGGTTGTGGACGTAGCAAGAAATCAAGAAGGTGGAATGATTGTGGCTACACGTAATTCTACATATGAATTTGAGGCTGTGAAGTAATGAAATTCTTATTAGAAGACTTGCAAGATACAGTTCTAAGTGGATGGAGTCATGGTGCGAGTGATTTATATGAAATTGAATCACCTAAATGGACTCAAGGTGAACACGATAGCCATCAAGAGCGAACAGTAATCTTTATGCATGGTGGTAAGCATTATGCATGTAAAGGAAAGCGTATTGAGCGTTCTTACGGATGGGAAGAGCAATATGTAACCGATTCAGATGGATACATTGAATGTGAGGAAGTAGAGAAAGTTGAAGTAGTATCTCATATATGGAAGGCTGTGAAATAATGGTTAGAAAAGGCGAAGAGTTAATCCATGCTGTATTCGGTCGTGCCGTATTTGAAGGAGAATTTGGTGGAGATATTCAATCTCTTCTTGAGTGTCACGAGGATGTCGAATATCACCAAGAAACGGATTCGGTTGACGAATGGTATGAACACGGTCGCTATGTAATCGAGTATAAAGGACGAAAGTTTGAAATGGATTACCGTGACCATACATCGGACAATGTTTGTGATTTTACGCTAAACGTTGACTCATTCCGTGAGAAGGAAGCAGATGATACAGAGCTTCTAGAACATGCTTTAAGATTATTAGATATGACAAAAGAGGAAATTAAAGTTTCACTATTTAATCGAACGATTTCAGAGTGATAGTTTGAAGGCAGTGATTAATTTTACTGCCTTTTAGCATGATTAATAATGAATCAAACACTTTACAAGTGTAATAAATAATGATAATATAATGAGGAGAGATTTAGAATGGCTGAATTGCAGTATATTCACACAACAATGAACGGTCGAAAATCAGCAGAGCTTATCATGCGAGTTTTCAGCTTACAAGGACAACAGAAAGAGGTTCTTGTATTCAAGCCAAAGTTAGATACACGAGATGGAGATGCAGTTAAATCACGAGCATTGGACACTGAAATTCCTGCAACATTAGTTGGTGGAGAAGAAAAAGGCAAGATGTTTGAATTAGCGAAGAAGCATCGTCCGCTTTACATCTTTGTTGATGAAGCTCAGTTCTTAACAACAGAGCAAGTACTAGAATTAGTAAGCATTGTTGATGAATTGAAGATTGATGTGTACAGTTATGGACTGCTAGTTGATTTCAGAGGAGTTCTATTTGAAGGCTCTAAAGCATTAATTGAGAATGCTGATACAATCTCCGATATGCCTAACGTGTGCATCTATTGTACAAATAAAGCAATCCGCAACATGCGATTACTTAATAGTAGACCAGTGTTCCACGGAGAAGTGGTTCAAGTCGGTTTCGAAGAGAGTTATCGTAGCATTTGTCGTGAATGCTATAACTCTTTCCAAGCTACCTCTCAAATGTAAAAAATAATGAAACTAGAGGTGTTTAAAAATGTTAAAGTTTCAAAAAGGTGATAAGGTAAATTTAATCGGTGATACTTTTAAGATTCCTTATGAAATTGAAAGTATCACGATTAAAGGCGAGGCAACATTTTATTTGAAATCTACTCAAAAGCATTCATTTGCTAACGGGCTATTTGATTATATTAGGATTACTGCTTTATCGGGAGAGATTAGTCACGCCTCTTAATCACCTACACAAGTAGGAGAGGTTAACAGCAATGATTACAAAGCAACAATATGAGGAATTACGTGGTTTAAAAGGATATTCAATTAAGAATATTCTTAAAGACCCAAATATAAATATTAGCAAAGAAGAATTACGATACTTGAGATGCATGTGGTATGGAGATTTAAGCAGAGACCCGTTCTTTGTTCCGTATTACATGCGACAGGTCGTTAGTTACGTTGCTAAACAAGTGTAAAAAATAATGAAAGAGTGATGCTAGTGAGACTTGTGGAACATAGAAATGTCCTTACAAATTTCGATATTAGATATGAGAACTGGCACAAACACACTCACTACAGCAACATCTTTACGGTTGATTGTATTATCAAGCCCGAAGATATTGCTAAGCGTGCAGTGGAGCTAGGACACAAAACACTATCTACTGTTGAACATGGATATGCAGGAAATATTTTTGAGTACTATGATGTAGCTAAGAAATACGGATTAAAATACATCTTTGGAATCGAGTTCTATTACGTTAAGAACCGCTTCGAGAAAGATAAAACGAATACCCATCTATTAGTTATGGCTCGTAATGAACGAGGTATGAAGCAGTTGATAAGTATTATGTCAGAAGCAAATAAGACAGGCTATTACTACAAGCCACGTATTGATGAGGAGTTATTATTCTCATTGAATCCGAAAGATGTAGTTGTCACGTCAACATGTGTGGCGAGTCCAGTTAATAAGTACGACAGTGAATATGCTGACTGTTTCATTTGCAAATGTCATAAGTACTTCGGTGATAATTTCTATCTGGAGATTCAACCTCACGTTCACCCAGTACAGAAAGCATATAACCAAAAGATTCTAGCATTCCACGAGAAATATAATATCCCATTAGTTCATGCTAATGATACACATTATATCTATCCCGAAGATGCTCAGTATCGTGATTTACTCCTACAGGGTAAAGGAATCTTCTATGATGATGAAGATGGATTCATTTTAGATTATCCAAGCTCAGAGACGTTGTATGAGCGTTATGATGCACAAGGTGTATTCACACAGGAACAAGTCACACAAGCATTGCAGAATACATGTATTGTAGATGACTTTGAAGAGATTGTACTGAATAAGGACATTAAGATGCCTACGATTTACCCTCACTTATCACATAAGGAGAAGGTAAATAAGCTCAAGAAGATTGTTCAGAAAGAGTGGAATAAGGATAAGCAACACATCCCAGTTAGTCGTCATGCAGAATACATTGAAGCGATTAAGTTTGAGATGGATATCATTGAAACTACGAAAATGGAAGATTACTTCCTACTGAACTATAAAGGAATCAAACGAGCAAAAGAAAAAGGTGGAGTCTTAACACGTACAGGTCGTGGTTCTGCTCCAAGTTTCTACATAAATAAGTTGCTTGGATTCACAGAGATTGATAGAGTGGATGCCCCTGTTACATTGTATCCAACACGATTCATGTCTAAATCACGTATTCTTGAGACGAAATCTTTGCCCGATGTGGATTTCAATACTGCTGACGCAACACCATTCGCAGAGGCATGTAGAGAATTTCTTGGAGAAGATAATGTTTATTACATGACTGCATTCGGAACAATGAAGCGTCCATCTGCATTCCGTAACTTATGTCGTTCAAGAGGAATGAAAATGAGTGAATACAACGATGTAGCGAAGAATCTTGAGGACTACGAGAATCATCCACAATGGAGGAGCTTAATTGAAGAAGCTAACCGATTCGTTGGAGTAATTGACTCTGTATCACCTCATCCATGTGCATTCTTGTTACTAGATAAGCCAATTTCAGAAGAGGTTGGAGTTATCAAAGTTGGAGATGAGATGTGTGCAGTCATAGATTCATACACGTCAGATGTATGGAAATTTCTTAAAAATGATTTTCTTGTAGTTACGGTTTGGCGGATTATTGCAGAAACATTTGAATTAATTGGTGCGCCAATTCCCGATATCCGTGAACTAACTAAATTAGTAGAAAATAACCCCAAAGTATGGGAGTTATATGAGCAAGGATTAACCGCCACACTGAACCAAGCAGGAACAGATAGTGGAACACCTCAAGTTAAGCGATATATGCCGAAGAGTATCCGAGAATTATCTGCATGGGTATCAGCGATTCGACCATCGTTTGCATCTATGAAAGATGTGTTCTTAAATCGACAGCCGTTCTCATATGGGATACCTGCTTTTGATGAAATCCTTAAAGAGAGTGATAACTTTGTACTCTATCAGGAGAACATCATGTCAGCACTGGTATTCGCAGGCTTTAGTGAGGACGTCACCTATGGACTCCTAAAAGCCATTTCCAAGAAGGTAGAAGGCGTAATTGAGCCTATCCATGACAAGTTCATCAATGGATTCGTTGAGAAAACAGGTAGCCATGAACAAGCTCTAAAGGTGTGGAAAATCATTGAGGATGCAGTTGGATATGGATTTAATGCATCACATGCCTTATCAGTAGCACTAGACTCAATCTATGGAGCTTACTTGAAAGCAGAATATCCGCTTGAATATTACACGGTTGTACTGAATCTATATCAAGATAATACAGAGATGACAGCTAAGATTATGAAAGAGCTTGACTGTTTTGGAATCAAGGTTGCACCGATTCATTTCGGTAAGTCTTTAAGTTCTTATTCACCTGATAAGGATACGAACACAATCTATAAAGGATTAAAATCTATTAAATACTTGAATGAGCGAGTTGCAAATGAATTATATGACATCGCTCACCAAGAAGATACAAAGACTATTCTAGTAGGCGATGAGGTATTAACAGTTGATGAGCCAATTCTAAAGCTATTCATCGACATCATGGAGAGAACATCTGTTAACTCAAAACAGCTCAACATCCTGATTCGATTGAACTTCTTTAGTGATTATGGAACACCTGAAGAGTTATTAAAGATTGCGGAATTAATCCATAAAGGAAAGAACCGATACAGCAAGACTCACAAGGCTAATACGAAGATGAAACGTATTGGATTGCTAACCGAAGAGATTCAAATCATTAAATCTCAAGAGTTACCACCTTTAGATTTATTCGAACAGATTAGTTTTGAGAAAGAGTACTTAGGATACTCAACATTTAAGAAGCCGAATGTGAAGCCTTCATTCTATGTTGTAGTAGAGGTTAATACGAAATACACACCAGTTATTACTTTATACCAAGTGAAAACTGGACAAGAAGTACCTATGAAGATGAAGAAGGTTCACTACTTCGATTCTATGGGTAATCCTGCTCTAGAAGTAGGAGATACTATTAAACTTTTAGACACAGAGATGCGTCAGAAGAGCCGTAAAGTAGATGGCAAATGGGTGAAGATTGATGAGTACGACTCATACATCACTCACTGTAAGAAACTTGTAAGGGATTAATCTAATTCCTTACAAGTGTAAAAAATAATGAATTGAAAGGAAGAGATTTATGGGAGTAGATTATTATGTTTGTAAGAGTTGCGAGGACACATTCTCTGATTGCGGATACTTTGTAAGTTGTATTTGCGGATATCGTTGGTGTTGTGACGAATGTGCAGAGAATGATGGAGTTGTAGCCGAGTTTGATGAGAAGACTGGGGAGAAGCTTGATGAAAGTGAGACTTGTAAATTCTGTAGAAATGAAGATTTCACTGACTGGGAACTGTTCAAGTTTGCACGAGCATTACTAGGCAAGAGTCGTGAGGAGGTAGTCGAGCTTTATAAAGAGATGGGTAAAACTGAGCCTAAGACAGTAACCATCTCAAAAGGAGAATATGAAGGATTACTAGAGAGCCAACACTTCTTAAATTGTCTAGAAGCAATGGGAGTAGACAATTGGGGCGGTTATGGTGATGCTTGCGAGATGTCTGAAAGGGAGGAATAAGTAATGAGTGAGACTCATAACTTAGAAGATTATAAGAATGATATCCTTCTCTTTGCTAAAGAGTTATGTGGTGCAGAAGTGAAAGGTTATCAGAAAGATATTTTACGAGGATTCATGATTAATAAAGCAAGTGAGAGTAAGAGCCTTGTATTATTCCCTAATTTAAAAGCCCCTAATAAACGGTATGAGGATGTTCTATGCATCATTGTATTCTATGGATATTTTATGAAATGCTATGATGAGTATGTGAAGGATATGAATCTATTTAAAAAACAAGTAGAAGATGAGTTATATAAACTCTAATCATTACGATGACTACAAGACAGATACGCCCGATAATGCATTGAGGCGTTTTTGTCGTTGTGCTTCATGCGATGAAGACATCAGTTATGGTGAGTACTGCATCCTCGTGTTGGACGAGGCATACGTGCATGAGGACTGTCTCATGGATTATTTAAAAGGGGAATTTTATTTAAGATATCTATATGCAGGAGAGTGAGATAAGCCTAGTGTTTATCTCACTTTTTTTGTTTTAAAAACTTTCAACTAAAGCATTGACAGTTGATACAAGTGTAATATATAATGAATATATCAGATGAGGGAAGGGGAGCGAAATGCTTAATTCTCTCAGAAGATGTTGACAAGTGTAAAAATTAATGATAATATAAAGGAGTTCACAAGCGAGTGGACTTTGAAATTTACTTACAAGTGTAAAAAATAATAAAAGGATGTATGAAATGGCGACCAACCATAAGGATAAAGACCAACCTTTTAGAATCACCGTCACTGGTGGAGATAAGCTTGAGTGTGTTAAACGTGTTATTGAGCTAGAAGGAAGAGGATATGAATGCATTAGACCAATCTTCGAAGTAGCCAATAGCGGTAAGATATACAGTTTTAAAGAAGATGGACTCAAACCAACTAGACTCAAGATGAGGAGCGGAGAAGGTGCGATGTTCAATCAAAAATGGATTGCAGTGATGCAAAAAGTTGAAGAGGTAAGTGAGGCAAGCTAATGACTGAATGTGATGATTTGAAGCGGAAATTAATAGAAGCTCTAGAGAGTTTAGACACAAATAACCCGTTTCACCAAATGACAATCGGTTCACTAGCAGATGCTTTTAAATTATATGGATTGATAGATAGAAAGGATGACTAACACAATGGATGCATTAAGTATTTGCAATGAGACAGTAAATCATCAAGTAGCAACTGAGGTTCTTGGATGGGAATTTAATTCAGAAGAAGGTTGTTATTATGAGGTTACATGTGGAGCTAAGTCACGAGTTATGGAAAAGCATGACTGGAATCCTATGATGAATATGAGTCAAGCTTGGAAAGTTATCGAGCGCCTTACAGCAAACGGCTTTGATTACAGTATGGCTAGTGTCACAGAGGAAATGGCTGAGTTTCTTGAACTCGAAATGGCACAAGTAGGAGATACAATCTGTCGCATATACAAAGACACGAACTCCTTCTTTGTCACTGATTTGCAGGAAATCATAGCAAAGACTCCAATGGAATCCATTTGTGTAATGGGAATCAAATTAGCAAAAGGAGAGTCTTCTTGTGAAACCATATGTAGACAAGGCTCTTGAAATATTAGAGAACAAATTACAGGTAATCGAATACTCTCTTATTAGAGTCGAAACTGTGTATAATGCGTTTAAGGATAACGAAGAAATTGAGAAGCAGGATTTTGAAGAAATTGAAAGACGCTATTTGTCTCTCAAGAACTCAAAAGGTGATTTACAAAATGCTCTTCGAATCTTATATGAGCAAGGAGTAACAAGGGTTTAATTTTTTACAACAAGTGTAAAAAATAATGAAGGAGAGGGAATGAAATGATTAAGATTAATGGTGCAAGACTTGATTTCTCAGAGTTTCCAAATGGTGAAACTAAAGTGGATGCAAAACTTATTAAAGCCAATGCTCATCCTACTAAGAATACCATCATGTTCAAATATGAAACAGATGGAGATTTAATCAAATTAATGTTTGTTAAGAACTACCTAGACAATATGGGCTTAGATGCAGAATTGAAGATTATGTACATGCCTTACAGTCGTATGGACAGAGTTGAAGGTGTTTCTGCATTTACTCTAAAGGATGTTGCAAACTTCATTAACAAGATGAAATTCAAGAAGGTCTATGTTTATGAAGCTCATTCAGATGTAACACCTGCTCTATTAGACCGATGCGAGGTCATTGATTACTCTGAGCAAATTTTAGAGGATGTAATTGAAATCGTTGGGTTTGATGAGAAAAGAGATTATGTTTTCTTCCCCGATGCAGGTGCATCTAAACGTTACAAGTCCGCTAAAAAGTATCGCCACCTTGTAGGTCACAAACAACGTGATTTCGATAGCGGAAATATCGAAAGTCTTGAAGTGATGGGTGAAGTTGATGGCGCAGGATTCACAGCAATTATTGTGGACGACCTTTGCTCATTTGGTGGCACATTCTTTCGAAGCGCTACAGAGTTAAAGAAATTAGGAGCTTCTAGAATCTATCTAGTAGTCACTCACTGTGAAAACTCTATTTACAAAGGTGAGTTATTAAAGACTGATTTGATTGATGGAATTTTTACAACTGACAGCATCTTGAATGAAGAAGAGTATGACGACAGATTGTGGGTGCGTCCATTACTATGATTGAAATTGTAGAAGGCAACTTATTAGATGCAACAGAGGATGCTATCGTACAGCAAGTGAATTGCCAAGGTGTGATGGGGAGTGGATTAGCTAAGCAGATTAGAGCTAAACATCCCGAAGTATACAAAATGTATCAAGCACATTGTGATGGTAAGAATCCACAGGCATTACTGGGAGATATTCAAGCTATATATCTTCGAGACGAAAACAGCAAACCTCAAGATGAGTATGAGTTCGTTGTGAATATCTTTGGTCAATTAAACTATGGACGAGAAAATGTTTTATATACAAATTATGATGCATTGCGTAAAGGCTTAGTGACGCTCAGAGATGATGCTAGCGAATTAGGAGTATCAATTGCTATTCCATATAATCTAGGATGCGGTCTAGCTAACGGTGACTGGGATAATGTTGTTTATCCAATGATTCAAGAGATTTTCAAAGATTATGGTGTAACAATCTATAAATATAAAGGTTAAAAGGGGCTAATAATTATGACAGACTTTATTCATTCAACTGAAATGGAAAACTTTCTTCCACCAACTTTACTGTGCGATTTCTACAAACTATCTCATCGCCCACAGTATCCGAAAGGTACAGAGGTAATCTATTCAACTATGACACCACGTTCAAACAAACATATGCCTACGATTGATAAGGTAGTAGTATTTGAGATTCAATCATTCATCAAGGAGTTCTTAATTGGTTACTTTAACAAATACTTCTTTGCACGTAAGAAAGAAGTTGTCTTAGCAGAGTACGCACGAGTTATCAAATTCTGCTTAGGTGAAGAGAATCCTGACACAACTCATATTGCTGAGCTTCATGATTTAGGATATTTACCAGTACGAATCAAAGCTTTAAAAGAAGGTACGCTAGCACCAATGAAAGTTCCAGTGATGACTATCGAAAATACGATGCCAAAGTTCTTTTGGATTACTAATTACTTAGAAACATTACTTAGCACTGAGATTTGGCAAGGGATGACTTCTGCTTCAATTGCGTTGCAGTACCGTAAGATTTTAAATGAGTACGCTATGAAGACAACTGGAAGCACTGACGGTGTTGTATTCCAAGGACACGATTTCTCAATGCGTGGAATGAGTTCTCTGCAATCAGCACAGAAAAGTGGAGCAGGTCACCTATTATCATTCGTAGGAACGGATACTGTCCCTGCAATCTTATACTTAGAGCAGTTCTACAATGCAAACATCGAGAAAGAGCTTGTAGGAACGAGTATTCCTGCTACAGAGCATTCGGTAATGTGTGCGAATGGTCAAAATGAGTATGAAGTATTCAAGCGTATGATTACAGAGGTTTACCCAAAAGGCTTTGTATCTATTGTTTCTGACACATGGGACTTTTGGAACATTGTCGGTGAGATTATTCCACGACTGAAAGAAGTAATTGAAAACCGTGATGGTAAAGTTGTTATCCGTCCTGACAGTGGTATTCCTGAGGATATTCTTTGTGGCACTCATATCCCTGACCTTACAGGATTGAAATATGTAGATAACTTAGAAGATGCTAAAGAGTACTTCTATGAATATCTAATGGAAGAATTACGTGAAGATACTCCGCATGGTGAACATGGAGATACTGAAACGTCAGGGCAATTTAAGTTTGAAGGCAAATACTATGAATTAGACATCGAAGTTGAGTATGACCGTCATGACAAGCGATTCTACTACATTTGTGACGACAGAGTAAAACGTTTTGAAGAGTTCACTCCAAGTGTTGCAGATTTAGGATTAATTGAGGCACTTTGGAACATTTTCGGTGGAACTATCACAGAGCAAGGATACAAAGTATTAGCACCTTGTATCGGAGCAATTTATGGAGATGCAATCACATTAGAGCGTTGTAAAACAATTTGTCATCGTCTTGCAGAAAAAGGTTTCGCATCTACTAACGTAGTGTTCGGTATTGGTTCATACACATACCAGTTCAACACACGAGATACGTTCGGATTTGCTATGAAAGCTACATATGCAGTGATTAATGGCGAAGAAAAATTAATCTACAAAGACCCGAAAACAGATGATGGTACGAAAAAATCTCAAAAAGGTCGAGTAGTAGTAATTGAAGAAGATGGCGAACTGAAATTAATTGATGGATTAAATAAAGAAGAGCAAGTAAGTTACTTTGGCAAAGACCAATTAGAGCAAGTATTCTTCAATGGTCAACTGCACCGTGACGAAAGCCTACAAGAGATTCGTGAACGAGTTGCAATGAACTTTTAATTTTTAATAACAAGTGTAAAAAATAATGAATTTACAGAGGTGTCCAAGTGATGCTTCTGTAAATAATAACAGAATGGAGAAAACGAACATGCACAGAGACCAAAATTTCATTGTGAAAATCAAGGGAGAGTATATCACATCCTTACAAATAGATAATGACGGTAAAATCAGGCACATCGAAATGAGCGAAGATATGCAGGATGCGAAGACATTTAAGGTTGGTTCGACTCTATACGACTTTAAATCAAATCCGAAGAAGGTACTAGAGGAAAATTACAAGGATGTTGGATACGAACTTATCCCTGTGAAGTTAATGGTGGATTATGAGAATCCTATCTTCACAGAAGGAGATTTAATTGCAGTGAAGTTTGAACCTATGGTACATGGAAAAGTTGTTTCTATTTTCCCATTTGGTAATAACGATATCAGAGTAGAGCTAAATACTAGTGACGGAAATACTCACACTCTTAATTTACCACCACACATGTTAGTTAAAGTACACGGTTAAAAATTTAAACAAACGTTTGATTAAAGGAGAGAAAACAATGTTAGGAATCATGGAAAAACCAAAAGAGCAAGCTTACAAAGGAATAGCTGTAAAGCGTAGTACAGCATTGCCGTTAACATTCGGTCAATTAGTAGACAAGATTAAAGTCGGAGAAGTTGCTCACGCTACATTCAATGGCGATGAGGATGAGTGGTTTGTAACTCTAACTGAAAATGACTCACTTCGCTACTGTGATAAAGATGGCGGACGGGTAGGAATCTTAGTATCAGTAACTTACAGTGTTTTAAAAGCAGATTACGAGATTATTAAATCAAAGAAAGAGGTTGAACAGAATGATTAAAACAATCAAGGAAGATATGAAACAAGCAATGCGAGACAAGAATAAAATAAAACTTTCAACATTACGTATGCTGATTGCATCGACAGAGAAAGAGCGAATTGCCTCTAAAGTTGAAGAGTTAAGCTCAGAAGCAGTCATTACTTGTATCAACCGTGAAATTAAAGCTATCGGTCAAGAGATTGACGGTCTTGTATTAGCAGGTCGTGATACATCTTCTCAAGAGGAGCAAAAGGCAATCTTAATGGAATATCTACCAAAGCAGTTAACAGAAGATGAGATTGCTGAGAAGGTACGTGAAGTTACTGCAACTGCTCCAAACATGGGATTAGCGATGAAGCAGTTGTCAGCAGAATTAAAGGGTAAGGCAGATATGTCACTTGTATCTAAATTAGTCAAAGAAGCGTTCAGCAAATAATTAGCTAGAAGCGAGGAACAAAATAAGATGTTTATAATCAAAAAAATAATGGGATATTGTGATGGCTGTAAGAAGTTCTTCATGCTAACACATACCGTACATATGACTCACCGAAGCGGTTTGAAAGAAAAGTTAAGCTGTTGTGACGACTGTGCTGACTTCTATGAGGACATGCAGAGTCATTGGAAATAATCAATGAGGAGGAGCTTTTGATGGAAAAGCAAATCGAAGCTCTCTCTATTGCACTTCACTGTATGTGGGAGCATTCTGACGACCCTTTGGTGAAGGAAGCAGGAAGAGTTTTAGAGGAAATAAGAGAGAAAGCTGAGAACGCAAGTCGAGTATTTACCAATGGAAAAGGCTTTAGGAAATATGTAGGACAAGACAAAAAGGATACAGACAACGCTAGAAAAGGATGGTATCAAGCAGATGTCATGATATTCAAGCGAGAGGATAATCAATGTTGAGTCCGTGGTTTAAAGAAGAGAATGAAATAATTTTAGACAACAATGTAGTTGTTAAGGAGAGTGAAGTTCCTAAAGAAATCAATCTCGATGGTGTTCCAATAGAGATATTGATTTGGGTACTCCTTTCAATAATTGCATGTCTAATTATCATGGTGAGAACGAGGAGAAAAAGATGAGACATTTTACGATTATTAAGAAGTTTCCACACTACGACACTGATAAGAGTGGAGAGCCAACATCAACTACTCTATATGACGAGGACGATGTAATGATTTTAACAGGTGATGATTATCATGACAAAATCGACGAGATGATTGAAGGATTCTTCCATGCTCTCGACTACATCTGTGGTACTGGAACGTACAAGGTTAAAACTATGAGTATAAATGAGGCGGAATAGATGCAAAAGTATTGGAATCAAGTAGAGATTGCTGAGATTAAATCTATTAGTGGAGTAGGCGGAAGCTTTGGCGACGACATGGATGTTTATTTCATAGTATTCATGAAGGACGGAAGTACAGCTCAATTTCACTACAATTCACGAATTGCTTACGAGAAGCGTCGAGAACTTAAAAAACTATACAACGAGTTTAATAATGTTGGTGAGACTTATCAGTTAATGAATGAAGCAGATATCCGAGTAGGTGGTGTATCAATCCCGTTCGGTGTACGTGTTGATAATAGTCTTGATGAATCAGAGATTAAGACTTTCTTAGAGATTGAAGAGTTAACAAAGCAAGGAAAAATCATTGATAACGGACGCAGACAGCTAGCCTACATCTGCTTACTAGATATTCAGAATGGCAAGATTGTTCGAGGCACATTAACAGATGCATATCGCAAACAGTTGGATGCTATGGGCATTGTCTATGAAGAATAGTGAAATCCCCGAAATCAAATTAGTAGATGGACGATTAGGTCTTCCAGTTGATTTGATTAAAGAAATTGAACTAGTTGATGAGATTATCGAAGGAGAGCAATACAATGTCCTAATCACTTTGAAGAGCAGTAAAAAGCTACTTGTGTTCTTTGTGGAAGAGGAGCTTGAAAAATTCATCAAGACTCTCCCTAAGATTCTAGAACTAATCAAAGATGATGAAGAATATCTGCCTTAAAAATAAGGGATTTTTGGATCTGATTTATTCAGTAAAATAATAGTTTTATACAACAGAGGGAGCGATACATGTGCCGAAAGTTGTGGTCGCAGGAAGTAGAGACTTCAAGGATTATAAAACGCTCCACGACCGCTTATTAGCTAATCTAAAGAGATTCCCAAAAGAAGAGATAGAGATTGTTAGTGGTGGAGCTAGAGGAGCAGATTGGCTAGGAGAGCAGTTTGCTAAGCAATATGGATTGAAACTTACGGTGTTCCCTGCTGAATGGGAAGAATACGGTAACTCAGCAGGACATCGAAGAAACTATGACATGGCTAAGTATTCCGATATCTGCTTCTGTTTTTGGGACGGGGCGAGTCGAGGAACTAAGGGAATGATTGACTTGGCTATTAGAAACAAAATAGAGCTACATCTTTACGTAGCTTAAAAGGGAGTGGAATCATGCATATTACAGAGTTATTGCAGAAGCTTCAAATTGGTCAGAGGGCATACCGAATGAAAGATGGAAAAAAGGACTACATCAAACGTGAAGAGTATGGAATTGTTTTTGAATCTCCTAATTTCATGCTTGGACTATCACAAGATGTATTAGAATCTGACTGGAAAGTTGAACGAATTTATTTAACTCCAAGTGAGATTGCAGGTGCGTTAGCAGATGGTCGAGAGCTTGTCAGGTATAACTATAATGAGGAGTTCATGGGAATCTACCGATTTTCCAAGGAGCGTGGATTAATGGAGCTTTATAGCAAAGACAGTGAAAGATGGCATACGGTTCATCCTGCAATGGATGCTATCTTCACTACTAAATGGTTACATCGTACAAATACAAGACCAATTAAATAAGGATTTAAAGGAGAGGGAATTATGGAATCAACTAAATACACACAAGAGCTAGTAGGAGACTACATCACATTACACACAGGGAAGCGTTTCTACCCACTACAGCCACGCAAAGAGGACATCACTATCTTTGATATTGCTCACTCTTTATCACGCATGGTGCGCTATGCAGGACACTTAGACGCACTATACACAGTTGGAGAGCATTCACTGGGATGTTACCACTTAGCTGTTAAATTAGGATTACCTTTACGAGTTCAGATGTTTGCTTTAATGCACGATGGCTCAGAATCTATTGTCTGTGACGTACCACGTCCAGTAAAACAGGTCATTCCTCAATACAAAGAGATTGAAGACCGTATCATGAACACGATTTGGGACATGGTTGAAATCGGGAAGCCGACACAAGAAGAGTACCGTCTTGTTAAAATGTTAGACAATACAATGTTGTACCATGAGTTTGAACAGCTAGCAGGTCGTATTCATGAATTTCCCGACGTGGAATATTTTGAAGACACATCAATTAACTTAACTTGTCGTCGTAATCGAGATGAGGTAAAGGCTGAATTTATTGATGTATATAACCATTTGAAAGAGGAGATTTCTTATCATTCCTTACAAATGTAATAAATAATGAATAGGGTGATTTTATGAACCAAGAAAGATTAGTCATTGTCACGGGTATGAGCGGAGCAGGTAAAACCTACCTGTCCCGACGAGCCTTTGGCAATCATACAGAATGTGTTTCTCACACTACTCGTCCAATGCGAGAAGGAGAGGTTCACGGATTAGATTACTACTTCATCAGTCAAGAGGAATACGCTGAAATGAGTATTAATAGAGAGTTTGCTGAGATTTCAAATTATCATTACAACTCATATGGAGTAACAAAGAAAGAGATTAACTCAATCATTGAAGCAGAAGGATTTGCATATGTAGTCGTGGACTTCCAAGGCTATCAACAGCTTAAAGAAATATATCCAAATGCTATTGGTATTTTCATTTATGCATCTAAGGATGATTGTGTCTACAACATGCTACAACGTGGAGATACCGTTGAATCAGCTTTAAAGCGCAATGAGACATATGAAGAAGAGTTAAAAAATAAAGGGCATTATGATTTTGTAATTAAAAACGAACGCAATATGGCATCACTTACAATCGAGATTCTATCACGAATCAAAGAAATGTACGCCAAGGTGAATTAATTGGAATTAGTTTTAAATCTCGAACTGCCTACATCTCTTAATAAGCTCTATACGAATCAAGCTAACTTTAATCCAAAAACAAAACGATATGTGCCAACAGGTAAGCGGATTCTGAGCAAAGAGGGTAGAGCTTGTAAGATGCGACTGCAAAAGTATGCGAAGTTGCAATTACGAGAACAGAAAGCCAACTGGGACTACGAATACACCAAGGAAAACTTCATCTACATGGATACAGTTATCTACTTCAATAAGCGTGGACGTGATGACAACAACATTTATAAGTTGTTGTGTGATGCTCTTGAAAAGATTGTCTATGACAATGACTCACGAGTTCTAATCCGCACACAACGTATTCTGTATGACAAAGAGAATCCAAGGGTTGTAGTTCGACTGAAACCAGTTAAATACAGAGGAATCTTTAGAGACCAAGAACAGGTTAATGAGTTTGAGAAGAATTGTAAGACATGTTCGAGATATCGGAAAGGTTCATGTTCAATCTTAAAGCAAGCTAAACAAGGATTTATCCAAGCAGAGTTAGATGAGAAGATTCTGACTTGTCATTCCTACAAGTGTAAAAAATAATGAATTGGAGAGGGAAACAAATGAAAAAATATATGAAGATTGTACGCTATGGAAAAGGTTCTATCAATATGATTAAAGCAGGAGAACACATCACAGTTACAGAGAAATTAGATGGAGCTAATGCTTCGTTCAAGCGTGATGGAAACCAAATTCTCTGCTTCTCACGTAATAAGCAATTAGATGAAAAAGAGACGCTTCGTGGGTTCTACAACTGGGTTCAAGAAAATATTGTAGCAGAAAAATTAGTTGAAGGTGCAATCTATTATGGCGAGTGGTTAGTGCGCCACAAGTTGGACTATGGTGAAAATGCAAACCAATTCTACTTATTTGATATCTATGATGAAGAACTTGAGAGATATTGTTCATTCCCATCAGTTAAAAATGAAGCTGAGCGACTTAACATCAATCTAGTCCCATTACTTTACTCAGGAATGTTCCAGTCTCACGAACACTTAGAGTCGTTTGTAGGGCAGTCGCAATTAGGCGAGGTAGGAGAAGGGGTAGTGGTTAAGAACACTTCTGCTACGAATAAACATGGTGAACAACAATTCTTCAAGATTGTCTCCTCTTCATTTAAAGAAATGAATGGTGCAATTCCTAAGAAACAGAAGGAAGCACCACAGCGACTTGGTTCAGATTTCGTTGAGAAGTTCCTAACAACTGGACGAGTTGAAAAGATGTTACATAAGCTAGTTGATGAAGGATTACTTGAAGAAGACTATGACGTGACAGACATGGGGGTTATCCTTAAAAATATGGGTTCACGTATGTTTGATGACATCATGGAAGAGGAAGCCGATACATTATTCACTGACATTAAGCAGGGTATCGGACGAAAATTACCTTCACTAGTTAAAGAAGTTTTACTAGAAAATAATAAAATGTAATAGCAATTTAGAGGACTTGGAATATTTTTCCCTGTCCTCTTTTTTCATTATTTGTTATACTTGCATTTAGAACAAAAGTATTACAGTGAGAGGTGGGGTGATGTGAGAGAAAATATAGAGAAAATATTTAGACAAGAGGTTCGGGAGAAGAAAAGAATCGGTTCTAATATATTTAGCAGGGTTTCTACTAGGAAGGGTGGAAGTTACTTTCACGTTCCCTATTTATATATGTCCAAGAAAGAGCAGAAAAAATTAAGCGGAGAGGTGCGAGCGTACAATATGTATGAGATTATTTCTATAGAAGAATTTAACAAGAAAAGCAAAGACGAGCAGAAGATGTTATTTGAAGCATGGAGAGAGAAACATACAAATGGTCAAATTATGCAAGGAATGGGTATAAGTAAAGGTGCATTCAGTAAATGGATGGACGAGTTAAACATTGAAAGAAAACCAAGCAATTTATCAAGAGGCATAAGTGAGTCTGAGAAGATTGAAGTATCAGAAGAAGAGCTAGAATCTATGAAGAAAGAATTATGCGATTACGAGACATTTAAAATGTTACCATCACACCAACAGGAAGAATTATTTAATATTTATTATGGAACTCTATATAAAAAAGGAAAACAACTAGCAAATGCATGGGATGTAAATCCAAGTGTTATCTATTCTTTACAGTATAAATTTAATCAAAAGAATAAAAAAGAAGAAGCTAAACAACAAAAACAAGAACAAATAACTATAGACGAGCAACCTAAGGAAGAGATTAAAAAAGAGGAGATTAAAGCTCCTGTGGTACAGCCTGTAGTAGAGCAAATTGCTCAAGAAGAGGTAGCTGTAACACTTCAAGAAGAGGTGGCAGAAGAAGCAGAAGAAGTAGTTGCTGTAGCACCTGCACTAGAAGTTGTAAAAGCAAAAGAACCAAAGAAAGACTCTAATACAGTTGATGTAGAGCTTAACGGTCAAGTATTTAATTTCGAACTAAAAGGTGAGTTTAACACTAAAAAATTCCTTAAACGTATGAAGTTCATGCTAAAAATGTTAGAGGATGAACAAGGGTCATTTGATATAGAAATTAAGGTTAAACAGAAAAACTAGGCATTATTCCAATGTTGTTTCTTCTTGTTAGTATTGATGATATAATCAAGAGGTAACTTAATATTGCAGGGTGGGAGGTTGCATTTCCCTTTCTCTATTTTTGAGAGAAGGGAGGTGAAACCTTATGGATATTCTATTGCTTATACTAATTGAGATGCTAAAGACGATTGTCAGAGAAACAGTAGTCTTCGGTTTCAAGAAATTAAGTAAGAAACGCAATAAGAAAACCACCCGCTCCCTCAAGCGTGGTGGTTCACGAAAAAAACGAAACAAATAGATTTGTGCAACCAACCACCTTGCGGTGAAGGGTTACAATCGCAGAGGTGTTGACAGCACCTCTGTTTTAGTATATGGATTTCTATCTATAGTATAACACAACGTAAAAATTTTTAAAACAAATAGAAAAAGAACCACCCTAAACGAGTGGTCTAAGTGAAAGTAAAAGAAAACGCAAAAATATTGCAGACTACCACAGCATAGTAGCCACATTAATAAAGCGTAATATCTTAATTATATTATAAAGGTAATTGTTATAAAAAGCAAGAGAGCAACCACACATGTTGCCCTATATAAAATAGTTACACATACACACACATGGTTAAAGGAGAAGTGGTAGTTCATCTTTAACCGAACACATGTTTTATTATATACGAACAATAGTTCTGTTGCAAGGTATTTTTTTCTAATTATCATATTAGTTTATCCTTCTTTTTAGATAAATGGTAGTTCTGATATTCGCAAAATTATATGATATAATTTTCTTAATTAATCAAATAATTTGAAAAGAAGGGATGGTATGGTACAAATAAAGGTAACACCCGAAAAACTTGAGCAGGTCGCACAACAAGTTAGAAATGCAAGACATGATATAGAGTCGATACATAAACAGTTATATAATCAAATGGAAGATTTGTGTAGTAGATGGTCAGGTGCAACAGCTCAAAGTTTTTATTACATGTTTAATGATGCTAAACCGAAAGTGTTTGTTATTATTAGTGAGATGGATAAGATAGCAGACGAATTAATTCATTCTGCTGTAAAGTTCCGTGAAGCAGATAAACTGGCGGTTGAACTTCCTATTGATGAAGGTGCAATGTGTGGCAAACCCAAATCTGATTTAGAGAAAGCTTGGGATGGTCTTTATGTTGGTTCAGGAAAAGGTGTTGGAGACGCTTGGGAAGGATTTAAAGCGTTAGGTGACGGTGAAACATGGTCAAACATGTGGGATGCTGTTGTCAATTATGATGAGACTCTTCCTGCTATGTGGAACGCTTTCTCAGATTCTTTTATGAATGACGTTTGGCATGGTGATGTCGAAAGCGGATTCCGCTGGGGTTCTTATTTAGTAACGTCAGTTGGATTGGGACTTCTCGGAGGAAAAGGATTGGATAAAGCTTCTACACTTGCTAGAGGCGCTAGATTCTCTAAAATAACTCAAATTACCCCACCACGTTTACAACCTGCTTTTGCAGGTGTTGGGCTAACTGGTGAGGCATTACTTAGTACATTACCATCATCGGGACACTGGGGAAATTATTTGAGTAGCTATCTTATGTTTGCTAGACCGCATTGGCGAGAATCTGAAAAACATGCAGAAGGAATGTACCCCGAACCAAAGTACAGTGACCAAGTATCATTTAAAAATAGAGAAGAAGTCCCTTACGGAACAAAAGGAAGCACAAGACCTGACCGATATAGTCACGAAGCAGGTCACAGCATAGAAGTTAAAAACTACAATGTTATGACATCTAGTGGTAGACGTTCATTAATAAACATTGTAGTAAAACAGTTTGAAGATAGATTAAAACATCTACCCGAAGGTTCGCATCAAACTGTCGTGATAGATGTGAGAGGGCAAGATGTAACAAGAGAAATATTGAAGCAGATAAGAGAAGAGATAAACCAAAGAACATTTGGACAGGCAGAAATTATCATTAAAAAAGATATAAAATAAGTAGGTGATTGAATATGGCAACGGGATTTATGGTCGATTTTTATTGGTATGAACTAGGTACATCTGACTTTGTACATTCATTTTTCTCAACTATTAGTTATCATTTAGAAAAAGAGGGTTGGGGAGAAAAATACCCTTGTTTAATGAAAGAATTATATAGTGGAAAACTGAAGACCGAAAATCTTTCAAAAGCAATTAAAGAAACAAATGAGATACGTGAGAAATTAAAGATATTCTTACCATCAGAAGTAGTATGGGATATTGAGGATTTATCCAAACAGCCACCTTGGGGTGACAACATTTCATCAGAAATAACAGACCTGTCTAACTATTTTGTAACAAGTGATGGGAAAGATATGTTTGAAGTATTGCTCTACGCTCTCAATGAAGCGCTAGAGGAAGGTGTCGATTTAGAAATAAAAAATGTATAATCAAATAAAAAGACATGGATTATTCCGTGTCTTTTTTCGTGTTTCTTCCTATTATATATCTCATACCCTCTTCAATTAAATCATTAGTTTTAACTCCTAATCTTTCAGCTCTCACTTTAACACGAGAATAGAGGTCATCACTGAACGTCGTATTGACTGTTTTGCGGTTATTCGACTTTACTATAACCACATTATGTCTACCTTTAAACTTCTCTAATGTGTGTCTCATACCATCTTCAAGAAGGAAATTATACGAAGTATCCTGCTCGACAGCAATCATTTTAATCTTCTTTAACATATCTATATCAAGCCTAGTGCAACGATTTTTACGGTCTTCATCTCTTATACGTATCTGACTAGTGTAAGCCATTTGTTTACCTCCAACATGCAATTTGGTATAATTTTCATATAGATAACTATATAAAAACCAATCATAGTAGTCAAGGGTGGGATAGTATTTGCAGGTAAATTATGATTTGTTAGATATGGTAATGTTAGACGAAGAGATGTATGAACGTTGGTTTGAAGAGATACAGAAGTTTAATTGTAGCAATGATACAATGAGTAATTATCTTAAACAAAGCGCTTATTATAATTATACCGAATATGAAGAAAATACAACTTTAGTCATATTTGATGATTGGCTATTTGGGTATTTCACATTAAAAATGGGAGAGATGAATTTATCAAATACATGCAAACCTGCATTGGAAATTAAAAGATTAGCAGTACAAAACTCAATGCAGAATAGAAATCTAGGTAGTATGGTCATAGAATATATTGAGGGTATTGCTAGACAAGTTAATGTCAGATTTATAAAACTTGATGGATTGAAAGAATACGAAGGATGGTATCAGAAGCAAGGATTTAAAGTCATTGAATTAAATGATTCAGGAAATTACACACCAACAGTATTAATGTACAAAGACTTGTATGATGAACGCTTGACAGAAGAATATCTTGAGGGACGATAAAAGTGTGAAATATTTCATGCTTTTTTATTTCGTCTCAAAACAAAAGAATACTCCTTATTTTGAGATAGCTAGTTATTTTTGTACAGAAACTAATACAGCATAAGGCACTAACATAGAAGTGTTTGATAATTAAACATTAGCAACTAATGAGCCGTTCACAGAAAATAATAAATAACCAACTAACATATTTAATGTTGCTATAAAAACATTTCAATTTTGTCTCAATAACACGTCATTACTCGTCTTTTTGAAACGATACTCAAAAAAGTCATATAGCTTCCTATAAGATAGGTTATGTAAACAAGAAAAATCTTTGAACGCACGAAGAGCCTAAGATATGGTAGATTTTTTCCACCCTCTTAGGCTCTTCTCAATTATGTATTCTTCTAGTCAATTTTCAAGTTAACTCGTGCAACAGTACTGTTCAGATATCTACTGATATTTTACCATAGATTACAATTGACATCAATATAAAATTAGAACACAATGTGTACGTTTCCGTCTTCGAATATTTCTACACGCTGATAGCAGTCGAGGTAATCAGATGTCGGTTCGACAAGTCGAGAACCATCCATGAGAGCTGACACTTTGCTTTCCAAAAATCTCAAGTATAAATCTGAATCATAGACTACATCGTAGAATTTGCAAAATTGTCCATCTATGACTACTGAACCTGCAAATCTAAATTGAGAGAATCTTTCTTCAAAATAATCATATGCTTCATCATGACTATTAAATGCAGGTAAATTAGTTTCGAACTCTCTTGTAATTATATCCACAATCATCACTCCTCTTTTTCTATTTTAACATATTTATTATGTAATTTTTATAGTATAATGAAGTAGAGTTATTAATATTCGTCATTACCCTATTGGACTCTAGCTATCTAGAGTTCATGTTTTTAATTCAGAATATTATGAATTTTGTTGAAAAACATTGATAAATTAAACTTAATGATTCCAAATTCTGTTATTATATTATTAAAAGATATATAGGACGAGGAGGATACTATGAACGTTTCAGTTAAGGGAAATGAGAGAGTTACACAACTGTTAAATGAGTGGTATGTAGAAATTCGTGCTAGAAGGATTGGACAAGCACATCGACTGAAAGAAGAAATTGATAAACAGATTAATAATATAGAAGAAGACCAAAATCTCTTATTATATTATTCACTTCTAGATTTCCGCTTTCAATATGTTATTGATAATCTAGGTGTCTCTGCAAATAGTTTTGATAAGGTTGAGTCTTTCGAGATTCCTACAAATAATTTCTTAACTTACTATTACCATTTCTTTAAAGCAATCCACGCTTCAAGTATTGGTAATTATACAATTGCAAAAGAACACTTCGACAAAGCGGAAAGCCTTCTTGAATTAGTACCCGATGTGATTGAAAAAGCTGAGTTTTACTATAAGCTAGGTGCTTTCCATTATGATATTTATGAATCACTTAACTCAGTTAAATATGCTACGAAAGCAAAAGAAATTTTTGAGAAGAATGAGAATTATGAACGAAACGTGGGATTCTGTGAAAACCTTTTAGGTATGGCATGTACTAATCTAAGAGAATGGATATTAGCAGAAGAACATCTTGTGAAAGCTATGGATATTTTTCAAAAGCTTAATGAGGAAAAATTCATCCTTATGGTTCGCCATAATCTAGGTCTTCTTTATGCAGGACAAAACATGTCTGAATTAGCTATCAGATATTTATCGGAAGTATCTGAGAAAAAACCGAACCACTTTAAAGCAATATTCATTGAAGCGAAGGAACATTATAAATTAGGAGAGTACGATACGACAGCAACATTGATTGCAAAAGGACATCAATTATGTACTGAGCTTGGCAATAAAGAATACTGTCATCATTTCGAAATTTTAAACGCTCTTAATGGAAACGTTCTAGCCGAAGAGCTTGAAGGAATTGTTTTAGCAGGAGTTTCATATTTTGAAAAAGAAGAACTATATGAATACATTCAAGAATATGAGGAGCAATTAGCAGTTCGCTTTTATAAAGAAAGCAACGACTCAAAAGCAAGCAAATACTTCTATTCAAGTACTCAAGCAAGAAAAAAATCTCTTGATAAGGGGGCATTAAAATGAAGAAAGTAATATCTAGTTTAATCGGGATTATTACTGTTTTAACATTGACGTTCGGTGTTCAACCACCTACAGAAGTACAGCAAGCTTCCGATGTAGTTCAATACGCACATGGAGACCACGGTGGTTGATAATTTAAATGTGACAGAGACTAGGTGAATTTCATCTAGTCTTTTTTTATTTATCATCTTGCATACCAGTTGACTCCCATCATTACCATCATTTGTGCAAGGATATAGAATTGATTGTATGATATAATAATATGTCAATGTTTTGGTTTAAGGTATATGGGTTTGTGATACTAAAATAGGATGTGTTGTTAAATTGCTCAAAGATACGGTTGGTTTAAATCTAAGACGTATTAGAAAGCTACGTGGATACACGTTAAAAACACTATCTGAGCAGACAGGTCTCTCGTTTGGCTACATATCAAAAATTGAAAACGGTCGCAACCTCCCTAGTCTTGAAGCTATGGAGAAAATCTCAGATGTATTAGAAACTGAGATTTATTTTTTCTTTCTACCGAACAACGAAGAATCTGTAGAAAGATTATATGAATGGAGTTCTTTACTTGAGGATTTTGTGACACGAGGCATCACTCCACATGACGTAAGAGAGGCAATTGAAGCAATAGATAAAGCATACAGCATTCTAATAAAGCAAAAAGCTAATGTAAAATAATACATTAGCTTTTTTGAGCGATTAAATAAATTTATTAGTCTATAAGTCTATAAATGTCTATAAGTCTATACGTGTCTATAAAGGGTTATAAGGTCTTGCAAATCTTCGGTTCTATAAGGTTAGGGTTAAATTGTCTATAGGTCTATAAATTTAATTATGAAAGATATGTAACAATATAATTATATGTTTCGAAGTCTATAAGTTTCTATATTTTGAGATGCATAAATTGTCAATATAAGGTTATATATATGCATACTCAATCGCTCAATAATACTATATTGTTATATTAGAATTTTCCTAGCAAGAAAACTTCTATACTTATATTACTATTTTTTTAGCACTTATGCAACTAAAAATGGTAAATTTTTATATAAAAAAATAAGGTATTAACGTAAAATGCTGTCAATACCTTAAAATTTTAACTTTTCAGTTATGTTTATTTATTCCAAGCTTCACCAAATTCTGCCTTTAATTGTTTAACTGTGGAATTGATTACATGGTCTACCTGTTCTTCCTTAATTTTGATTCCGTGATGATTAGCCATTTCTACTAATTGCTTCTTCGCAATGGTTAGTTTTTGCTCTCCTCCTAAAGCCCCATAGCTTTGCTGTACTGATTTAACAACAATATTAACTAGTAATTCTTGTTGTTTCAGTTGAGCAAGGATTCCTTTCTTCTTGAGTAATCGGATTCCATAGCCTCCGACTGTAACTAGGATGAATCCTACAGCGTACATTAATAGTTGTTCTAAAGAAAACATATATAATTCCTCCAATTTCTTAACCTATATAAATAGGACATTATGAGATAAAATAGTAATTTTATTTCAAGACCATTCGTAAATCTAAAATCGGTTTCCAGTCACCACCGTGACTTCCTTTTACTCTAACTCTTACATATTTAGATAGGATATCTAGATATTTTCCGTTAGCTTTGACAGAAGCGTCATCAGGCGCACCACCCATAGGATATGTAATACCATGAATATTAACGCCATCATGAGACCACTCAAGGTAAGCATCTAATCTAGTATTGAATTGTTGGATTTCATGAGGTAGTAACTCTCCACCTGCCATACCTTTTCCGCTAAGCATTGATGTCAATGCTAATTGATTATAGTTATCTACATCAATGAAATCAGTTACATGACCAGTGTCCATCTCAGGGTTTTCGGCTGACGGTAATTCTAACTTTCCTCCAAATAGACTAACGACCTTACGCTTAGATGGCGCAACATTCACATCAAGTGTCTTATTCTTAATTGTTGTTTCAGTAGTAGGATTCAATACCTTAACATCCACAGATTTGTTAGTAATATTTGCATCTAGTGCTTTAGTTGGATTCAACACATTTACATCCATTGTTTTATTAGTGATGTTTGCATTCACTGTCTCTGTCGGGTTTAGTACTTTGACATCTAGAGATGTATTAGTCACTTTAGATTCGACTGTTCTAACAGGATTTAATACATTCACATTCAATGAATCATTAGTAACCTTTGTTTCTAGTGATTTATCTGCTAGCTGAACTACTAATTTATCATTTTTAATAGTTACTTCACCTGTTGAAGCAGTACCACCACCTCCACCAACACTTCCACCTTTAACTACTACTGGAATTGCTCCACCTTCTGTTAGAGGTTTGTAAACATTTTTCTTCTCATCGTAAGTAAACAACTCAATTTTTTGAGCAGGCATACTTGTTTCTCTAGTCATAAAATCACTCCATTTTTAATTTGTTAATTAGAAATAAGCCGACTCAATTAAGAGTCAGCTTGTATGTATTTCTATTGATTATTTCTTATCGAACTTCTACGAATGATGGGCTTGCAGTGATGTAGAAGTATTTACACTTGTACATCTTAGAACCGTTAACCATTAGCTCATCCACGATAGTGAACGCTTCGCCTTTTTTAACAGTCTTCTCTTTATCATTCCAGTCAGCAGAGCTGTAAACCCATAGCTCATCAACTTTAACTACAACTAACTTACCTGCATTACCAGTATTTCTACGAGCAAAAGTGATGTATGAAGGGTCTCCATATACCCATTGGTCTCCGCCAAGATTTAACCATCCATCTTTCTCAGCCCAAACAACATAGCTTTCGCCATTGTTCAACTTACGAAGAACCGTGCTGTTTGTGCTTGGAGCATTACGAAGATTAATGTTAGCCCCTTCGATATATGCGATACCAAGACCTTGAGTACCTGCATCTTTACCATTTCCACCACTTGGAGGGGCAATAGTGTTGCCACCATTAGTAGCTCCTTCTACCATTCTCTTAAATCCATCGAATCCACCTTTGCGGTCTAGGATTGGACGTGGGCAATATTTACCGCTCCAACGTTGATGTGGAACAACATTTCCTAAGCCAATTCCAGTGTATCCCATTAGGAATTTAACTAATTTAGCAACGTTTGCTAATGCTTGTTCAAAGTTACCGTCAGAGTTTTCACAAGTCTCGATACCGATAGATTGACGGTTTCCTGTTCCACTTGCTCCATCACCTGCGTGCCAACCATTTTCGTTTAACGGTAAATGTTGAACAATGCGCTTGTCATCTACTGTGAAGTGCCAAGATACACCTGCTGAACCTCCACCATTATTAACGAAGTTTGAATGCGCTCTTGCATCTGCGCCTTTGCTCTTATTCTCAGTTGTGTGAACTGTGATAAACTTAGGACTCATAGAATATGCAGGACGGTTACTATTTCCTTTCGGGATGATTCTTGCCTCGAATGGTACTCCATTAATACTGCTTACATTTAATACTGTCATAAAAACATCTCTCCTAATAATTTAATTTGTTTTCCAAAAACCAAAGTTACGGACGACTAGTTAAGCACTACATATAAATCACTCCTTTCAAGTTTCATTATTTTTTACACTTATAATCTTTTTTTAGAAAGCTCGTCTCCTTTTTGTTCCTGAGCTTCCTTATAGTGTTCTAGGTACTGAATGATGAACTGTGGCACGGGTACACCTAAAAGCATTAAATTTTCTGTGATGGAGATGCCCTCCACAGCTACGTAGAAACCTACAACAATTGTTCTAAAGATTGGCATGTCATTTCCCAACATTTTGTCCATCATATTTGCGATGATAATTACAACTAAGATTCCTGCTTTACGGAAAAGACCATACATCATTACACGGCTTCTTACACCACTTGTGGAAGCACCTTTTGCAATCCCTGTTAATATATCTAGAGCCATAAAAGTAAATAGCACTCCTAGAGATACATGCCAACTTCCAAACAGGTAATTTACAAGTGCAGTAAATGATGTAACCCATGCATAGTAAATAGATTGGTTGTTTAAAGCTACATTCACGGTTATCCTCCTTTCTGTTTTCTTTTTATGTGAAATGAAAGGAAGGGAACGCTTGCCCTTCTCAATCATTTTTCATCTCTCCTAATAATTTCATTATTTTTTCCATTTGTTCTTTAAGTTGAAGATTCTCTTCTTTAATAGAATGAACCTCTTCTTCTAAGGATTTAACCTTCTTATTAAGCTCTTGTGTACCTTTCCATAGCATAGCTTCAACCGCATATGAAGAAATACTTCGGTCATCTCTGACAATCTCATCAGGTGACTCCTCTACCACTAGACCAAGTTGATTTGCGCCAGTTGTTAAAATATTGTTGTTATATACATCTAAATGTTGTAATTTCTTTGGTGGTTGACATGTGTGTCTACCAAAATCAATCATGTCGTATGTATAAACAGGCGTGTCACAAATCTTATCTAATGCACTCTTCTCATATTCTTTGATGTTGGTTTTCCACTTACTTAAAGATGGACGAAGATAATCATTCGCTAAAACGTTCTTGAATCCATTGTCTGTTGAACGTTTGAACTCCATAACGTTACCACCAGTGTAGTCTTTTATCATTGACTCGCCTACAATCATTGCAGGATAATCAAATCGTTTAAATCCACCAAGATACTTGTATCTAGCAGAGAACATATGCTCATTGCCTTTGGATTCGTATGTCAAGTCATCACCTAAGTGACCAATTGTACCTGCTGTACCAACTGCTACTTCTTCAAATGGTAGTTGTCCATTTTTTAAATGAACAAGTGAATCATCAGGATTATAGATACTTGCCACAGTACCTTCTACAAGTTGTGCGCCATCAAATGCTACCCATCCTACACCAAATATATCTAAGTTTAGTTTGAATCCATAAGGTAGGTTATTAGGTGCTGTAAAAGTGTACGAGCTTCGATTGATTGAACCATCTAGTTTAGTTTGTGCGAATTGGTGTCCTGACATCTGTGTAATCGCATTGCCGTTTTTATCAACAAATTGAATACGAATATTAGGATATCCCTGCACCAGTTTTCCGCCATCAGATGCACATCTAGCAAATGCACTAAATGTGTAAGTTCTACCTTGAGCAATGGTAGGTGATTCTAATACTCCACGAACCCAGTGAGAGGAATTTACTTTAATTGCTTTACTACCGAATAGATGTGGTCTATTTGTATAATCACCAGTATCAATCTCAAGTCTTGGTGCGCCCAACTGCTTCCAAAATGGAGAGTGAGCAATGGTAAATGTACTATCTGCATCGGGTACAGTTCCATTTGGAGTCATGAACTCAAAACTATGGTCGGGAATAAGATTTGAACGTGGAATAATAGAATAAGTCGAGTCTGTATAAGCATCTTTCAGCAGAAAATCAGCATCAGATACGGTTACTCCTCGTGAATCTAATTTAACTTTGTTGTTTTCAATGGAAATCCTATCTGCATCAATCTTACCTGCTTTAAGAGACCTCACATCAAGTGTCTCAGCTTCAACGTGTCCACCGTGGACTTTGACTTGCTTAGCACAATATAGCTCCCACTCATAGATATGGTTGCCGTTATTAAACACGTTACCATTCGCATACAATCGTAGGTATCTAGCAGAGATTGCAGGAGTAAAGTTATCAATCGTAGGGTTGTACTCTTTGTTTCCACTTTCTTCCTCAGAAATAGATGTAGCCCATCCTTTATTTCCACTCTTACCTACAGCATAATTCCAATTCGTTTTATCAGTAGAATACTTAATTTTGTACCAATAGAATCGTTTACCACCAGTGTAGAAGAATGCTCTAGATTCAGAGATTCGATATGTCTTACCTAAATCAATCTCAATATAGCTACCTTCTGCACCATTGTTACTCTGATTCCCACTACCAAATTGAGAGAATACGTTGTAATCAACTTTGTTCTTACCATTTGTAGGTGTTGTTCCTGAGTTTGCAGGGACAGGAGTGAATCCACTAACAGGCTTACCTCTTGCAATGTTTCCTTCTTGAACCTCGCCTTCACCAACCGTAAGTTTGTCTGTTGTAATAGACTCAACAGCTAAATGCTTACCTTTGATTGTGCCATCAACAATTAATGTTCCCTCTGACATTCTCTTACAGAATAAAGAATCAAACATCGTGTAGTTATTAGCATTCTTTTCTCCGCCAACAGAAACACCAATTCGCATCGCAACGACACCTTTTGGAATAGTCACTGTCCAAGCGATTTGCTTCCAAGTTGTATTCAATGTATCAGAGCCGATAAGGTGATTAACTACTTTACCTGCTTTATCTAATATTTGAACAATGAATGTTCTTGTCGTATCAGAACCACTCAGAAGTCTTGCTTGACCTTCAAGGTAATATTGCTCACCTTCGATAACTTTCATAGGCTTGCTATCGTAAATATCATTAAACTGACCATTCCACTTGATTCTCAAGTAATGATTTCCTTGATGAGCATTAGTAGGGTCATTGATAATTTCAAAGGTATTACCTGTGAATCCTAAGTTTCCGTACTCCATCGTTCCGTTACTAAACAGGTTATCCCAGTTACCAATCGCAACTTTATTCGAAATGATAGATTCGTTTTTCAACTTTCCTCCATCAATTTCCGTCGTACCTGTAGCAGTCCATTGGTCAACACGCTCATAAGCTGTATCCCATGATTTGCGGTCTTTAACGAGTTGAAGATTCGCATTCTTGATTTGTTCTTTCGCTTCATTCGCTGATTTATTTGCTTCATCAGCTTTCTTCTTAGCCTCATCAGCAGAACCTTGAATCTTAGTGGAAACCGCTTTTAAGAGTTTGACTTTCGTATCATAATAGTCTTTGAATTTATTTCTAAACTCATCACCATTGATAACCGATGCAGGTACAACAGGGAAAAGGATTGGTTTTAAGTAAGCGTCTAATGCATTGTAAGCGTTTATGAAAGCTGTTTTTTCAGCGCCAATACCATACTGATTTGCCTGAGCTTCTAAGGTTGGTTTCTCAGCCGAAATTTCCTGTAATTCCTTCCTTATGCCTAGTTTCTCATAAGGTGTAATTACATTGTCATCAGCCATTTCATTTAATTCTTTCAAAGCATTACTTGCTTTGTTTTGAGCTTCATTAGCTTTACCTTGTGCGTTATCAGCTAACTCTTTAGCTTTATTACTAATAGTCTTTTGTAAATAAGCCTTCTTATCGTAAACAGTCTTGAACTGACCACGTAAAGTGTCTCCTACAATATCAGATGTATTAGCCATGTCCTTTAAAATTGGAGCTAAATAATTTGCTAAAGCATTTAGAGCTTCTTCATATCTAGTCTTCTCTGTCGTGATTTTGTAGTAATCTGCATTTGCTACAATGTTTGCTCTTTCGGCTTGCAGAACTTCTAACTCTCTCTTGATAGTTTGTTTCTCTGTGGCTGTTAACTTATCATCACGAATCATTTCCATCAGTTTGTCAGTTGCTTTTTCAGCATCACCCGAAGCTTTGTTCCACTTGTTTGCATCTTTGATGAATTTCTCATCTAACTGACCACTTGCTCTTGTTAGATTGAAAGTACCATCAGCATTGAATGTCTTTTTAAGATTTCCATCAAAGGAATCAAATGTAACTTTACCTTTAAGATTAATCTTCTCAGACAACATCTCAATTGCTCGTGCAGTTTGAATGATTTGTGAAGTGATTGCTTCACCATTAATCTGATTCGTTTCAGTAACTACTAAACTGATTTTGCCTGCAACTTGTTCAATCATAGAGTTCAATTCTGTCGCTAATTCGTCAACATGAGGTGTCCAAGAAGTGATAACTCTACCAAGCTGTAACATTGGACGTGCGAACCACATCGTACCATTCTTTCTCACACTCAATGTAATTCTTATTCTAGTTGCCTTTGCAGGAACAGTTCCCATTACAGAAATTCGTTTCCATTTCTTATTATCAATAGCTTGATAATCTTGTTGTGTCTCAGATAGATATGTATCACCTTCGTAGTATTGAATAGCGATTTTCCCACCTGCATCAAGGTCATATTTCTCTACATACTGATAGACACTTGCAGTATATTGTTGACCTTCTTTACAATCAATCCACTCAGAATTAGCAGTCGTAAATGAATTGGTTGTTTGATTTTTAGCAGAAACTTTGATTGAATTTGAACCTTCAAACTTAATGTTTCGGTCTACATCGACACTGCGATTTGCATCCTTAGTAGTTGTCCATTTACCTAATCCATTGTCGAACTCAGTATCATGCAACATGTTATTTGATGATAAAAACTTCACATCATCTTTGCTATAAACATCATTAGCATCAGCTTTATTCTTGAATTGAGTAGATTTTGTAACAGTACTTACGATTGCATCGTCAGTGATTTTTTGCTGTGCTTCTCTTAATTGTTGAGCTAAACTATCAGCATTTTCAACCATATCTTTGAACGCTTTACTATTTGTTACCTTCGCAACAATCCTGTCTTCTCCAACTTCAAATGATACCTCTGTGATGTTCTCTTGAAGCTTATCTAATAATTTATTTCTAAGTTGGTCTTCGGCAGTGTAGTAAGCTCTGAACTTATCATTAAATGTCTTTCTGACAATATTAGTAGCTACACTCATATTGCTAGCATCCAACAGTGGCTTATCTCCATGCTTCTCAACGAATAGGTAGCGGTTTAACTCAGTATATTTCTGTTCTAGAACCTTTAACTCTATTGGTCTTTTTGAAGCTTCAACCCACATCTTTACAGCCTGTCCGTTTAAGTTTTTGTAATTTTCAGCTATTTTATCCCATTCTTCTTTTGTTCTACTCTTTTCGTATGAAGATAGCACACTATCATTTGTGAACTCTTCGAAGAAATTATTTGAACTTGTCCATTTTTCAACTAAGTTTACCGTCTTATCACCAGTGCGAACCTTAAATGCCTTAGCATCAATTTCTACACCGTTCTTATCAAACTTAAATGTTCCTGCTTCATTGACCATGTCTAAGTTTTCACCTGCAATGATTTGACCAATGATTCTTTCAGCGACAATACCCGTTGGCTTGATTGCTGTTTTCCAAGTCTCACCATTATCACGACTCAATGCTAGTACACCCGATTGAGCTACCAATACATCGTTTGGATAATCAGGATTACGGATAATGATACCTCGACCACCAATAGTTACAGAGTTATTTACACCTGCATTAATCTGCTGTTTCGTTGCATCCCATTCACTAGACAGTAATGATTGAACATCTTTAGAAACGTCTTTTACTTGATTCCACTTTGACTTATTGCTCTCAACTGTTGCCGATGCATGTGAAGATTGATAAAGCAATTTGATTAATTTATCTTCATCCGTCTCGATATTAGTCACGTTAGCAATCGTCAGTGAAATGGATGCGCTTTCAAAATTGTAGTTAACACCAATAATAGTAGCCAACGTATTAATCCCCATTTGAGGATATGCAATGTGTATCTTGTCACCTAATCGAACCTTGTCCCAGTTATGTTGCTCATCGACAATTTCCAATAGGTTTACGATGTCGATATTAATAACCATTGTTGGCTCACGAAGAGTTTTAAATGCCTCTTTACCTGCTTGATACAGCTCTTCGGGGTCAGTGATTCTATCATCGCTCCATTCCTTCTCGATGATATAAAGATTTCTTTCTTCGATAAGATGAGGCTCGAAATTGTATTCAAGAGATAAAGAATCTCTCATTTCATATAGCTCGTCTTCTACTTCATTCAATCTCTGTCTGTAACTTCTAAGTATAATTTGCTGTGTTCTTAAAGCACTTGCCTTAGCTTTCTTCTCTTGAGTTAACTCTTCAGTTAGCTTTTTATTCTCAGAAGCTTTTGCCATATCTAACTTATCCATCGTTACATTCAATTGACCTTCTGCAAGTGTTACTTGTGTTTCTTGCTCAGCAACTAGTGTTGATTCACTAATTTTTTGGTCAATCAATCGTTTGACTTCAAGTTTATTCTTCTCAATCTTCTCATCTAAATCTAGGATAGCGTGACATAATTCATCACTCATATAGTAGCTACTGCGAATCACATTTTTCTTAGCATCACGCTCGAATGGATACATGAAGAAGCTAAAATCTTCTAAATATCCTACACCAGTAGGGCTTACTGAGTTAATTGATAGTCCATCACTACCATAAACCTTTAATCTTGTAACCATTTCATCCGTCGTTCTTTCACGGCTAATGGTATTTAGATACTTGCCATAGTTAATTGTAAATCCACGATTTTTACCAATTTCTTCGGCTTTATATAATTTAATTTCTCTATTTTCTGTATCCCAAACAAGTACAGCATTCAATGTTTGAGCGATTTGAATCACTGCATCTAAAGCTGTAGTTGAAGAGAAATCATATGCTCTGTACATATTTTCTAGCTCAGCAGACATTTCACTGATATACCAACCTGTTCCTGATAAAACATCAGCAAATACTTGTCGAGGGCTATATGACTCAACGTTGTATTCACGAATAATCTTACCTGCTAATTCGTATCCAAGAGAAATTGCACTGACTGTCATTTTGTCGATATCACTACCATCATCAGTAATGGCTTTAATCATAAACCATTCTTTATGTGCGCCCACTTTGACCTTTGTTAAGAAACGTTCCCTCACTAAAGCTGTGTTTGGATTGTCAATTAACTGGTGATTAAAATCAACTTTATAAGGGATAGTGAACGTAAGCTCGTTTAAATCACCAAGCTTCGTATCTAATGAGATTTCGGATGCTTCCGATAATCGAGATACCACTCGCATATTAGGTTTTGCTAAATGCAGAACTGGTTTCTGTGGTCTTTTGGTTCTATCTATGTCTAAAAACATCGTATTGCTTACTTCCCCTTTCGTATTCTAAGAAAACCCAAAATAGACAGATGCATATGCACCTGCCTTGTTCAGATTCATTATTTATTACACTTGTATCATACCATAAAATCTGACAATTGTCAAACTAGTCTTAACTCATAATTATAACATAAAATACTGATTTTATGCAAGATGTAAGATATAACCCTTAGTATTTTTCGTCAGTTAAATACTCAAATTCGGGCGGTGTAATTTTTTTCAGATTACACACCTTTCTCAATTGCTGAACAGTTGCCCAATTTCTAAGGAATCTATCTTTCCACTTAGGATAATCTTTGCTAGTTGGACTTGGCTCTACTTTAGTAGGCTTTTCCTCAACAACCTCTTCAACCACATCTTTTGCTTCCTCTTTAATTTCATCATTTGTTTTATCTTGTTTTTCTTTGATAATTTCATCAACAACTTCTTTGACAACTTCTTTGATTTCGTCTTTTAAACCTTCTTTGTCTTTATCTTTCATACCTTCAATTACTTTATCAGTTACTTCTTCAACGATTTTTTCTTTTTCAGAATCATCAATAACTTTAACTTCATCAATAGTAGCCTTACCATCTTTTTCGTCTTCTTGCTCTTTTACTTCGGCTACTTCTTCTTTTGGCTTTTCCTCTTTGATTTCACCTGTTGTTTCCTCATTAACTACTTCTTCAACAACATTGCCTTCATTTGGGGATACTTCTTTTTGCACTTCATTTACTGTTGGATTTTCTACAAGACCATCCTCAACATCAGTTACAGTCGCTTTATCCTCTTCTACTTTTGTCTCTTTTAATTCATCGACTGTCTCACTTTCGTCCTCGACTTCTCCTTCGACACCTTCATTTAATACTGGTGTCTCATCTTTGATTGTCGGCTCAGTCACATCCACTTTATTTTCAACTTCAACTTCATTTGCAGTTTCTTTTTGCACTTCTTCTAGTGGTGTTACTGTTTCATCCGTAATAACCTCTTCATTTGCTGTATTCATTTCATCACTTCTCATTAAGAATCTTGGTTTTGCCATTATTCTGTACCTCCTACTAATCCATCTATCTTCTCTTCTAATTCCATTAATTTAATTTCTAAATCAGTTAACTGTTGACCTAATTCGTCTTTCTCTTCTTTAAGCTTTTCGTTCTCCTCAGTTAAACTAATCTCTAAGTCTGTCATTGTCTGACCTAATTCATCGTGCTTTCCACTTTGTTCTACTAGGTCAATTTCAAGGTCTGAAACTTGTTGACCTAGTTGTTCATTCGTCTCACCATGCTCCATCAGTTGAATCTCTAAATCTGAGATTTGCTGACCAACCATTTCCTCTCCTGTTGGCACACGATTTTCTCGCTCTTGTTTCAACCATTCCTTTTCAGTCATAGTATCAGACCATGTTTTTGTCTTCGGATTAAAAATAGCCACTCCATAAACAGTTATAGGTGGCTGAACATCTGTGCAATTTGAAGGGATAACCAAATAGCTATCCCCTGTTTCTTCGTCTACTTCTATAGGAAGTTCAAAATCATGAACAGGTTGCACGTATTCAAACTTTTCATTAAACATGTAAAAAATACTCATTTCATTCCCCTTTCTTTTACTTGTAGTAACCATTGATGATGATGAAACTAGAAGCACTTCTTGAGTTTTGGCAAATTAAGTCTCCACCCCAACTCACATGAACTGCACATGGAACATAATTTGCTCCACCAGTTGTATCATATGTTGCAGTAATAGCAGTCCAATAGCTAGGCTTCATGAAGTCAGGTAATTTACCAATAGCTACACCTGCATTTGTACTTCCTCCTGTAACCAACCCTCTGATATGCTTGAATCCAAATTGGTCAATTCCATAGAATAGAGCATTTCCCTCAGGAAGTGGCTTGAATCCATTTTGATAGTTTGTGAATGCACTCCACTTGATATGACTTCCATCATCAGTAAGAGCAACTTTTTTACCGTCATAACTGAATGTTCCGTCATCTTTTAATTGCAAGTATTTACCTGATTTAGAGTTGTGTAGGTATGCATCACCTGCACCGCAACCAATAATTGCATTCTTACCATTTTGTGTAACATGTAATTGACCATCGTAAACTTCAAACTTACCGTTACTTAAAACACCATTTGGCATGTCTTTTGCGTAGTTCAAGTTAATCTTATCGTTCGCAAAACCTACTAAAGCACGTTTACCGTGAACAAGTAAATCTTGACCTCTTATAGCAAAAGCACCTGCTTCGAACTGACCGCCATTAATTACCTTTAGGTTGTAACCACCTTCAACTTGAACAGCCTTTGTGCCATTATCAATTGCAAGATGTGTTTTCCCTTCTTTTCTATCATAGAAACCAGTTCTATCAGCTCTGCTGAAAATACTTGTATGGTCATGGAAGTAAATATTTGGTTCTCCTCCATTGTTTAGTGAAATATTTTTACCTGCAACAAGATTTCCTTCTACAACTGTATCTACAGCGTTGATATTAACTCTTTGCATTTGTTTGCCATTGTAACCAGTAATACGTAGATTCTTCGCTTCATCAGCAGTTGTACCGCTTTGAATGTAGTTTGAATCTCCTTCATATGGTAGGATGCGGATTTTCCCTGCTCCATTTTGTGCTATGATAGGAGTTGATTTTTCGCCTGCTACATTCACTAGAAGTTGACCAGTCATCGTGTCTCCACTTTTTGCAACTCGGTTGTTCACATCATTTACGGTTGCAATGTCTACTCCGTTCTTAGTTAGTCTAATTGGTTCGAAGTTTAATTGACCAGTATTTGGATTTAATCCAAATACATTTCTCTTATTCTTCCAATCGTATAATCCTAACCCTGTTTTATTGAAATAGAAACCTGCATCAATATCTGTTGATTGTGCAAATACTCTTCTTTCTCCTCCGTTTGTATCAAATTTCAAGTTACCTGTCATTGTATCTCCTGTTTTAGATACTTGCTTAGCGTCACCTGTATTAATAGCAGAGTTTAAAGTATCTTCATCTGCTAATCGTCTCCATGCTGACCATGAAGCTTTTGCCCATGCAGAACGAACGAAAACTTGAGAGTTTTGGTGTGAAGTGTAACGTTGGAATAATGCTTGGTTACTTCCAGTTCGATAAACTTCTAACACACCATATGGATAACAATTTGGTGGCGTACTAGCATGTCTAGTTCCTGTTGCATCTGTAACAAGATATAATCCTGTTTCAGTAATAGCGTGCCAATCTTGTTGTACAGTTATCGTTTGTGAAGAATCTCTCATGACATTCCATCCTTTATGGATTACATCATTTCCATCAACCGTTAGCTTACCTGCGACATTCACTCCATTTGCAAAGTCTTTGCCATAGTTAAGTTCTAATTTATCGCCACCATTTGTAGCAAACCCAACCATTGCACGCTTATCGTGGACTAACAAGTCTTGACCACCGTTAGTTCTCCAAAAACCCCAACCATTCGGTGTGACTGTCTTTTTCCACGGTTGCCATACTTTATTGTACATCTGACGCTCATACGTCTCTACTGTAGTAGTATTAAACCATGTAGCACGTTGATGAACCCATCCATCCCCATGACGCATGATTTCGATGAACCACCAATTACCCGTAGCTGGAAGTGGCGCATCTTTCATTTCAGCACCCATGTAATACCCACCTGCTTGAAGACTATTGAAGCTTTGGTTACTTACTGAAATAGGTCTTCCATCATCTTGCGTTAATTTATGTTTCTGACCAATACCTGCAACAAGTGATGAAACTTCATCTTTCATAGCAATTTCTTTACTATTAACAAGAACCCTTTTACCAACAAGATTTAAATCTCCACCAGTCTCATTGTTGATTGTCATTAGGTCTGAACCTGCTCCTCCGAATCCCATATAAGCTCCACGTTTTGTTGGCTCTTTTGTTCTAGGGAAGAAAGATAGATATCCGTGGTCTGCTGAACCTGCTACAACTTTTGGATTAATCATATGAAGGTCATCAGTAGTATCACTTGTTTTATTTAGCTTTTTGTTTAAATCATCAGAGGTCGCAACAGCTTTACCCATTACTGTTAGACCGTTTGAGTTTAATTTCATCATTTCACTAGTAGTTGTACTGTTTTTAGTCAACCATTTGAAATGTTCATTTCCATTGTCGCCAGTCTCAAAGGCTAAGTAGCTATCAGTATCAGCATCGCTGTCATTTTTAAAGTAAACCTTAGCATAATCTGTATTCATATTCCATGTGATACCATCTAGGGTTTTATTGAAGTTTAAGTTACCAGTCATAGTGTCACCTGTTTTAGATACCTGTTTAGCGATATCATCGGAAGTTGCAACGTCTTTCCCGTTGATTTGCATTTTCATAGCAACTACAGCGTCTTTGTCATCTTTACCTTGGATTTTCCACAATTTATTCTTAGCGTCATAGAATGATTGCATCTTTCCTACGCCATACGTTGTAGTGTTATAACTACCAATCTCAAAGTATCCTTTGTCACTTACAAGACCATTACCTGCTACAATCTGTCCATTTGTAGTTAATGCGCTGTGAACTTGCACACCATTCTTGAAGTCACCTAAGTAGTTTATTACCAGTCTGTCATCAGCCTGAGCTACCATAGCTCTTTTATCTCTAGCTAGCAAGTCTTGACCACCATTTGTACTCCATAATCCCCAGTCTTTATGAATCTTGTCATCTTTCACATGAGCTAAAACATTCTTCATGTCTTCATCGGTAAAATAGCCTACTGGTCTAGAGGTACTACTTAAATTACATTCTGTAGTTCCAAAGAAATAACCTTGCAACAATGCAGAATCGTGATTTTCAACAGGAACAACTTTATTGCCTCTAGGGTCTGTAAAGTCTGTCTCTTGAACTACAGCTCGTTTACCAAATTTCAATAGATTTGTAATGTTGTATGTATACCCACCCACTAGATATACGTGAGTTAAGCCACTCTCAAGATTCGATAAGATTTTCTTAACTAATGGTTTATCTGTTGCATAAGTCTGTCTATGAATAACTTCATGGAAAGGAGCATTGCTTCCCCAACTTGTAGGCATGGTATGCAGAGATAAAGATAAGTTCGGATTCCCTTGATTATCTTGATGAGCATTCCTTTGAATTAATACCTTTGTATAACCATCGAAAGAAACGGGGTATGCTTTCTTCGGGTCTAGCTTTGTTAAATCAATTCTATACTGTGATGTGATTCGCTCATCTGTATATTTATTTGCATTGCCTAAAGTATCATTCCATACTTTCTTTTCCGCATCAGTTACTAATCTATTATTGCCATCTTGAATGATGTTTCCACCTTTAGTTTTAGGGTAATAAACGTCCCACCCTTGAGCTGTCTTACGTTTCATCGTAATATTTTTATCAGCCATTTTTACACCTTCCATTCCTTATTAAAATAGGTGTGAAACAATTGCTTCACACCTCAACCTTCATGAAACCAAAATGTATTCAAATTATCTGTTTTCGGCTCTGTAGCGGAAACGACAATATTGAATCCTTCTTTGGCTAAATATTCTTTTTGAATATCAAGAGCATTTTCACCTTGCTTCTTAGCATAATCACCTTGACCTTTCGCATAATCAGCTTGTGTTTTAGCATTCGCTCCCTGAGCTTTTGCATAGTCACCTTGAGCCTTAGCATAATCGCCTTGTTGCTTAGCGTAAGTCGCTTGGTCATTTGCGTTCTTAGTTGCTGTATTCGCATTATTTGTAGCAGTTACAGTTTCCAGTCTAGTCTTTTCGGTCTCCGCAATTTTGTTCGTAGCTTCAAGTACTTTGGCATTTACTTTCGTATCTACTTCTTTGACTTTCGTATCGAACTCTCCGACCTTTTTGGTTAACGTTGTGTTTACCTCAGTTATTTTTGCATTCGTTTTGTTATCGACTTCTGTGATTTTATTGTTAACCTTTGTATCCATCTCTTTAGATTTATTAGAAAAATTCGTATCAATTTCAGCGTTCTTATCAGCTTTATACTTATCTAATTCAGCCTTTTTATCTGATACATATTTTTCATACTCAGCTTTTTTAGTATTAACAAATGAATCAGATTTGGTAATCACAGCATTAGTTTTCGTGTCTACTTCGCTGATTTTATCAGTCATTTTCTTTTCGCTAGCTACTGTTCTATTTTCAACCTCTGCAATCTTATCTGCGATTTTCTTTTCACTAGCCTTAGTACGATTTTCAATATCAGTGATTTTCGCATTGGCATTGTTCGTAGTTTTAATAGACTCTTGTCTAGCACTCTCTGTTTCTGTGATTTTCTTATTCCCTCTATCTAACATTGCATAAGTCTCATCGACTAATGTTTTCAATGTATCAGTAGGCTTACCACCTTCGTATTCAGTCCAAATACGACTCATAGGAATTAAGAAAACCCCAGTACCCATGAACTTAAATTTCAATCGCTTACCATGAGCAGATTCATGGAAATAAACTACACCATCACGATAATCAACACTATAATCAGTAGGATTCTTGATTTCATTCTTAGTCTTTACTTCATTCCAAAGAACATCTTTTGCATCACTAACCACAACCTTGTTCACTCTATCAGGAACTTCTTTAAGTGGCGCACGTCCATTTTGAACTACTATCATCTCTGTAATATCTAAATACGGGTCACTTGAATCACCTTTACGCTTAATATAATGCAATGGTGAGCCTTCGGGGATATTACCCTCATGAGCAAATTTCGGCATACTCTCACCTTCCTTTCATTAGAATCTGAATTTATTTTGATACCTAAATCGAACCTTACAATTACCTTCGATTTCAAAATGATTGTCTCCATATAAGAGTGCAGGGACATCGCCAATCATGCTGTCATATCTATACACACCCATACGGCTTGTTTCTATCAATTCTTTTTCACAGTTCACATAAATATCTTCTTTATCTTTGAGATTAATTAATTCAAAGATACGTCCGTGGTCACTGTGATTTATAAAAGTAACTTTTCCATCTCCGATTTTAGTAAGTGAAATTTCGGGCATTGTTGTTACGTCTCCTGTGTTACGAAGGACTACTCTAGTCTTCCCTTTGCTTTCACTTAAATCATAGACATCAGTCATGTATATCGGACTATATAAGTATGGTGAATTGCATCGCATTTTCAGCGTGACATAACCTTCTTTGAGTCCGTTGTGAGTGATGCTTGAGTCATTCACAGGCATACAGTAATAGATTTTATCAAACTCCTCTGAGAAATAGAGAGGTTGATAATAGTCTTGATATAGCCATTGGATAACTTCTCGTATCTTCTTCTCATCGTAAGTTTCCTCAAAAGCAAATGTTAATTCGAACTCAAGTGGCTCTTCATCTACTCTGAATAGATAAGGATTTGGATTTCCTTTTACTTTCTGCTCTACAATACTTCTGTTGGCTACGAATTGTTCCTGATACATCCCATCCGACATATTAACATTTACAATCCCAAACTCAGAAGACCATTGTCCTGCATAATTGAAATATAGACTTTCCTTTTTAGTTGCCATCTTTTCACCTCTGATTCATTATTTATTTCATTTGTAAAAAAGAGAAAAACAAAGAAGATAGGTCTCCCTATCTTCCAAGTTTCTTCAATCCTCCAACTACTGTTTTCAACACTGTTTCTCCGCCTTTTTTATCTCCTGTCAACTTATCTACATACAAGTTAATCTCATATGAGCTACTAGCTCCTGCCATAGCAGGTTTAGCACCGTTGAAGCTTGATAATAATTGAGGAACTTGAGGCATGAATTGCTTAACCTCTTTCATGATTTCAGCAGTACGTAAGATATCACCAGTTTGCTCTCTGTTAAGAACTAACTCCTTCTTATGAAGCATTGCCATCTTGCCTTCGTTACCCATCCAGTCACCAGTGTAACCACCAGTATCGAATGCTTGGATGTAGTTTTTGTGAGACCATCCTTCTGTCGTTCCTCGTGCGTTAGAGAATCTAACTTTCCACCAATCTCCGCTTTCGCCAAGGATTTGAAGGTTCGCACCCTGTAGGATTCTACGGATGATTTCTCCTTGCATACTTGGATTGTTACGAATATGCAGGTAACTATCGTCAGTAACCTTAACCACTCGACCTCTTGTTGGCATCGGAGGTTTTGGTGGTGGCGGTGGTGGCGGTGGGGGAGGAG